TGTTGCCGGTAGGTGACACGACGAACCAGGAAGGAATCCCAGGTGCTTCAGCCCTGGGAGGATGTCAATATCTCTTTCGGATATAATACGGAAAGTGCCCAGGTACTCCCGATTGATCAAGTTTTAATGCCTTCGGATGAAGACATTGAAATGTACTTGGGCAACAAAGGAGGTGATGCCCAGGTACTGGGGCCTGAAACCTGACAGGCATTACATTGTTAAGGCCGTATCTCCCCATAGATCGGCTAAAAATCAATATGTTGTATGTAGCAATTGTAGGCAAACTCTTCCTTACGGGCATAGTCAGGAACATAATAAGACATTCCCGACTGCCCCGTAAGGAGGTCTACATGAAAAGGAGAATATTATGAACGAACTAAACCAAGTTTTATCAAAAAATATAGAGAGAGGAGGTGGTCTTTATGAGAAATCAAATGACACTGGGCGAAACCGCCCAACCAATCATAGAGGAAAAGGTATACCGCCCGATTGCCATTCAAGTACATAGATGCCTTCAGCTATTAGCCTCCGCTTGTGACGGGGCAATACGGGAAGATGGGCAAGGATTTAATCAGCCTGACTCTCAATGGGGAAAGTCAATGGCGATGTCCGATCCCCGGTCATGGGGTCTCTATGAAACACAGCTTGCCTATTTCCGAGTCTATAAGTATAAAACCCAGTTAGAGGACTATGGGGTTGCCTTTGACCGCATTCCGAAACCATACAAATTAAGTCCATTACAGGTTATGCAATTTCCCCGAATCGCGGTACTACGAAAGGCTGTTGTTGTCCTTCAGTGGAACTATAATGATAAAAGTTTTGGACAGATCAAGACGAAAGTTAAACAAATCAGAGAATCCCGATATTTGGGTAACGGGCAGGGCTGGCAAATTCCCGCTTATCTATGGGATTCCCGAATTCTCCCGATAGTTAAGCAATTTGGGTTTACCTTGGACGGAGATCCGGGAACTCTCATAAAGACCCCGCCTCAATCAGTTCGTCCAGTTTATCACGTCAAAGACCGGAAAGTTGTTTTATGCGGGGATAAAATCGGTATTCAGTGGGACAAACAAGATGACCAATTCCCGGAACTTTATCGCTTTATAAAGACCATTCAAGGAAATTTCTGGAATAAGGCACTCTTTCAATGGGAGATTTCTATTGGTCAATTACAGTCAGTCCTCCCGTTTTTACAACGAATTGGCGGGTTTAAGTTTGATCAAGCTGTTCTTGAACTTGCAAAAGATCAGGCAACTTCAGAGAAGGATTCCCATGCAAAGGACGGAGAAAGCTTAGATATTTCGACAATTATCTCTGGTCATGACAAAATTCGGGGATACCAACATGTTGGCATATCGTATGCTGTCCAGCATAAACGATTAATAATTGCCGACAGCATGGGGTTAGGAAAAACGGTAGAATCTATTGTTACGGTTTCATATCTCCGAAAGTTCCCGGTATTGGTCATCTGTCCAAAGAGTGCTAAATTGAAGTGGCAACAAGAAATTAATCTCTGGACGCCCGGTAAGACATCGGTTGTCTTATCAGGACAAACGCCGTATTCTGTACCTCAAGTGGATTATGTTATTATCAATTATGATGTCTTGAGATTTTGGGTAGATGCCCTGAAAAAGGTCAAATTTCAGGCAATTGTTATAGATGAGGCTCATAAACTCAAGAACGCCAAAGCCCTAAGAACTAAGGCGGCTAAGAAACTTGTCAAGAAGCAAGAGGTCATCATTGAAATGACTGGGACTCCAATCGAAAACCGGGTCAATGAATACATAGAACTTTTGAAGATTTTGGGGCGGTTTGACGAATTATTCGGGAACTGGCAGAATTTCGTGAGGGAGTTTTGTGCCGCTAAACTTGACTTTATCCCGATCAAAAAGGCGATCCGGATAAAGCAGCGGGCCATCCTTGACACGGTGCTTCCTGAATTTGAAAAAGGGCAGCGGTCATGGAACACTGACACCGTTGACTGGGTAAAGAAAGGAACGGTTGTTGGACAATTTACAGCATATTACTTGTCTTGTCCGTATAAGGATGAAGAAGGGAAAGCCTTAATCAAAAAAATCCCGGAATCACGCTGGAACGGTGAAAAGCGGGCCCACATGGTTGTTCCTGGGTTCAAAGTTATTTGGGATACGTCAGGCAGTTCAAACATGGGTAAACTCAACCGAATTCTACGGCAACATTGTTATATCCGCCGAAAGAAGGCTGAGGTACTCCCGGAGCTACCACCTAAAATGTTTGTGGATATTCCGGTAGAGCTATCCAATATGGAAGAATATCGCCTTGCAGAGGCAGAAGAGGTTGAATGGTTCGCTATAAATCCAGTTAACAAAGAGAACCGCGCAGAGGCATTGGTTCGATTGAATAAACTCCGTCAATTGGTCGGTTTCGGGAAGATTGAAGCCGCTCAGGACTGGATTGAAAACTTCTTGGAATCTGAAGAAGAAGAGAAGTTGGTCATTTTCGGGTATCACATCAAAGTTCAAGAAGAACTCTATAAAGCCATGAAACGGGGCACGGCAGTTCACTATTTCGGAAAAGACTCTGAAAAGAAACGAGAGGAAGCCCGTCAAAAGTTTCAAACCAACCCGAAATATCGGGTTATGGCAGCCTCAGTTTCAGCGTGTCAAATGGCAATCGAATTACACGCGGCAGCTCAGGCGATCTTTGTGGAATATCTCTATTCTCCAAAGCAAATGGAACAAGCCCAAGATAGGCTACACCGCATCGGGCAGACAAAAACCGTCTTCATTTACAATATGCACGCGGCAGGCACAATAGATGATTGGTTTGCCGACATGTTAGCAGCCAAAGCAGAAATCTTTAAGCAAGCAGCGGACGGAGCCCCGTTAAAAGGATATGATCCGGTGAAGGCGCTTGGTCAATTTCTTGCCAATAAGGTGAAATAACATGGAATACACGACACAAGCAAATTTTGAAACGTATATCCTGCCCGCAAACTGGCAAGAGACGCCGCCTATTTCACCATATACCCGTTGTTTCGCCACCGTTCGGAATATGCACATTATGGTAGGAATAGAACTGCATAACGGGAAACGATGGAGACATTTTTCCGTATCTTATCGAAGCCGGTGCCCGATTTATCCCGAATTACAACAGGTCAGACGTATTTTTGCAGGGCATAATAACGCGGCGGTTCATGTTTTCCCGCCAGACAAGGAAAAGGTAAATGTGCATCCGTATTGTCTACATTTATTTTCTCCGCTTGACGGGAAATTAACAGACTCTTTACCGATTGAATGGCGTAGTCAATCCGGGGATTCTTGCAAAGAATTTGACCAGCAAATACGCTCTTTTTGGAAAAAGAAAAGGCTGAGAATCGCCGTCACTACAAAAGAATTCAAAAGAGTTTCTTGGAGAATTATTTTAGTAGGAAGAAACGATAAATACCCGAAACATGCGGATTTAACTCAAGTCAAACGGGCATTTGTCGGAAAAGAACATGTTGCTTACCAAGTTTTCCCGCCTGATGCGGAAGAAGGCGTGACGTATTCGTTGTTTCTCTATACTCCACAGGAACATCGCCCGCTCCCCGATTTCAGGCGGGAAGACGGAATGATCTAAAAATAGATGCCAAATTTTGTTTCTACGGACTCGGAGAGTCAACCCCTATGAACATAGGAGACATGTCTATAAAATAGCGTGTGGCGTCTCTGAGAACGCCAGAGACATATTTTAAAGCAATGATTAAAACCGATAGACAACAGACAGTAAACGAATTGAAAGAATATGCTGAAACGGTAGGCGAAAACGCCGTTAACTACGTTGAGGCATTAAAGATGTATCTTGACGGGTTTATTGACAGAGGACAAAAAATCAGTAGCCAGGATCAATTAACTGATGCCGACTTATGGGGATATGGTACACAAGCCGATCTTATTACTCAAAAAGCTAAAGACCTTGGTATTTGGGAGTGTCCTGAACTTTGGGCATAGATAATCGTGAATGAGAGACGAATTACAACCGTATTTAGGCGAATATCGGACATTTCTTGGAACGTTTGTTCGGATGGGATTAGCAGAAACTGGGAAAAAGCGGAAACGTCTCAGGAAATTACGGCTGCTTTTTATAAATGTTATTGACGTTGAAACAGGAACGGTTATCGCGGATCATCTCTGGTTACCCCGTTTTCCGTTTGAAAATGAACTTGGCTATATTCCTGCTTATTACCGGATACGGTTTACAGCATTGGTATGTCAATATATGAAAAAGAACAAAAAACGGGACTTTTCAATGAAATATATTCATAATATCTCATTGATACGCCCGTTAGAACATGAAAAGGAGAACCTATCATGATTTGTATTCAAATTGATCCGGATGTCTTGGAATTAGTGTACCTGACAACAGAATCGGGGCAACCGATTGGTTCTTTTGAATTTGACGAAAACTTTGCACCCGAACACCGGGAAACATTGTTATTGATTCTCAAAAATTTTTCCTTTACCGATATTCAAAAACCGACCGGAGACTTGAGTGAGGAACGTATTGACGGGCGTATTACTCATGAAGAGTTCCACAAAGAATTTGAACTAATGGCTAACAAAAACCTGACATTGCCCTTAGCCCTAACGTGGCCTCGGGCATGGATTCTGTTCTCATTGTTACAACTGGCGCTCCGACATCCTTGTAACATTGGACCGTCCGCTGAAATCGGGAGAGAAATAGCCCAAAATTTACAGCGGTTACTTTTATGTGAAGATACACCAATCCTTAAAGAAGTCGCCCGGCGTGGTTGGGAATCCCAGTATGATGTCATAGAAGAAAAGATTGATGAGCCTTAATATGCCCGAATATAGAGTGACAACAGATGAAGGCTTTGTTTGCGGGTATCATGGAAGAATTATGCTTGCCCGTTGTCAACGGAGATCCCTATTATCGGTCTGGCCGGAAGCATGTTTTAGCATTGAACGATTAACGAAATTCGGGTGGATTGTAGTTATTCCACTCTGGTAATCACGTAGAGGTACAATATGGAAGATAAACTCTATTTTGAAGAATATCAAATATTACAAATAATTCCTGCTCAAGGGGTAGTGGCATTATTTGAAATGACTGATGAACCCCCCTCAGAGGAGACTGTCATCTGTTGGGCTTTAATCAGTTGGTACGAAAAAACCGACAAGTTTACATATCAAAAAGTTGTTGGAATGATGGCAGAAAGCAATGACCCTGACGGAGGGTTAACTATAGTTAGCAATCTTGATAATTTTATCGGGTACAAAGTTAACGTTAGAGAAAAAGTGTGAACATTACTTTTGAGCCCCGATCAACGGGAATATGTGCTTGTTGGGATCACCAAAAGCTGTTATGATCTCGACCGTTATACACTGATGCCCATTCCTCTTTTTAGAGAAACGGTTGAAGGCGGGTTTTTTCAGCATACGCCGCCTGAGTCATTAAAAGACACCGAGATTATACGCGGGCAAGCATTGACAGACCTCGCAGGATGGGGAATCTGGTACGGAACATGTCTCCGTGATGGGCACAACGGGGAATCTCTCTTTTTTGCCTGTCCATATTTTGAGCCAAAACCCCCGGAATTCAAGGAAATAGATGATAAAATGGGAACGTTACATGGAATAGATGGTGAAACAGCAAGACAAATCTCAGAAGCGAAACAGGCATACTTTTCAAAGAAAATAGATAATTCTAATAATCTTGAACTCGGGCAACAATGGCATGGAATGTATGGGAAGATTATTTATACGGTCATCGAGTTAACAGCAACCCATGCAAGAGTTAGTATTGACCACCAAAAAGGAAAAGGATTACGGTATAGATGGTTTAGACGAACAGCCCCACAATTTTATGAACTTATTACAAAATCGAATGATTAAATTAAAAATATCTTTAGAATGTTGTGTAATAATTGTGTTTATTCTTTTATTTACAGGATGCGATAATGATTGGTCCTTCCGGTATAAAGATGAAACTGAAAAAACCCAGGAACTGGTCTTTACTCTGAGTAACGGGAGTAAATTTCAACTTGCGGTAAGTAACGACATTGATCCTAAGCTCCTTGTTGCCTTAAATACCCAACTGGGAAATGCGGTAATTAGTGAATTAGAAGTAGTCGAAACAACCGAGGCACAGTTAAAACGAAACGATAGTAAAGCTATTTTTACAACGGCAATCAATTTCGCCTATTTCTTTGTGTTCATGGAAGTATTTGCCCGCATAGTAATTGCCTTGATCCGGAGAAAATCTTATGCAAAAAGTTGACATAGCGGAATATGAAGAGATGCAAAAGACGGGCGAATGGCGGACGGGCTGTTTGTTCCCGGAAAAATGTCTTATGCCCGGCGAACATTTCCCGCATGAGTGTCATACCGTGGAAATGATGAGAGATTGGGTAGAAGAGCAAAAGGCAGAATCCCCGTTATACTGCAAATTACAGGGATTCTGGTGGATGTGTTTAGGCTATTGGTCAAATTATGTGCTTATCCCGATTGAAAAAACTCGAAATTGGTATAAATCATATTGCCCTGATTGTGGGCAATTAACAATCCGGTTTGGTCGCAAAGTCGGGAATCATAGGCAATGCAGTCCTTTTTAATATGATAGGACCGGAGCATAAAGTCTCTAATATCGGGACACATAACCGGCAGGTTACAGATTGTGGATTTTGTCAACATAGAGACCTTGATATTTTCGGATCGGACTGCGTTGGTTTCTCAGAAGCTCCATACGGGACTCATAGGAACAAAGAATTAGCGGTTGTCTATCGTTGCCCGGAATGTCAAGAATTACAATGGTCACATTGCGGGATGCCCGGTTATCGGCTATTTCAACGATGGATACAAACAACAAAAGACATGGATGCCCTATAGAAACGGCATGATGAACTTGCTTTAGGTCAAGGTAAATGGGCAGAGGCATTCCATTACTGGGAGAGAATCTATGTATTGACACACTCCAAAAGCAGACCAGGACGCCCGAAAGAAGCTGAAGTCTTCCGATATTTGAAAAGAACAAAAGTCCGGGCAAAAAAGCGAGGCATCCCGTTTAGAATAGAAATGAGAAGCCACAATATGTTAGTCCGTTCTTTGACTGCCAGAGTAAGGTAATTTCTCACGGAGACATCATTTACAGTCCTCCTCATGGTTTAAAGCCTTCGCCTTCAGGCGAAATCTTCAGTTTGTTGTAATTTCTTCTTGACAATTACACACATACTCTAATATTGTGTAATGTATGCGTAAAACGTTTAAATACAGGCTCTTCCCAACGAACGCTCAAAAAAGGATACTTGAGCAAACTCTTGACGGGTGTTGCTGGCTCTATAACCATTTTCTTGAGCAACGAAAAACCGCCTGGGAAACCGAACAGAAAAGTCTCTCTCGTTTCGGACAACAAAAAACTCTTAGCGTATTGAAAGATGATTATAAATTTCTGAAAGACATACACAGTCAAGTCCTTCAAAATATCGCGGTTCGGATCGATCTGGCATTCCGGGCGTTCTTTCGCAGAGTTAAGGCCGGAGAAGATCCAGGTTATCCCCGCTTTCGTGGAAAGTTTCGCTATGACTCCTTCACCTATCCCCAGGCAGCAGCTTTTCAGATTCATGATAACAAGGTGTTCTTTTCTAAAATCGGCGCAATTAAGGCGAAACTTCACCGCCCGATAGAGGGTACCGTGAAAACCTGTACAATCCGACGAGCATCGACTGGAAAATGGTTTGTGTCGTTTGTCTGTGAGCTTGACGAAATACCCGTTCCACAGCCGGTAGAGCCCGTAACTGGGATTGATATGGGTCTCGAAAACTTTGCGACACATGATACCGGCGAGGTCATTGAAAACCCACGCTTTTTCAGAACCGAAGAAAAAACATTGGGAAAAGCCCAACGGAAATTGATCGCCGCTAAAAAAGGAACGTCCGAGCGAACAAAGCGCCGGAAAGTCGTCGCCCGAATCCATGAACGCATTACGAACAAACGACACAATTTTGTGTATCAAGCCTCCCGGAAGATCATCGACAGCTATAATACGATCTGTGTCGAAGACCTCTCGATTAATGAGATGAAGAAAAACGGCTTTCGGGGGTTGAATAAAAGTATTAGTGATGCTGCATGGCGGAGTTTTCTGAATATCCTTGTTTTCAAGGCAGCATGGGCCGGAAAACAAGTAATTCAGGTCAACCCTGCCTATACCTCGCAAACCTGTTCTCGTTGCGGGGAACGGCATAAACTCACATTGTCTCAACGAATATTTCATTGTCCGTCGTGTGATCTTTCGTTACACCGCGATCAGAATGCGGCGGTAAATATTCTCGCCCTGGGAATGCAGGGCGTAGGACAGGCTTTAGCCTGACTCCTGAGAAGCTACTGGCTTCCAGCCGGTAGAGCATTCACTGAATTTACGGGAGTCTATAGGACATGATAATTGGGATCCCAAAGACTCTGAAGAAGATTTCATTATTGCTCTTGTTAACCTTTTAGCGGGGACATAAGATATGGATGATCCAACAACAGCCTTATTTCGGCAACTGTTAATCGTTTACATAGATAAATATTTGAGATTTATGACTTGGGCACTCGAAGACGCCCGAAAAACAATTGATTCCACAAATGGCGATATTCCTCCTGAGTTCAAAAAAGATGATAAATATCCAGTTCTTGCCCGATTTGAGGAAGTCATAACAGAGATAAAAGAAGATATTTTATTTATCCGATCAGGAGGAAAAGAATCTGCCCCGTCACCGCACACTCAAGAGCGTCCTCCATTAGACCTCCCGTTAGAGGACATCCAAACGACTCTTGAGGAAATCCGTGCCTTTCAGCGGTCGCAAAAAAGTCCGTCAGATTAATTCCTGTTGACATCTCTGGCCTTCTCGTTTATAATAAGGGAAAACTAAAAACCATTATTATAGGGAGAGGGACTATGAAAGTCTATAGATGGGATTCAACGGGAGTTATACTCCTTTCCGGATCAACGTTTACCGCCAAATTAGACAATTTCGATGTTAACGCTTTAATCTCCCAGTTAGAGGGAGAGCAAATTTGCTTTCTCGTTAGTGGGGCAGAGGATGATCCGATCTTCTTGGTTGATTTCTTATTAGCCAACGCCTTATATGGAGGATGGGGCGTTCCTCATGCCGCTATTCGGGCAGAAAGTTTCCTCACAGCCGCTCTCACCGCTGATGTTTCCACCCAAATTACGGTCAGAAATGAAGAATCTAACGGGTATCCCCTGTTAGAAGCGAACCAACTCCTGGCAATCATGGATGATTATCCAACCACGCTCAGGATTCAAGATGCTCCAAATTATGAAGTAGTACGGGTAGACTCCGGTTATACAAGTGGTGTTACCGCTAATATAGCGGGGTTTGGTGCAGGCGGGGCGGTTCTCTACGACCATCCGAAAGGGGCTATTGTCCAGAAAGCAATCTGTTTTCCGTCTTCTATCGGGATTAACGGGGTTATAGGCGCACGGACTCAAGAGGCAAGACCTATTGCCGTCCAGAATCTCTCTGTGGAAAGCCCGTCTGCCTATACAATTGACGCTTCATGGGATACCCATTCAAGCTGGTTAGCTCCCGATCAACGGGGACGGGTGAAATATTATGACATCTATGTCCTCAAGCACGGAGAAGGTATCTCTGAATTTGGTATCCCCGAAGGCGTAGGACAATTGATGTTGCCGTCTATTGAAGATGCTCAACCAGCCCCTGTTGACGGGGTTCAATCAGTTACCGGCATCACGGAATACTATGACCAGACGGCAAAAGACCTCGCAACCATCACGGTAGCGGGGAATTACTATGTTTTCGTGTATCCGAAACAGGAAAGCGGAAAAAAGTATGACAGTCTATTAGGCGCAGTTAGCCGGGCGACCGTTGATGTAATTTCGTAAGGAACGGGGTTGTTAATTTCCTTAGATAAAAAATGCTGCCAGATTTTAATTCTAAGCAGTCGAAACGTCAACCCCTATGAAGGTACTCGGATCAATTTTTGGTGTCTTCTGGCTACCCATACGTTCGCCAGAGAGTGATTTTTATGGCACAGACAAGACAGAATAAAAAGACAGTTTACGTCAGGTCTCATATTAGAAGAGGAAGGAAAATCGGGCCTTTTCTGAGGTCTACTCCCAAAAAACGGGGAACTTCTAAGGCGAAGAGTTAAGCGGAGAGATGTTGTCAACCGCTAAATGGGCTAATTCTATCTGCCAGGACGTTTCAACCGTAGAAGGAGTAGACGATGGGGTCGGAGTTCCCAATAATTTCGGGTGAAACATAATATCCGAAATTTGTTGTGGGACTCCTTCCATCCCGGTAATTAAGGGAGCAAAGTTTCCTGTGTTCAGAAAAGTATCCCATAAAGACTCTGAACAAAGTTCCTCAAAATTGAGTAACGGGATCGGAGATTCCAGAAAATACCTACGTAACCGGTCAATTATCCGCTGTGTCCATGATTTGTAAAGCTTTAACTCGTTTTCATGAATAACAGAGGCAACGGCATAGAAATGACAACGGGTGCCTTGTTCATAGCCCGTTGCCGGGAGCATTTGGAAGTAATAGACCAAATGATGGGGGCTGTCCTGCCGTTCTCCCCGATATGTAGGACTTTCGAGGTCAAAAAACTTCGGAATATCAGGGATTGACGGGCAATCTTCTATAAACTGGGCTAACGATCCATAAACATTAATTTGACTATTAGTTCCATAGTAAGCCATACATGGATTATAACTCATCTAACGAGCCTTGTCAACAGGAAATGGGGTTTGAAGAAGATCAAGAAAACCAGGAAGATCAAGAAGTTTTCGCGGAATTGCTTCACCAGATAGAGGTAGCATCCGAATTTTTTGATGAAAATGATATGAACTGGCCTGATACCGGACTCATTGAACCGCCAGTCAAGCCCGAAACCTTTGTTGAACCGGCTATTCAGAGAGATCCGAAAGGAGTTTTGGGTGATTCAGTAGAGACTGCCGTTTTAACGTTGTTAGAAGACATGTTTCTCCGAGATGAACGCCATAACGGGTATGAGGGCAATCAATTAGGTCTCATCCAAGTTTTTGTTCAACGGCTCCCCCAGGATGAAGAAGCTTTGATCAAAATAAGCACGGTCGGATCTCATATTCATGAACCAACTACCCGGTATTTAACGGGAAAGCTTAAAGATGGGGTATTTACAATATGCTGACAATCCCGACACACAAGATAGATGAAAGTTTTTTCTATTTTTTCCATAAATCCCAAAATTCCCCTATGTGCTTAATTTTGAGAAACACAGAAGAGTCCGGGCAATCGTTTAAAGATCAAATGGGCTGGACTGAACACGAAACTCCAAGTCCTGACTATGTTCCTTGTTTCAAAGGAGAGCAGGTTACTTTGAAAAAACCCGCTAAAAGCGGAGATCGGCAAGAGGCAAGTTTTCTTTTATATCTCCTCGTTCCATCCGGATCAAATGCGATAACAACTGAACGGCTCCGATTTGAGGACAAAAACTATACGATAAAAGAAAAACAGACAACACCTTGCGCTTCAGGAGCCATCTATAAATGCCTTGTTGAGGGATAACATGGAATTTTTTTCAATCGGTTCAATGTTAGGTCTACAATCGGGTTTAACCCAAATATCGGCTCAACAGAGTCCGGGACAAATCTGTCCTGTATTTAACATCTCTGAGGTAGCCGTTTTAGGCGGGACTTTGATCGGAGAATTTGATGTAAATTCTTGGGATCTTCTGCCTGAAGAGATGACTATTTCCTTTGTCGGAATAGATTGGGACTGTTATCGCTCAACCCCCAAAACTCGGGTTGGAACAAACGGAATTGAAAGGACTACCCAGTATGTGCCTAAGATTATGCGGGAGTTGACAAAATCTTATGGGCGTCCGATATATTTCATTTCCTGCTCTAATGCCAAATTTTTAAAAATTCAAGACCAGCTTAACACAGAGTTGGTTGACGTTTATCACAAGGAATCGGATAATTACCCGACAACCGGGTGGGCAATTAAAGACATTATGGAGAAAATAGGAGAGTTGGCGGAGATCAAAATTGAATGTGACCTTCCTCAACTTTATACCGGGAATATTTCCCAACAATATGAGCCAAGAACTTCTCTCTTGCAATTCTTACAATCCCTTATTCCGGGGATTGTCGAAACGATTTGGCTTGCTACAAACGACAAATTGACCATTTCATTTATTGACCCGGCTGGAAGTCCTTCGCAAATTGCTTATCCGACAAATATAGCGGGCTATGAAATCACGGAAGTAGATATTCCGCCTTATGATGCTTATGAAATCACGGGCGGAATGGGGAAACCTGATAAAACCAGATACTACGATATTGAAGTTACCGAGCCTGTAGAGCGTGAGGATTCTCGTGAGAAAACAACATCTTTTGGAGGACAGAGCGCTACGCTTACGATTACCACAACCTATATGCCTGATCAATTTGGAAATCCTTTTTATACCATTTCTGAAGAGGAGATCGTGACAGGGGAAATTTGGCGAGACGCTTATGGGGACTATAGTAACGACATAACGCTCCAGGAAACAGAGACCACCTTTCAGACAGAATTTACCGATCCTTGGGTATACGCAAAAGCACGGATAACCCATAAAACCAGAGCCATCTCAGGATATATAAATTACTACTATCCTGGATATTTAGGGACTGGATATGGGAGACAATTCTTTTTGTTAAATACCCTTGAGATGCTAGATCGTGAAACACTTTTGGCGAGAATTAGCGGAGGAGAAGCCTCTTATACAGACGTTCTCATTTCGGCGTATCAGGCATGGACTGATAACTATGAAATCCGAGATGAATTGTGGGAGTACACTAGTGAGGAAGATGCCGATGAACGTTGGTTTGAAGGAAGTTTGCAAAATAACACTGTGTCCGTCTCCCGAAAAGTGGTGTATTTCACGTATGCTGGGGAAACATCTCCACTATTCGACATTCTTACTCCGATTGATCGGGTTATGGCTTCAATTATAGCTGACATTGGGTCTAAAGGATTATCTCCAACATCAATTGCTATATTTACCACTATGCAGGATTTAGAGGTTCATACGAAAACAATTGAGCCTGACGCAATGGGGACATACACGTTCAGGCGAATTGCGACAACCTTTGATCCAGCAACCGGCGCGACAACTACACAAACTGATGAAGAAACAATTGGATCTGACCAAATCCCTTCAGCCCCGAAAGAACTACGAAGGCAGCGGTTACGTTATAGAGAAGGAGATTTTGGAGAAAAAAAATTAATTTATCCGATGACAGCCGGGATTTCTTCTTGTAATTGGGAAGACCTAGAAATCTGGACGGCATTTGTTCAAAATAAAAATATCGAGTCACGGGTTTCCCGTAACTGGGAGCATGTCCCGTATCCAATTCTACCGGGACAGACATTTAATGGGTGTAAGGTTGTCGGATTCTCTGTTATTGAGTCTGCTTCCGGGGGATATGACATAGGACTAAATACGAAAGGTTTTATTGCCAGTGACGAAAACGGTTTTGGAGGAAGTTAACTATGGGGGCTTTTTCTTATGCTATGATGAGGGCGGAAAATAAAAGAACTCTGACAAGATTTGCAGAACGGGCGGAGAGAATCATTCAACGCGGGTATCCTAAGAAACCGCTAAAAATGGAAACAGGACTTTCGGTTATCTTTATGCCGACTTTAGGGAGCCGGACACAATTTTTTGAAGGGGAATCTACTATAATAACGGACGGAAACGGGGCACAATTTTTATTATGATTCAATTTTATAGAGAAATTCAAGGTGTGGTTTACCCGCTACGACTGCTTGAAGCAGAGGTCTACCAGACGTTGACATATAACAATGTGATTATCCCGGCGCTTCCCCAAATGGACGGGTTTTTTATTATCATCCCCGGATTGACCGTCAAATTTGAAACAAATGGTCAAACGTTTGTTTTCCCGATTTCCGTTGCGGACTTCGTAACAGAGAAACAAGGAACTTTAAAAGTTACTCTGCAAACTACCCTTCCAACGGGCATATACACATATCCATTTTATGCAATGTTGAAGCTTCCCCCGATATATGGCTATAGAGGATTTGGGAAAGGTGGATTCGGAGCGGAATCATTTGAAATAAGTCAAGAAGCATTGCCCAGGATACGGTATTTTATCACGGGATGGGCAAACATGCAAGCAGAAATTTTAGAGACACATTATGTCCGTGGATTGATTACATAACGGGAGGATTTAAAGATGGACAAGCTTTTTTATCCGACACGAAACGATATAGGAATTACCTCTTTCCCGAAAATAGAGAGTTATCTGGACTTAGAGCTTGAGGTTGATGTCATAGATGAGGCGCAATATATCCCGGTAACAGGGGATTATGTGGTTGAACTTGACTATATTCCAAAAGTTACAACCGGGGCTTACAATTTATGGGTTGATCTGGCAACGTTCCTTAGCGTATCGGGATTTACGGCAACGGTAGAAGGAAATCCAAGAACTCCCGTGGTTACACGTCCGCCTGGCGCGGATGAGGTCTTTATCGGGATTTCTCAAAAGCCGATGTCAACCAGACTTATCTTCCCTGTTGGCGACAAAGGCAAAACCGCTCTAATCTCATATAAAGGGCTTTACAGTAATGCCGATTGCCTGATTCATCATAGAGAAATTGCGGCAATTCAAAGAATAGAAGAGTATCCTTGGCTAAAAATGCTTGCCTTACTCTCCTACTCTTTAGGGAGATTTGATGACTCCGTAGAAAACGACAAGAAAATCTGGGTAACAAAATCTGGATTTGCCCTTATCGGGAGAGATGGGAGCATTGGCTATTTTCCAGGTATGGAGCTTAACTTTGGAGCGGGTGGAAATGCCGAAGTGGGGGCTTTTACAACCGCTGATTATTGGAAACGACTTAGGATTTCCCTCGATTATGATGGGAGTTGGATTATTTCAGTCTCAGAAAGTGCGGAAGCAGATCTTCAGACGAATTTAGTTACGCCGTCGCCCATCCCTGGTTGGATTTCTTTAGGTTATATAGATGTCCAAAATACAGGCGTGACTGGAACTCCTGGTGAAATTTTAGCAATTACTCAAGACAACATTTTTTCCGATTTAATACTTTTTAATATTGAACCAACACCATTTAAGACTGAATTTTGGGGAGATTTGAAACCGGCAGAAGGTCAACTCTTCGGCAGCCCGTTTTGTCCAGGATACCCAGGAACAATTGAAAGTTTCGTCTTATCGGCAGAAACTCCTGGAACAGCAGGTGACACCAAACTTGATCTTTTAAAGGTCATTGGTGGCAATCCTCCAACTGAAACCGGCCTTATCACGGACGATGCCGATAAACCGACAATCAGTAATAGCACCGATTCATACGTTAAAGACTTGACGCCTCAAGGAGACTTTTTACCGGGAGAATTGACATTTACGGCTGATCACCTGTTTAAGACCGTCATTTACCAAGCAGCGAACGGATCAAAAAATTTTGCGGGGATTTTATATCTAAGATTGTATAAATTTTAAGGAGCATGATGTTTTTACAAACCTATATTCTATTGTTAGCGCAAACAGCCCCCCCAGAAGTTTCTTTAATGGATAAATGGATTAAAGGTGAAGGTGGAGTTCTAGGGCTGTCGCTTATCTTGAATGTAATTCTTTTTAACGTGGCGTGGTATCTATTACGATTGGTCATCAAAAAAGAAACCGAAAAGAATGTATTGTTAGAACGGTTTGCAAAGGATGTACTTGATAACGTAGTAGAAGTTACGAAGGCAATTACAGAGTTATCCACTATCATTAAAGGACAACAGCGATAATGGACATTTTAAGCATTGCAATTTTAGCCACACTAATTGTTGGAACAATCATTATTATTGGGTATACAGTTAAGGAGTGGCAGAGTACCAAAAACTCGGCGTTTTCAGTTTTAGATCATATCCCGGCAACCAAACATTTTCGAGAACGGATAAACGAACAGCGGGAAGCAACAGCCCTTCTCCGAGCAGGCATACAGGAACTTTTACTTTACAAGTATAAAATTTTAGTTGTGGATGATGAAGAAGACACCCGTCAACTCTATCGGCTAGCATTTCGGAATAAAGCGCCTAATAGTATGTTCTTCTTTGCATTATCGGCAGAGGAGGCACTTTCCATGTTACACCATATTCGGTTTAACGTCTTAATTGTAGATATTCGTTTAAACGAATTAACAGGAATAGATTTAATCAAAGCAATAAAAGAGGAAGGAAATGATGTAAGTATTCTTGTGGTTAGTGCCTATATAGACAAGGCTGTCATTAATTTCTTACAAAACCTTTCCATCCCGTATTTGACGAAACCGATTGATTTTAATGCGTTAATTGGTTATCTGAAGCGATTTTTAGGAGAGTCCTGATGATCTTTCTGTTCTTAAACGTATTTATGGCATTATGCCTCTTTTCAATCTCTTCCCACTATTTTTTGTTGCCTGATGGGAATTTAAAAAAAATGCAAGTGTTTTTCTATGTGTATCTAGGTATATATATTATCGGGAAACTCATACTCCGGTTATACCCGTTTCCTGGTAATCTTTGGTATGTTTTTTCTCCGTTCTCTTTGTGGGAAAGTTTGCTTTCGGTTCCACTTATTATTGTTGCACTGGGTTACCTAAAACTTCTCAATTCACGGTACCGATTGCAAAGAAAAAATAAAGAACGATACACTATCAATCAATCTTTCAATATCATGGGGATGAGGCTTTCACAAAACTTGACCATTCAATGGATTGACAAATTATGTGAAACAATGTTGGAGTACTCAAGCCAAGAACTTCAAGGAATGCCACTAGCAACTATATTCCATGATGATTCCAATAATATCTTATCCCAAATTTCTCAGTATGCAAAAAGCCAGGAAACACATGACTGCCCACAAACGTTCTCAATTAAATTTATAAGAAAAAACGGGTCAACAGGATGGGGTCAACTTGTCATGAGTAAAGAATTTCATGGTGAGGCAGCATTTTCGTTCAAGGCAGGGATTTCTGATATTAGTAATGCTGTTCAGGAAAAATTTTTACTGGAATCTTTTCAACTTGCATTAGATTCGGTTAAAAATATCGGACTTACGATTTCCTCTATTTCTACAAAAAAAATCATCTATACCAATAAATTTGATGCCGAGATGCACGGCTACAAGGTTGAGGAAGTTATTGGAAAGCCTGTATTTATTTATGCCCCCCTTTTTCTGAAAGAGTCCTCTTTCTTTGATTACTCTCAATCTTCTGTAATCATAACGTTAAATACTACAAAATCAGGAACTGTTTTCCCAGTAAGGCTATTTACTACCTATAATATCGCATTAGATAAAAAAATAACCTTTTGCGAACGATTGACACAAATATTCCCCTATGGTAAGATTGACCTACATGACTATAAAATCTGTTTAATGTCATTGGATTTTAACTATACTCTACAATGGGTAAATACGAACGTCTCTCGGATTCTTAATTTAGATAAAACACAATTACGGCTAAAACAAGTATTCCGGCAAGACAGCTATCAAAAGTTGTTGGAAACTCTTCCTAATGAATTTCCTCAAAAGTTCATGCTTACAAAACAAGGCGACCTACAGGAAGAGATCCCGGTTTATCTCGCTACGTTCAAGGGGTTAGACAGATATTTTTTAATAGGAAGTTTTGAAGACGAGAATAATCGCAAAGATTAATGGGATTCCAAGAATTTGTCATCTATTTAACTAGATCGGATTTATTTGGATGCTTTGTGAAGCAATGGAAGGCACGATGTTAATAAGACATCGGGTGTGGCGAAATGAGTAAATCCAAAGTTGATCAAATTATCAAATTTATCGGGGGAGGCATCGGTATTACCGAGGATGGGAACGTCTTAACAAATGTCAAATACAGAGACTGGTTTGTTATGGTAGACCCGAAAGGGCAACAAGCCATTGCTCCGAAACCGCCCGCTCTTTTCCATCCGATTTTCCCTAAACATCAACCTGTGGATCGTGGACTCTTAACCGAACAAAAAATTCATGTATATGTTATTCCTCTTGACTATCGTTATGAATGGGGGCCCAAACTAGGCTACCCGTATTTTAACTCAACAGCTTTTGCTGGATTTGGATATAAATGTACAGGAACTGAGTGGTGTAATACACAATGGTCTCGGTTAGTGTCACAAATTGGGATTCTTGAGACAAAAGATATTGTCGTTCACAATCCTATGGTGTATTCTGATTTTTCACAGAATCCAGATGGTGAGAACGCTTGGACATCTCATTTAGGGTATATTGTTCGCCATCCCGGTCAGACATCAGATCCTGCGCCAGGAATTACAACCTATGATCTTATGCTATGGTGGACAGGATGGGTCGGTCAACATATTAGTTATGTTGGCTATCTATCCATGTTATCTGTCATTGTCTCTTTTTCTGGGAATACCCTTATTGTCAGTTTTTTATGTACGAGTGATACAACTGAATACGAAATGTTTCGATATGAATTTGATGTCAGTCTAATCGGGGGAAGCGGAGAAGTCACCGGTCATGTTGCAACAGGAGCATGGGGATGGTGCCCTATTGAAACTTCAGAAGATTGGCTGGAATTTCCAGGAGAATTCGAGTATCGTAATGACGGGGATTGGTACAGCGGATCTTATAGTCCTAGCGGGTATGTTCGGATTCGTCTCATCTTAAATGAATCAATCCGACTCCTCCATGAGGAGTATTGGTAAGGAGATGAAAGATTATGACACGAAAACAGTTTGTATATAGCCTACTTTTTTTATGTGGTTTAGGGGTTGGAATTTTGTTTATTCACGCTCAACAAGAATTACTTGCCCGGAAACAGCAGGCGCTCTCGCAAGTTATTCAAGATTCGGGGACTCCACGGCGGACAGTGATTATTGCTCCAGGAGGAGAACCGTTAACAGAGATTACGGAGCAAAACGCAACATCCAGTAATGGGGTCATGACCATTACGCCATCAATTTTGGATGAAGAAGTGCTATTTCTTTACAACTCTATGACATCTCTTCCTGTCCGGTTTAAAAACACTAGTGGGATATTAATGTATCAAAATTACGGAGAAGACTGGGCTGAGGTTGGGTCAGGCAGTGGAGGGAGTCTTGAGTATGGGCTTGATGATAACGGGACAGGCACAATGGCGACAACTACCATTTCCGCATCAACGTTAAAACCAGTTTTTTTTAAGACGAATTGGCATTGGTCCGCAGCGATGGTGATTGATACGCTCCAAACTTGTACACTATGGGATTTTATTAATTCCGAATATTCTGCGGTACGTCTCCGTGTTGGGATTGATGCCTCAAATCAACTGTATGTCACGGTCGGAACAGATTTAGGGGGAACACCTGCGACTACGACCTACACCTATACATCTCAATCGCTAGGGGCACAAGAAACCGGCGTCCCGATCCAAATTGATGTTTCCTATGATGGAACGAATGATGAGGTAACTTTTTGTGTTAATGGCACTTGTGGTGCCGTAGTTGCCGCTGTAACGGATTTCGATAATTATACAGGGGTCGGCACAACAGACACGGTTAATTTGGGCAGTTCCGTAGACGGACGGATCATGTTTATGGCATTTGGAGACAATGATGTCTTCCCGGCTAGCTCGTGGAAAGGGATTACAAAAGAAGGGTCATATCCCCACTGTGCTGCACAGTGGAATTTTGATGAAGGTGAAGGGACGGCACTTGGAGATGTTTGTGGGAGTATTGATTTGACGTGTGATGCTGGTGATTGGATCGAAGTGCCCGGAGGCTATTAGTGGTTGGGTTGGTGTTTAAAGATAGTTTATCATTGTCTTGTCTACAGTGGATAATTATATGTGTAAATATGCTTATCTGTTTTTTGGCTATTGAGTATACTTGGACATCAGAACGAATTCTTTTGTGTTATTTATTAAATCTTCTTGTGGGGTTCAAAGGCTCTATGCTCTGCATTGATGTGCGAATAACCTGGAATCAACTTTATCTTCTCCACGGATTATCCGTTCATCAATTTCTTGAGACACTTCCATTTTGCAACTACGTTAAGCTGCAACCGCCGCTATTTACGTGGCTGGTTGCGCAAACTCCTTCTTATTTCTTACAGCAAATTTATGCCCTTTTTTGGACCGGCGTATGTTTAAAATTATGTATCGTGTTATATGGGCGTACACAAATGTTGTTAATCGCAGCCACCCCACTTATGCAAATAATGTCATTACAGCCAATGAATGACTTGTATGCGTTTGGTCTGGTACTTATTGCACTACGTTTTATCCAAATGCATCATAGATGGTTTGCAGGAGTCACAATACTTTTGGCGTGTTTCCTGAAATATTCAACGATTATTGTAGTGCCATTCTTAATTCCGATGCTGTGGCCTTCTTTTTCAATCACGCTACCGATTATAGGTGGAGGGATCTATGGATGGTGGGCGTCAAAATGGTACTGGGGCCATCTTCACGCCCGCTTTCTGCTACATCAATTTTCAGGTGGGCTTTATTCGATGTACCGACGACCAAGCAATACACTCCCAAGAAAAAATGTGCTCAAAAAACTCATGCTAAAGCTCTTCCATTCATTGAAATGGAGATGGGTACATTTATCATGCGCCTCTTTAAAGGCAATTCCGTTCTATCTTTTCCCGTTATGGTGTATTTCATGGCACCCTTATGCGTATTTTATATTGGCAGGGATCCTTGTTGGTTATGGGAATATCAAATATCTTTTGTTGGTAATCCCTTTTATGTTCCAGATCACCACTTCTTGAAATCATTCTCTGGTGCTCTGAGAGACGCTACATGAGGACTTTGGGATATAGCCCCTATGTGTATAGGGGCTGGACTTCCGAACGCTTAGAAATGAAATTTGGTGATGTTTACCAAAAATGGAGCTGACCATCCAAGATTTCTCCTTCATGGACACTCTTTTTCATGGGGATATTGACCCGTCCGCCGACCGTGGTCACAAGTTCATCATGTTTATTATACCCCATTTCGACCGTAACAGTGACAGATGCCTTCTCCATCGTTTCCTTAACTCCTTCAATAGCTTTTGGAAGAGCCGTTTCAAGGTGTTCCCGGACATCATCCATAACCTTATCTAATGCAGTCGGGAAAGCCGGTTTCGGCTTATCTTTTTGCCCTTTTTGCGGGGTTTCCGTAACCTCCGGTTGTTCTTTTTTGTCTTTTCCGCCATCTAAAACTTCCATGACTTCTCTCCTCTGTTTAGTGCTTAAAACTCACATATTGAGACTGGCTATGGGAGATTTAAACGCTTTTTCTGTTAAAAAGTTCTTTGCCCGAATGACGGGCTTTTTCGGGGTGCTGGAATCTCCCGAATGACGGGGCTTCCAAAACCGGCTTTCATATTTCGATTCTAAGGCGTTTTTGGAAGCATAGCCCCTATGAAAACATTCACCGGGTATTCCAATTCCCAACTTCCTGTCTTATTCGGGGAAATTATATTTTTGATATTTCCCCCAGTTCGTTGCTTACAGAGCAAGGAACTTCGCCAACTACCCCCTCCTACTTTTGTTTTCTTTCTGACGGGCGTTTTTCACTCAGAAGAATGTCAATCTGGACCACATTCAACCCGATAATTGGGGTATTTAAGCGGTATAATAGGAAATTTTGGAACATGTAAAAGCTTAACGGTCGGATCAAGCTCTGTGGCTGCCCAGTAGACGGAAGCGGCATCTCCAATCGCCTCGATTTCTGGAAGAGTTAGGTCTTTCCCCCCGTATTGAGGGCGTTTGAAGTCATACATAGGCCACTTGGCACACACTTTCGCCCGTACCTCAAGCTTTGTAGCCGTCTTTTTCCCAGCGACCACTTCCTTAGCCTCATCGTACCGAATCCAAATGACCGGATAGCCTAAATAGCCTTCTAACCCGGCAATAATCGTTACCGCATACGCTAAGGTTTTCGTGCCTCGGGTGCCTTTCGTTGAGCCAGCGGGCTCTTCCGCCACAATTATGCGGACAGGGTGTTGGTAACAAATCGTTTGTAATTTCTTTTGAATGAAAAGGATGTCTTGTATATCGGCGCTTCCTTTCCTGATCTTCAACTTCCTCCCCCGTGATTTGGTGCGAATTGTTCCATGTAATTGAGGTTTCCCGTCTTCAAATAGAACCCATCCGGTACAACGAAAGGACGGGTCTACCGCTAAAACTGCTTTTCTTTCGATTTCTTCACTCATCTTTTTTCCTTTTACGCCGTTGTAAGGCTTTAACTGGCTTTTGTTTAACTTCCTTTTCTCCAACCTGCCCATGCGGATTAGATGAAATTTCAGTTACCGGAAGGTCTGTACCAGTCTTAGCCGCTATTTCTAATGCCTTTTCTGCCATATTGGGCGGAGACGGCGGTAGAATCACAGCGGGCTGTCCGCCCGCTGCTACCAAGATCGCTTCAAACGCCCCCAAAAACCGTTTATTCCGGGCAAGTATCTGTTGAAATAAGATCAAGTCTTTGGCTAACCCGTCTTGTGAGAAAAACCGTTCCCAAATAAGTTGTCTGATAAACACAGAGAAATTCCCGGAATGTTGATGGGTTTTCCATTCTCCGGTTTTAACAAACTCCAAGATTCGTTCATTTTCGGGCGTATCCTCAATAAATGAGATTGTTTTATGAATCGGCATGTCCTGACTCCTCACCATACAGTATCTCATATCGGGAGGAAATCTCCATGCTTTGTGCCATAAAGAAAATCGGGTCATCTGAGATGATAACAATATGATCCTCACCGACATCAGGCCCGTATGTATTTCGGATGACTGGGAGTAGAAATTCTGCCATACCGCCCATAATGAAAACTTTCCGAATATTTGTCCAGTCAGAAACCGTATTACGGACAAGATTGACAACCCCGGCGCAATATTCCTCAATGATCGGCTTGAAATTCTTGGCAACGGGGTAGTTATCATTTCCTGTAGTCAATTCGCCCTTCGTCAGGGCTTGCATAACGGTAAATGGTAAATATTTCCCTTTATGAACCGATTGAAGGATTCGCCGGAGTTCTTTCAAATATGTCCATGTTCCGTTTTCTTCCGAATCATGGGGGCCAAGAACATAACCCGGCAAGACTTCGCAAACTTTGATTTGCGCTGATCCTCCATCTATGACCACATAATGGGATTCTCCGACTTCTTCATCTTCGTCAATGCTGCCATTTGGGGAATATGACAAAGATTTTCCCAGGACTCCCCAAATAGCTTGGTAATCCCAGTCTATATATTTAAACACCAAATTGACTTCAGGACGACCTTTGAGTTTGCCCGTAATGTGTTTACCTCGATAATGCTGGACAAATCCTTTTCCGATTTCATCTTTGCCTTCCGGGATTCCCACGGTCAGATAAATTATAGCCTCTGTTATCTCAGGTGATAGTCCATGCAGAATAGACCCGATAACAAGCGTTTCCGTATGTGGAGAATCCGGGGTTGAAAGAGAATCCAAAGAATAGGTACAACCTTTGATCAATGCCGCTAACTGGCTGAAATGGCGTTTATGTGGAAGGTCTAACGTAAACGGCTGGTCTGCAAAGAGTTTAAAATGATCTTTCTGGTCTAATATCGCCTTAGTAGCCGACAAATGGTAATGTTTATCAATTGTCCCGGCTTTTTCAGAAAGCACTATTTTGGTTGACATTCCTCCAAGATCCAACCCGACAGAAATTTTTTTGTTTGGTAACATAGGGTCTCCTTTTACTGGGAAAGAGAAGCATCTTGGATTATCTTTCAACTCCAAATGCTTCCTCAAATTGGGTTAATACATCGGTTAATACGTCAACTTTTGCGTCCAATACGGTAAGCTGTGCCCTTTTCTGTTCAGCATGGATCGACGCAAATGCCGTATTGAGGTCAATTTCATGCCGCTGCCCCAGTTCTTTTGTTGTCGGTTTATTTTCTTCTTCTTTCCCTTTAGGCGGGGGACTAAACAGCGGTTCAGCATTGATGTTTGACCGTTGTTTAATTAGAGCGGCAATGGTCATAACAAGCGTGGAATGAAAGCCCAAAATCTGGTCTTTCGTAATTCGATTTGTGGTTACTTTTGACATACGTGTGTACTCCTTTTTTCGGGGTTAATACATGGTTTGTGATTACAGCAATCTCCCCATCTTGTGGGGAGTACGGTTCCCTGACCTGGGTATAAGGGTGACAGAGCTTACAAGTGGGAATGTCCTCATAAGGTGCCGTTACTTATATCCATCTGGCGCGTCTTCACGCCGACACGGGCGGTCTTAAAGAAGTGCAACCTCCTACACCCGTACAACAGTGAAGCGACTATTATTTTATCATAAAAACTATCATAAAATAATATTTGAAAATGTCAAGCTATTTTTTTTATTAAAATGCCCGTGTGTTTGTCAAAGGGCGGAGTCCGCCCTTTCTCTGAATAGTAAAGCGTTTAAAAAAATTCTTGACAATTCTTTACCACTTTTTTAGAGTGTAAAAATTCGTATCACTCTACCTTATTAATGACTTCGTTATAAGGACGTGCGGCACCGATGTTGGTACCGACACCCTGCGAGGACGTTCCCACTTGCAGGCCCTGCCACCCCAACACCGACGTCAGGGAACCGACACTCCCCACAAGATGGGGAGCCTTACAGGGAAGGGTGTCACCGAGTACTGACACACGGCAAATAAGCTATGTTAAGATCCCGATCAACAAAGAATTTGAAACGAAGGTTTTTGAAATAACAAACGATTGAGGAATTTCGCTTAGGTGACTTGTCCCGTACACAAGTCACCTAAGAAAAGACAACTAACCAGAAATGCCTATATGAAGTATTGCCAACTATCTCCTATAGGTATCTTCTTGTCAAGTAAATTCTATGGAAGATGTCAATTCTTTAATAGCTCCAATGTTTTTCGATATTATTCCGAGAGATACTTGGATTGTCCTTTACCGTCTTACGGCAGTTTGGGGGACACCGGCAGACCGGATTATGCTCTATTTAACAAGTCAACAGATTTACTTTATTTTAGCTGGTCAACTTCAGCCTGACGGAACATTTTGGAAAACCGTTCCACAAATGGAGAAGGACACTCTTCTCTCATATTACCAGCAACAAAAAACGTTGGAAAAGATCCCGGAGACGGTACTTTTCAGAGAGGTTCGAGCATTAAAACGTCAATTCGCCACACGGCGGCATTTTCGGGTTAATCTTCTGCCGCTGACCGCCCTTATATGCCAAAAAGAAGAAACCGCAATCATACAAGAAATCAAATTACGTCCAACATCCTCTACTACTCCGGTTATTCCTTTACCGCATACTGGGGCTCCGGTACAAACATCTCCTCAATTTGATTGGAAAGAATGGAGAAGAAACGAGTTGACGCCCGCTATACAGTGGTTTAGCGAACATCCAGATCAGCCATCATTATTGCAACAACTCTTGTTACGGGCTTCAGGAGGTGATCAAGAAACCCGGCAAGACTTAACAAGAGAATGGGAACTTTCTGAATGGAAATCCGATGACGTTATTAGCCTTATGGGGCCTGTGCTGGTTAAGCTACATAAAACCGAAAACGTCTCATAACGTGCCAAATTTCGATTGTAAGCAGTCGGAATGTCAATCCCTATACTCATAGGGGATTATGAGAGAAAGAGCCATACGGCGTCTCTCAGAGTGCCAGAGAGTATTTTTTAGAAACTATGCAAAAGTATTTAAAAGCAAATATCAGAGAAGACCAGATCCGGACACGGCGACTAAAGATTACTTATAAAGGACTGTCTCCTGAAGAAAAACGATTGGTCAAAAAAGCCGAAAGATGGGAACAGTTAAGTCAGTACCTCGATTATCTATGGGGTCAAGCTGAATATGAAGACGGAGGGAAAGGTAAGGTCATCCAGGAGACCATGAACTGGGCAGCATTTCACCGGACTAACAATGAGATGGACCGAATAAGAGCGGCTATTGCCCGATTAGAAACAAGGTATGGGCTCTCTGAAAATATTGTTATGAAAAAATTCAACCGATTAAACTCTTGCCGACTGTATAGCGGGAGTTTTTAGGGAATTCAAATTATTTGAATTCCGAGAAAGCGGCTGCTAATAGGGCAAAGTCAGGAATTTGACGTGAAAATTCACTATAAGAATTCAAAAAACTTAACATCTTACAGAAGTCCCGTTAATCAGTCAGACTCAGAAGATTTTAGCCATAGTTTTTAAGTTTTTTGAATGATATATTTAATATTATTTCTCTTAAAGAGAAATTTTAAAAAGAAATATATAGGGTCAAAAAATTTGAAAACTTATACAAAAAACATGCTCTAATCTCCCTGAAGATGGGGATGTTGTAAGATGTTAAGTTTTTTAAAGACTATATTCAAAAAACTTAACATCTTATAAACATAAAAAGTAAAACTCCCTGAAACCGGGGAAATTGTAGTTTTCAAGTTTTTTAAATTCGCTCTGAAAAAAGGTACTCAAAAGCCCCTGAAACTGGGCAAGTTATAAGATATGAAGTTTTTTAAAGACTATACTTACTTTATGTTCGCCTAACGGGTGGGGATAAAGACGTGCCACATGGATATAGGTAACGACACTTTATGAGGACGTTCCCACTTGTAAACTCTGTCACCCCTGTACCCAGGTCAGGGAACCGGTACTCCCTACAAGATAGGGAGCTTTTCAAGAGAAAAATATAATAATGTCGCCAAAATTAATTCAAAGAGCTATTGCTAAATCTATAACCGACATTGGGCAGTTATCGAAAGAAGAGAAACGACTTTTAAACAAATATGTCCGTAATGGGACATTGGTAAAAGGGAAAGGAGGGCCTTTCCCGATCCCTAAAATGGTATATGCCGCTCCGGGCTATAATTTTCAAGAGGAGCGGAATCGCCTTGTTCGGGAAGTGTTAGCTCCTTTTGCCGTGATGGAGACAAAAGAGAACTTATGGAAAGGCAGCATTGAAAAAACCAGCCTTGAATCGGGAGTTTACTATATTGAAATATCGTGGTATGATATAGAAGAAAACTCTGGATATGTCCGTTACTTACACGGAGAACAATGGCTGGTTGAATTTTTTCAAGCCGGGGCGGATGATGTTGTTTATCTTTACAAGTATCCGCTTGACAAATGCCATACATGCCTTTGTTGGAATGAAGACCTCAAAGAGTGCGGCGATCCGGAATATTTTACCGAATATCCCGATCCGTGCCCGAAATATCGGGAGACGGTTCTATGCCCAGGCGGTGAACAGGTCGAAAAAACCGCGTGGGAGGATAAAGACCGTCAATGGCGGTTATGCGCCGAATGTGAGTCAAAAATCGGGAATATTGATTGTCCTCATTACCAAAAACCGCGTGAGCCAGTAACGCAGGAAAGGCCCGTACAATTAGGACTCTGGCAGGCTAAAGAAGGTTATGTCCCGGTAATACAGTACAATAGTTAATCCTGGATACGGTGTTGACTCAAAGAAAAAGTACCCGGAAGGCAGAAATGTTGACCGGCTATGTGGCGCATTTCACGTCCAGCGAGGGAGGCTCGCGCCTTCCTCCAAACGCTTTCAGAGATTTCTGAAGGAAATTGAAAGATGCGATACAAAGGATATGACATTGCCCAATCGGAGGGGCATGGAAAAGCAGGAAAAGGACGGAAAAAAACGGCAACAATTCAGGTCAGAGAACCTGCAAAAGACGGGTATTTTGTGAGAAAACAATATCGGTTTATAATAGGACTGCCCGCGCAACGGTCAGAAGCGATTACAAAAGCAATGGCATTTATTGACCGGCTAACGGGAAGAGAAGACAATGATACCAGTAACATTGAAAGTAAGTAATTTTTTATGTTACGGCGAAGATGTCCCGGAAATCAATTTCGAGGAACTGCATTTAATTTGCCTTTCGGGACAGAACGGAAATGGAAAATCCTCATTACTTGACGCCTTAACCTGGGCAATTTGGGGACAAGCACGGAAAGCAGGGCGAAAGGCTACCCCAGGAACTGGGGTGATCCGGCATGGTACCAGATCGTGCTCGGTTGAATTTACATTCCGGTTACTTGACAAAAACAATAGCACATTCACCGTCTATCGGGAACTTTATCTATCTTCTTCACATGATCTGGATAAAAGTACAATGAAAATCACTTTTGAACAAATTTCCCCCAAATTTCGGTCATTAACGGGGAAAACAAATAAAGGAACACAGGAAGAGATCACCCGAATAGTGGGGATGAGATTTGAAACCTTCGTTTCCTCGGTCTTTTTAAAACAAAATAATGCCGGAAGATTTACAGAAGCCCGTCCAGCCCAAAGAAAGGAAATATTTCATGAAGTAATCGGATTGGAGAGATTTAAAGTCCTCAGTAGAAAAGCAAAGCAGGAACATGACCAATTTGCGGGGAAGTTGGGAGGCTTACAGTATCACTTTTCCCAAAGTACGGCAGCTTTAGAACAGGTAACGGAAGACTTGAAGGAACTTAAAGATGTTGAAAAAGACTTAGGGGTCGCCAAAGCCCGATTAGAGCATGAAAAAGAGACTCTTCAAAAACTAAAAGCTCAGGAAATAGAGCTTAATAAGGCAAAAGAACGGATCACAACCATCTCACAAGAGGTTACGGGGGTAGAAGAGACAAAAATATCCCTCGATCGGTCATTAAATGCCCATAAAGAAACAATCCAACAATACCATGAAATTCTTAAAAAGGAAGAAGAGGTTGTCAAGGCGCATACGGTTTATGAAGAAGCCCGGATAAAGGCGTCATCCATCGATCAGGTTTACCAGGAGTTTTTACGGATAAGCTCTGAACAAAAGGTCATCTTGACCCGCATAGAGGAGCTTAAACGAAATCTTGAAAAAGACTTAAAAACAACCCAGGAAGCCCTTGAAACGGAAACCTTACAGTTAGAAGAGAAGCAAAAAGAAAAAACTGAACTTGAAGAGCGGTTAAGCTCCCGTATAAAGGTTGAACAGAGAATAATTGAATTGGAAGAGCAACGGGTAATTTGCGAAAAAGACCTCCGAGAGGCTTTTTCGGAAGACAATGCCCGTAGCGAGGAGACAAAGCGGTTGTTAACCCAAGAGCAAGAATTAAACAAAAAGATAAAATTTCTTGAAGAAGCCCCGGAAGGAACGGCAGAGTGCCCGCTTTGTAGTCAACCTCTCTCTGAAGAAGCGTTTAAACGGCTTCTTATAGAACTTATTCGGGAAAAAGAGAAATCAAGGAAGTTTGCAGAGGCAAACATGGCAATAAAAAGCAAACAACCGGAGCTAAATACAAGACATGCCGAAATAGAACAGACTCTTGACGTGGTACGGGATACACAGGTTGAATTAACCCGAATAGCGGAACGCTTAACATCGGTTACAGAAGATATAACATACCTTCAGGCAAGTATAAGTGTCAAAAGACAGCGTTATGAGAAACTGCAAACGCTCCTTAAGACGGGAGAATACAAAGAATCTCTTGAGGAAAAACTGAATAAGTTGGTCCTTCCTGAATATGATGCCGAGGAACACGAAAGAATCCGAGTGTTACTCGGAGATAAGGAATTACAAAACAATAATGTTTTATATGAACAGCTAACCGTCGCCAAATCGGGCGTTGAAACCCTTACGCCAATTTGTGAGCAGGAAGAACAGCGTATTGGTGATCTTTTACTGAAGATTGAAAGGTTGACCAAAGAACGGGAAGACCTGAGACAAAAAATTGAAACCTTGCAGCAAGATACCCGTCATTTGGATGAAATCACCCGGTCAGTCCAGAGTTGGCAACAATCTTGTGATATGCTACAACGCCGTGTTGGGCAAAAAGAAGCATTAACAACCCGTCAAGAGGAGCTTATGAACACACTTGCGGAGCTTTCTGTGGAAATTGCCCGATTAGAAAAGAATGTCCAGGTCTTTGCATACCTACAAGAGATTTTTGGAAGAGACGGAATCCCCGCATGGTTAACAACAACAGCGTTACCAGAGTTTGAGAAAGAAGTAAACGACATCCTTCAACGTCTCTTGAGAGGCGCGGCTATCTATTTCAAAACCGAATATGAAACGGGTTCAGGTAACACGGTTGAACTGTTAGAAATTATGTGCCAGTACGGAGGGTTTGAACAGCCTTATGAGTTATTTTCGGGCGGAGAACAGTTCCGGATCAACTTTGCCATCCGGGTAGGACTGGCGCAATTACTTTGTAAACGACATACCGGGCTTCCGTTAAAAGTGCTTGTTATTGACGAAGGATTTGGCAGTCAAGACGCCGAAGGACGGGAGAATTTTTTAAGGGCAATATATGATCTGGCTGAAGACTTCTTAAAAATCATTGTTATCACCCATATAGAGGAACTAAAAGAGCAATTCCCCGCGAGGATTGAAGTAAACAAGATTCCAGGCGAAGGCTCAACATTAGCCGTCATAACGTGAAAGAACTTTGGAACATCATGGAGACTTGGCAACGGGCACTTGTTATAAAATGTATTCTTTCAGGCCCGAAAGTGTCTCTTGCCCGTGGATGTGCCCTAAAAAAGCATAAAATCCAAGAATGGGCATGGGATGATTTACCTAAAAACGTGAAATATCAGGCTGAACGTATCTTTAACGTGGCTTTGATGCTAAATTGGAAAGCAGGCACGGCATACAAATAATTTAACACTCTGGCGCTCTGAGAGACGCCACATGAGGACTTTGGGACATAACCCCTATAGGTATAGGGATTGACGTTCCAACGTCTTACAATCGAAATTTGACAATATTAACAACAACAAGAGGAACTATTTATGCTAAAACAACCGATAAGCATTATTCCGATTGAACTTTCCTCTCCGTATGACGGGATGGTTCAACTTGTCCCAAAAGATGATTATGACCGGTCAGTTCTTTTGCCTGACGGGTTAGACAGAGAAGACCTTGAATTATGTTTGAATATCGTCCTTGAGGTACTCCGTGATCCGGGCAAATACGAATGGATTGCCGATCAATTAGACATTCATGACCCGTGGTTACAGAAGATTGCCTAGGCTCTGGCAAAAGAACACCCGGAAAGTAAAAAAGAAGCCGAAGAATTGGAGCATTTACATTATTTGGAATAACACTAATGACAATGACCCCCTTACAACGGGTAATCTTGGAGAAGTATGACCCCTGGTTTATAATGCGGTTAGATCAACCGCCGATACCTGGGGCGGCTGAGTTTGCAAGACGTATCCATGAACTTGATCCTCGGGCAGGTGACCGTTATATCGAAAAGCTAGTCAATGATGCCTTAGAGCGGTCAAAACTGGAAAGAGACCGTGAACTCCTCAAAATCCGTGCGGTTCTAATTACATTTTGGATGATTTTAGAGAATCCGTCAAGATTTGGAATTCAGGGAGTCCAAATGAGCCTCTTATAACGGGTAATGGCAGAAGAAATAGTAGAAATCGAAGGTGATATAATACAAGCTACCGATATGGCGATCCTCGTTGCTTACGGGGATGAAGAGATATGGTTGCCGATAAGCCAAATTGAATTTGATGAGTCCGATATAATGACGGGCGAAGTAACAACCATTAAACTTCCTCGATGGTTAGCAGAGGAAAAAGGCTTTGTCTAACGGGCTTTTTCGCTATTTATGTTGACTACTCAGAAAAAATGTCTTGACATTATCATATTTGTTTTATAAGGAGAAGAGATGACCTTACAAGAATTAATCGAAACAACACCAGAAGGAAAACCTGTAATAGGCTTTTTCCTGTTATATTTTTTCTTATTAGAAGAAAATTGCCGGGACATCAGTGGAGAATATGGTATTTGTAGCGATCCACCCGAAAGTCGGGATCAATTCAGATGCACTCAAACCCAACCTTTCTCTGAAACCGGAACTTTCACAGATCAAATCATTGTATCTAAATGGACGCTTACCTCAGCTTTAACCGGGAGATACCCGGTTCTGAGGACGTGCTAAATAGATGTAAGTACTGGAACTCCGCAACGACGTTCCCAGTTACGGACACTTTCACCCTTACACCTAAGCCAGGAAACCGTACTCCCCACAAGATGGGGAGCCTTACAGGACTGCAATTAAAAAAGGAGAAAAATGGATACTATAAAATTTCTACATTTAGGCGATATTCACCTGAACATGAGAACACACGGGCGTTTTGATCCGGTGACTCGGATACATTCACGAACTCAGGACATCCTAAACAGCTTGACATTTCTAATTAAAACCGGATTAGAACGGGATATGGACGCTTTGGTTATTGCAGGAGATATTTGCCACACATGGTCTATGGAGCCCGTGTATATAGCGAAGTTAGCTCAGGCATTGCAACCCGTGACACAAGAAAAAATTCCTATTATCATGATACCAGGGAATCATGATCTCCCTAATAGTGCCCAAGGGATTTCCCTTCTTCAGGCATTAGGAGAATTTACTTTCAAATCACTATTCATTCTAAAAACCCCCTGTAGCAGGGTTATAGAGACAAAAAAAGGCTTGCCTTTAAGGGTTATCGCTGTTCCGTGGTTACTGCCATCTCAATATCCAGATTTAGAGGCTGGATACACAGAGACAATCCAAATGCTGTTACAAGGGTTAGATACCATTCCGACAATCTTTTTAGGGCATTTTGGAATTGAGGGGGCTACCTATGAAGGCACAGAGAGAAGACTCTCTATGCCAGGACGAACGGAGCCGGTTGTCCCTCGACATCTTTTTACATTTCCTGAAGTCCAATACGTGGCAATGGGACATATTCATAAATACCAGAATATCGGGAATGATCATTCTATTGGGGTGTCAAATACGCCTCCAATAGTATATTCAGGGACACTTGAACGGGTTACGTTTGGAGAACGAAATGACCCGAAAGGAGGGGTTTTTGTGACTCTCCGAAGAACAGATTTCGGAGAATATGATTTTATAGAATCCCCTGCAAGAGAGTTTCATCAATTTTGTTTTACGATGGAAGGGATTGACTCTCTTGAAAAAATCGAAACTGCCTTACTCAGTTACAATATTGAAAGGGCAATTGTCAAAATTGAAATCCGCACTGACCGGATAATGGCAGTTCGTGGGATGCTTTCTTCCATCTTTAAGTTGTTTAAACAAAAAGGTGTTCATTTTATATCCCATGTCGAAATAACCCCTTTACACCGAGACACGGAGCAACAGGCGGTCACGGTTACACTTGAGGACGCTATTGAGACTCAAGTGGAACAATACACAAAAGACCACCCGAAATATAAACCTTTACAGACGGAATTGTTAGAAGCAACCCGTCAATTAGCGAGGTAGCGACATGAACCGATTATTTTTTAAGTTTGCTTTTGTTGTAATACCATTGATCGGATTAGCCGTTGTAGTAAGCGGCTGTACGCCATTATGGTAAATCATGAAATATCCAAACGAGTTAATCAGAGAAATCCAGCAAAAAAGCCCGTTAGAAGAAGTCATACCAGAATATGTTTTTTTGAAAAAAGGTGGGAACTGGCTAAAAGGACTTTGCCCATTTCATCATGAGAAAACCCCGTCCTTTATGGTCAACCCGAAAGGGCAATACTGGAAATGTTTTGGGCAATGTGGCGAAGGCGGAGACGTTTTTGATTTCATTATGAAGATTAATCACTGTACCTTTCCTGAAGCCGTCCAACTTCTGGCAGGGAAAGCGGGTATCTCACTTCCTGATCGGGGTCAAGACACTCCGCCTCAATATGATGACAGCCTATTAGAGGCAGCCTTGGCATTTTTCCAAACATGTCTTTGGGAAAGCAAAAATCCTGCCCTTTCTTACTTACGTAACCGGGGATTAAAAGATGAAACGATCCGGAAATATGGTTTAGGATATGCGCCTAATGCCTGGACACGGCTATTGAGGCAACTGGGTTCCCAGTTTAAAATAGAAGACATGTTGAAATTCGGGTTAATCCAGGAACATTCGAAAAAACACACACATTACGATTTTTTCAGGCATCGGGTTATCATCCCGATTTATAACGGAAGAGGAAAGCTTGTTGCTTTTGGCGGTCGGATTTTAGATGACTCCATGCCTACTTCACGCCGACACGAACAACCGAAATATCTCAATAGCCCCGAATCGGAAGTCTTTAAGAAAGGACAAACACTTTTCGGGTTTCATCTTGCTAAAGACTCTATCAGAAAAGCCCGACAAGTCTTTTTAACAGAAGGTTATTTTGATCCGATCCTTATGTGGCAATGCCATCATCCGAATGTTATTGGAACGCTCGGAACTGCCCTCACTGAGGATCATATAGAGAATTTGGGCAGATACGCGGATACTTTAATCTGTCTTTTTGACGGGGATGTCGCCGGGAAAAGAGCTATTTCCCGGCATTTTATGAAAGACGGAACATTGACGTTCACAAAAACCGCCAAACGGCTATTACTGGAAAAAAATATTCAAGTTATTTCTCTTCCTTTAAATGAAGACCCTGCTTCCTTGCTCCCCGAAAGGCAAGTGGAGTTTGAATCATATCTTACCAAGTCTGTGCCATTACTGCATTTTTTATATGACCAGATTATTGCCCATTATCAGCCTAAATCCGGGATGACTCAAGAATGGAAATGTTTGACTACTATCGGAACTCTTCTCTCCCAGTTACCGGCAGGACGGCCACGGCTATCCCAGTTAGAGGTGCTGGCAGAAAAATTACAAATGAGTCATCCAACATTGGCACTCCATTTCGGGAGAATTCTTTCAGGAACTTCTCCTAAACCCCTTAAATCTAAGCAAGTAACATTACCACCGGCGGAACGCCTGTTCATACGGGCATTAGCCGGTTTACCGAGGGATCGGCGGCAAGAATATTCTGTTGACCCTGCCCAAATGACGGAAGTAGGTCAGATAGTAATTTCTCACTTTTTGGCCGATCCTTCGGAGAGTCCCAATTTAGGGGCTATCCTCCATAAAGTCTCACCAGAATACCATACCTATATCACGGCTCTTGTGGCAACCCCGATAACGGGAGAGGCAGCAGATTCTATAATTACTGATTGCCTCGATTATTACGCCCGTCTGTCAGTAGAAAAAGAACTCCAAGATCTAACCCGGAAAAGTTTACAAGAAAGCAACCAAGGCACTTCTCCCTTATTAAAGGAGAAAGATGAACTTTTAAGATTCTATGTGACCTTTTATCGGACAACTTAATCAAATCAATAATTGACTTTTTTCAACTCCTCTGTTATACTATCTCCATAATAGCACTAACCCTATAGTATGGGATTCTATTCACGTACCACGAAAGGAGTAACCTATGAAATACAAATATTTGCAGTTAAAGAAGAAAAGTAAATCGGATTATCCGACATGTACCGTCCACATGAGGGAAAAAGACGGGAATGAAACAAATGTCCAGCTTGCCGGTGACCGAATTTTGGTCGTTCCAATCGGAGCCTCACTTGTCAACTTGAGAGATGTCCAGCAAAAAATCCAAGCAGGTTCTTTGATCCCACTTAGCGGTGAAGAAGCGGTCAAATACTTGTATGAAACGAAAGGATGGGAGAAAGAACAGATCCGGGAATATGTTCATACCGCCGATGTCAAATTTGTTAATAAACTGCCCGACAGCAGGGGAGCAACGGCAAAGATGACAGAAAGCGCCACTCCAAAACCAATTGAAGCCGATCAAGTAGAGGCCCTTGACGAGGGAAATCCACCTATTGAGGCGATAAAACCCAAACGATCCACAAAAGCGAAAAAATAATCATGTATAAATTGCAGTTTTTGCCAGAATTTGAGATGCTACAACCTCCTGTTCCTACTCAAGTATCGTCTATTCCCCCGATTCGAGCGGGAAGGCAATCTCTCAAGGAACATTATCCGAGACCCCACATGTTAACGTGGGACTCTATAAAAGAGGCTATCCCGCAAATTGAGTTTTTGGTAGCATGGCAGGGTGATTTTGCCCGTGTAACGAGCGATATTGAACAGCTTGCCGGGACGGGACATAAAGTCACCTTGTTAAGCCCGAATGAACGGGACATAAAACTTGCACAGTTAGACCTCAATGCCTTTGCCCGAAAGATCAGGAAAGAACTGGGCGGGCTACCGGGGCTAATTAATGATCTTTTTATGCAGTTAATCACGTCCGGGGCAATCTCCCAGGAATGGGAAATAGCGTATGATGATTCCAGGAAACGGAGAGGCCAGGTTGTCGCCATCCATCGGGTTGACGTGCCTATGTTGGTATTACAATATAATCAAAAAGAACATGGTTATGCCCCGTACCAGCAAACAAATACGGGGAAACTAACGCCTCTAAAATACCCTAAATACCAACTTCTAGCAATGCGGGCATTGTCACAAGAGCCCTATCCTATCCCCCCGTTTCTAAGTGCATTGGAAGAAATGGGGCGGTTGAATAATGCTTTAGCAAGTATAGATCGGGCGATAAAGAAACTAGGATTATTAGGGCTTTTAGCACTACAGGTAAAAAAGCCCGTCAAGATGTTTTTTGAGTCTGAATTGGCATACCAGACCCGACTTGAAAATTATCTGGCAATCGTTCATGAGACCCTACGAAAGGGCTTCCAAGAAGGCATCGTTACTCATTATGAAAGTATCGAAAGCCCGAAAATATTGAATTTCGCCGGTGAAATCAATAATTCTCTCGGTTTCATGAAACTTTTGCAAAACCGCCTTGTCAAGTCACTGGGGGAATGGATGACAGAAGATACCGCCCGCGCCTCTTCATGGATTTCTGTAGTCTATGAAAAAATGCTTGCCAAACTCCAACATACCCAGGGGCTGGTTGCCGCTATGCTAGAAATAGGCATTTTGCTCCATTTGCTCTTAAAAGGGCGGAAAATCTATGATGTCCAACTCTCTTTTTCCCAAGATTCGGAACGATTCTGGAAGAAAAAGAATACAGAGGCCGACTATTACGTCAAGCTGGTAGAAAAGCTTATGTATGACCCGCAAAAAGCCCTTCAACACATGGGATATGGAGAAGAAGAAGAAGCAAGAACATTTCCGATCCATGTCCAGGACATTTTAGCCCGAAATTATTACGGAGTTCATGCTAAACACTGTGAAAACTTATATTGCGGGGTTTTTAGCTTTAATCATTATCAAAATCCAGATTCTAACCCGAGACTATATAAAACCGTTGCCCATCATACGGTGCATTTGGCAGATTTATGATCGGATTCAAAGGAAATTCGTCAATTAATGATTTGTTATACCGTATTTCCCGTTTGGAGGTTCAATTCAAAATAGCTCAAGGAAGAGCACCGGCGCTCTTTCTCTCTCATCTCCATACACTGGGGAAACAAGGGGTTATTCGGATTGAAAAAATCATTAGAGATGACGTTGACTCCCCATTATTAGGAGCAGGTTGGACGTATGAAATCGGAAACGGTTATATTAAATGGTTTCATACGATGGGCACAGGCATTGTAAACCCCGATACTAACATTACCGTCAATCATATTATTCATTTCCTTGATGAAGGTACAGCCGCTCACGGCCCGGTTACGGCTCAATATATGCACTTTTACGGACGCAAACAATGGGCAGGGCAGGAATTCTTTTTACGATGGGTGAGCGGGATCCGCCCAAGAAACTATATAAGCCAACTCAGAGAATACATTTTAGGTCTACATAGATCCCTTATGCCGTCTCTGTTAAAAGAATTATATCGGGGGATAACGTAAACAGCTTAGAAACTTCCAGAAGATCGTAAACTTCCTAGAATAAACATCTAAGTTTTGAAGAGTTCTGTTGTTACAGTTTTACTCTAACTGGAATGTCTATGAAATCTAAAGAATTAATGACCGTATCCCGTATAAAGGGGATAACTCCTCACTGTGAAACTGAACTTTTGAACTCTACTTGCCCGTATATTGCCCAAGGATGTACCGGATGTTTCCTTCAAAAACAGTCTGTTGACACACCCAAAGTGATGGATCGAATTCTCCGCAATACGGCAACGATAAAACAGGATATTTGACGTACTCCCAGGGATGAAGCACCTGGGATTCTGGGGTCAGACAGCGGTTGCCTCACCTAATGGAGGTCTTACACCGCCTAACCCAAGAGCGACAACGCCCTGTCGCTCAATATTTATCGAAGCGTTTTTATCTCGATTATGGAATGTACTGCATTGCGGACATGTCCAATACCGGTCGTTCAGTGTTAAGCCGTAATTCAGATACCCACACGCGGAACAGGGTTTCGTCGTCGGTTGCCACTGGTCAAGAAAGAAGACAATCTTGCCTTTCGGAACTGCCACATGTTTCAAAATTAGCAGAAACGAGGCAAATCCTAAGTCGTTGACTTTCTTCCCCCACAGCCGTTGCATTCCTTTGATATTGAGGGTTTCAAATATCAGGACATCGTAGTCATCGATCAATTGATGTGCCAGTTTGAACTGATAGTCCCTGCGACGGTTTTTGACCGTTTCATGGACTTTAGCAAGCGTCCGTTTGGCGTGTTTGTAGTGATTGGAACCTTTTTGTTTTCGGGATAGATCACGATTAGCGTGTTTGATGTCCTTTTGAGATTGTTTAAAGAAGAGAGGATTCTTGATGTCACTGCCATTAGACAAAACGAGAAAGGTTTTTAGTCCAAAATCAAATCCACAGACCCGGCTGTTATCCCTGGTGTCTGGTATTTCGATTTCTTGTTTGACCGAAAAACACAAGTACAGATTATTTAAGGTGTCTCGCTTAACGGTAACGGTTTTGATAGTTCCTTCGATGTCACGGCTTTTTGCGTATTTATAAACATGGGAATTGAGTTGAATTTTATTGCCGTCAAGCAGTTTCCACCCGGCTTGTTTGAGGGTGAACGATTTATATTTTTTGACCTTCTTGAAGCCTGGCGGAGCCGTCTTGATGCTGTGTTTCAAGTTACGGAAAAAGAGTTTATACGCTTTGTCGATGCGTTGACAAATATTCTGAATGACTTGTGAACCGACAAGGTTCCAGAATGCATAACGCGGATGTTTCTTAAGTTTTGTGATATGCTTTTGGATGTGATAGCAGTTCAGATGTTTCCCATAAATCCGGTAGTACCTTTTATGCAGGGCGATACAATGGTTATAGATAATCCCTGCAATGTTAATCTGTTGATGTAAGTGCTTGTTTTTCTTATTCCGGTACAGCTTGTATTTATAGTTTTTCGTGATGATCATGAGATGCTTGTATTCGTTTCAATTCATCCGTTAACAATCGGTCTAAAATTTTCACCATCGTTTCACCTGTCAACGCATAGATGAGACGAAGCTTTTGGACACTTGATGTCCAAATTCGGAGCGTTGTATATTTATCTTCTTGTTTCATTATGTAGTCATATTATGAAATTAACTACATAGTGTCAAGAACTATTTTATAAAAAATTCAGAAATTTTTGTCGAAATTCATCCTCTGGCTGAAGCCATAGAAGAGGCCTTCTTTCGACAGGTTCGGTAAGACGCCAAAAATCAATTTTTGGATACTTCACAAGCTCACAGTTTGACCAAAACAACTTACCCCCTATCTTCATATCGGCATTTACCTCCAACTGCTTAGAGTCAAAATTTAGCTATAGTTTTTCTAGCCAGGAGAAAACTTCCTCACGAAAACATGCCATAATTGATCTTTCTTTTGCTTTGTGATATACTGAGAAATCAAAAACCCAAGTTTTGTATATCCACAAGGTAAAAGCTTATGGCATCTGGTTTAAATTTAGATTATGGTAGTACAGGAGCGGAAAAAATCCTTGATGAACTCGCCCGAATGAAGGCAGAGTTAGAAGGGATAAAAGCAAAACAAGACCTTCTCACAAGATCACAAGGTCCAAAAAGCTGGTTCGACCAATTTGTCCGAGGCGTGGGAATTTTCAATACCCTGAACAAAGGTTTTGATTTTCTCATGAAGAGAATCCGACAGATTGGAGACTTAATGACTAACTGGATCGGGCTAACTCTTGACGTAGGCGGGGCTTTTGAAGGAGCCACAAAACAACTTGAGGCTCTTTTGGGGCGGTATGAACAGTTTGATCCGGGGATAACAGCCCAAGTTGTTGACATGACCCGTGAACTGGGGATGTCAACAGAACATACCGCTGAGGCAGCCTCTAAAGCAGCCGCAAGCTTTATCCAGTTAGGATTTGAAGGAGAAGACGCTTTAAAAGGAATTCCTCAAATCCTTGATCTTGCCACCGCTCGGTCATTAAGCCTCGAAGAAGCCACCGACATCGCCGCTGTCACTTCCCGACAATTCGGGAGAGATATGGATGATTTAGGTGAAACCTTAGACATTCTCAACGCCCTTCACGTCACGTCTGGTGCCAGCATTAAGTCCTCATCTGCGGCAATGAAACAAATGGGGGTGGTCGCCCGTGCCGCGGGGTTAGAATTCTCAGAGTCCGCTGCTGCGATCGGGATTCTTGGTGACGCCGGAATTCGGTTCGGAAAAGCTGGGACCGACATGCGGAATATTCTGTCCAGAATCACCGGACAGACGAGCACCGCAATGGGGGCGTTAGAGCAGTTAGGCGTCTCCGTTCGGGATTCGTCCGGGGAATTTCGGGAGACGATGGAGATTCTGAACGAGGTCCGGGAACGCTATGAAGGATTGACCGGTGCAGAGAAAAACTTTTATTCCGCAAAGATCGCCGGAACGAGGGCGATGGCATCATTCAACGTTCTTATGGATGCGGGTGGGCGGTCCATCGAAGAGTATAGCCAGCAATTAGAAGCTGCAACCGGAATCACAAAGGAACACGCAGGAGTCATCCGCTCTACCTACCAAAATTCAGTCGCCATCTTACGGAGCGGAGTAGAAGCCCTGGCAGAATCTCTTTTCGGGTTTATTGGAGGCCCAGCTACAGATTTCAATAATCAATTGTCCCGCGTGTACCAAGAAGCCGCAAGAGGATTTCATGACCTGAACGAAAAAATCCAGGCAGAAGGATTTACCGTTGACGTACTGGCTGAGGGCTTCGAGGACATTATTAACCGAATTGCGCCAGAAGTCGGGAAAGTTTTCGACCTTGTTAAAGACATCGCCGACAAGACCGTCACCGCGATCAGTGCCGCTGCCCCTGCTATTACGGGGGCGATACAAGAAGCCATCACCCCGGCGATGGACTGGCTCAGAGCATCCGTAGGTGAGTGGATTGACTCTATTTTCGGGCAAGAGTTCACAGATCGGTTAACAGAACTTTTTGCAACTGCCTTTAGTGCTGCTATACAAGGAGCACTTGCTGCTATAGAAGGGGGAGTACGGGGAATCTATGAAGCTATCCCCGAAAATATTCGGAACCTACTATTCGGGGAAAAAGGGGCTCAACGCATTGACGTTGTTTTAGGCGGCGAAACCGCTAAGGAAAAAGCTGCCGGGAAAGAAGAAATTGAAATCCTCCAACAACATTTTTCCGAGATGCAAGAAAAAGCATTCCAAGAAACAATTAAAACAGGAGGTGGTGATCAAGAACGCTTAGAGAGAATCAGGAAAGAAATGGAGTTAACCCGGCAAGAGCTTGAAAAGCTTGGAATTACCGTTGAACGGACTGCCTGGGAAGAGCCCGGAGCCCCACAACCATTATCTCCTGAAGAAAAAGCCCGTCAGCAAGAAGAAACGCAAGCATTAGATCAAGCTCTTAGTGAAATGCAAGAGAAGTGGAACGCCCAAATAGAGGAACAGAGACGGCAGCAGGAAGCAATGGCGAAAGCGGGCAAGGTAGCCGAAGCAAGGGGCGTTTCAATTGAAGAGGCGATGGGGATTGTTGCCACTGAGGAAGCGGAAGCAGCGGCAACGGAAGAACAGAGACAGGCCAGAATGTTCCAAATTGAAGGTCTTGTCGAAGCGAACAAAGAGACGATGGCGTGGCAACAGTCTCTTATGGATGTCGAAAAAGCAACCCGAGACGTGGAACAGGCAATGTTTGATCTTGCCACCATTGACCTTCAGGCGGAGCTTAGCCTGGTAGACATCAGAGAAGATTTTGACGCCTACATGTTAGAACCGATTAACGAATTTGAACAGCGGGCAGCCGATGTCTTCGGAAAATTCACCGACATGTGGGCAGATTTCGGGAAAAGCGCCGTTGATGTTAAGGAAAAATTTCAAGACGTGCTTCCTGACGTAACCGACAGTAGTATGAAAAAAGAGCTTGCGGCTATCGCAGAAAAGCAAGAAGAGGTCTTGAAAAAACGTCTTGAAATGACCCAAACCGCTGAAGGACGGGCGCAAATCGCCGGTGAATTGGCGGCTCTAATGGAAGAACGGGCAGAGGCAGCAGAAACCCCGGAAGAGCAAAGAAAATATGCCCAAGAAGCCCTTGACTATTACGGACAAGCCCAGGAAGAGAGCGTAACCGCGCAGGAAAAAGAATTACAATTATTGGAACAGCAACAACAACGGGATCAAGAGCGCCGTGGACTTCTGGAAGAAATTGTCGCCACTGAAGGACCAGCAGCGGCGAAAATCCCCGCCTTTGAACAACTCCGGGAAATTGCCAAACGTGGTGGAGAGACGGAAGCTCTTGCGGAGGCGCAAGCCGGGCTTGAGGAAGCGATCTTACAAGATGCCGAGGAGCAGGCAGCCCGTGCGGAGCAACAACTGGAATACCTGAAACTGATTGCCGAAAACACGAAACTCATGTCCGAAAAACTGGGATTAGAACAGAGACGGCAGCAGGGAGAAGAAGGGAGGCAAGGTCAACGGGCTTATAATCCAGAGGCGGGTTTTTACGGAACGCCTGAATCTGGCTACACGAAACCGCCCACACCGTTTGAAGATTGGAGATTCTATAAGGGATACCATACAACGGAAGAAGGCAAAAAGGTGTTTGAGTTTGGGAATCAATAAAAATGCCACGAAAGAAACCCTTTTTAATGACTAAACTCGTCCAGAATCGGCTTGATCCGGACATCATTCATTGTATCCTTGATCAGCCTTACCCGTTTGGTCGTCACAAAGCACTATGGGAAATCAAATTTATGGTCAAACCGATTGACATTCGGAATCCTGATGACGGGGATTTAAGAGTTATTTTAGCCACGATCCAAGTCAATGAAAGAGGTGGAGAAAAAATTGTTTCCGAGTTTGAATTCCGTTCCCATAATGCAGTAAAACTTTATAACCCGCCCCCGCTTCCTCCCCGCCTTTTACAGTTTGAATATGCCCAAAGAATCCTTTTTTCGATTTATGTTAAGGATGTTAATCTTGACAAAGGATTCAAAGAAGTGTATCCGTTATTACAGCTTTCAGAACATACTATTTGTGAACAAACCCGCATAGCGGTTCAACTGCACCGCTATGGACACGGCTCACCGACAACGAGGTGTTAAATGACCCGTGAAGACATGCTTTGGCGCTCTGTATTTAACCGCGTTAATAGTGGAATAGCCATCTATCGGGCAATAGATGGAGGTAAAGATTTTGTCTTTATCGCTTTAAATAAGCGAGGAGAAGAAATCAACCACGTTAAAGAAAAAGAAGTTGTCGGGAAAAGAGTAACTGAAGTCTTCCCAGGTGTCAAAGCTATCGGGCTTTTTGATCTCTTCCAACAAGTCAACGAAAAAGGCGGCATGGCGGAACTCCCGTTATCACATTATGAAAACAGCCGAATAGGAGGACTTTGGGTTAGAAATTATGTATTCCGACTTCCTGGTGGGGAAATCGTAGCAATTCATGACGATCTTACCGACCAAATAGCCCAACAAGAGGAGATAGAGCGGCTTACAATTACGCTGGTCAATGTCCTTGAGGATATTACGAACTTAAATGACCCGGTAACAGGGCATCACATAAAACGGGTCTGTGCTTATTCCGCCTGTTTCGCAGAGTTTTATGGTTGCGATGTCCAATTTATAAGAAATATTCGCCGGTATGCATCACTTCACGATATAGGCAACGTCGGGCTAAGTCGGGAAATTTTAAACTATCCCGGGGAATATTCAACAGAACAGCGGGAAGAAGTCAAAAAACATGTTATTTATGGGAAACAAATTTTAGAACAAAACGGATTTCCCCAAATTGCGGTCAACATTGCATTTTTTCATCATGAATGGTGGGATGGAACTGGATATGTTTCGGAATTAGTCAAAGAAGAAACTCCGCTTGAGGCCCGAATCGTAGCGGCAGCGGATACGTATGATTCTTTAACTAAAAAACGTTCTTATAAAGAAGCGTATTCTTCCCGTAAAGCGGCTCAAATCATGCAAGATAAAGCAGGCACACATTTAGATCCCGCGCTGGTTGATATTTTTTCACAGAATAAACACACCTTCCTTGCCATAAAAAAGAATAATTATAATGCAGTTTCTTCCACATTTCCCAAAATTGGATAGGAAGTATTCCAATAGTAGGTACTTTCAACCTGAGAAGGCAGATCGGCTAATGATAGCACACGCCCAAAGCTCCCAGATAGGTTCAAAAGAGGGACAAACAAGGCATCGAACATATGTATTTCAGAGAGATTAATAAGGTTTTGGGCGGCAATATCTTCTGTGATAGGATTTCGATACGTTAGTTCTACTTCTCCCGCACCTTCAAATGTAATTGACTGCTCTTTCAGGTTTTGCACAGTAGTAAGCTGTCCAGCAACACCATAAACATCACGGATAATCTGGCATGTTCGTAACGCGATTGCTTCCTTGACAGATAATGCGATGTCTTCATCACCAGAAGCGACTGGGTCTGCTGTTCCACGGTCGTAAAAGTCGTCTGATGGACGTAAATATCGTTGGAGTTTTCCTTCTGCCTGTTGAAGGAGATTACCTATAAAATTTTCAAAATCTTCCCAATTGACAAATGTTACAAAGGGCATAAATTGTTCTGGTTCATACCGATACCAGAGCAGGAACGACGCCACTGTCCACATACTGGTCAGTGTATAGGCAGGGAATTGTGATGGTTCACTCTCATCGCCGAATGCAAGCTGTCCAGACCAACGGAGATCCCCGTTTGCCGGATCAGGTGCGGTATCAAATTTAATCTTGTAATTGTTTGTATATGAAAAATTCCAAACGACAAGCCCTCCTTGTGTGACCCAAAGTGTCCCGACAACGAACACCTTTGGTGTTGTCGTGAACGTGGTCCTTGTACCGTTTGGAGCTTCATTGAAAAGTTGGTTGGTAACAAGTGCCATAAGTTAACTATTATCCCTTGATGCGGACATAATCCCGCAAATAACAATAGGCTTGCGCCAAATATTTTAACGTGGTTTTGATTGACGCTAGATCGGTCACGTTTGTTTCAATCCAGGCAACAGCTTCGTCAGCCGTATATGTCCGCAATACTTCCGGGACTGTCGAAAAGTCTATTTTAGCCTGTGCTTGAGCGTCAACTGCCGCCTGTTCAATCTCCCAGTCCAGGTACTGCTGAAAGACCTCCATTTCGGCGGTGGTTCTGACACGTAGTCCCACACTATCAATAGTAATCTCAGGTGTTGTCACTTCTTCAATCCATCGTGGAATCCCTGAATCATGAATAATCGGATCAAGAGATTCTAATTCGGCAGGAGATACCGTGAGATGTTGATCGGCAGACTGCCATCCCAACTCATAAGAACAAACAGCCTCAACAACCCCTGATGATAAACAAAGATAATTCTGTAAATACGCTGCTTGATAGGATGAGAGAGCGGTTACATAATTATTGAATCGTGTTTCATTGTAGAAGCTATCCGAGACTTGTTGCTTCCCAGTACTTTTACTCTGACTCGTTTCTGTCCATTTCCGGGAAATATACGGATCCGAGACAGGAACATAATCAGGTTCCAGAATGATAAAAACCTCTACAGGACATTGAAATTTGGTTCCGATAGCGTTTTCTATCAAAACCATCGTATTCCCTTCTGAAAAGTGTTTCATGTGTTAGTCTCTCTATTTACGAACCAGCATAAATAAATAAGTTCCCCACTGCCAGGAACGGATGCATCGTATTATGGCTTCCGTCTCCACCCGTTGAAGCTGTGGACGTTTCTACACTATTCCATCCACCTCCGGCTGCTCCAGAAGACCCTGTTGATGTGATGAAATTTTTTGAGTTAGGAGCATCATGGGTGTGTGCAGGCATTTCTGAAATCGTAAGTTGATGAGTTTCTTCTCCGCCTGAATCTCCGATAGATCGGGTTGTAAGCCCGCTTCCCGACCCGGCTGCTAACAACGACCGTCCAGCCGGGTCGGGGATATTGACGGTCGTACTTCCATCCCCGACCCCAAACGGTAATCCTAAACTGACCAGAAGTGTCCCTAGCGATGAAGATCGTAACACCGTCCCTCCATCACAGAGTAACCAGTTACCATGATCAGCCGTTTGGGCTGACCATTTGTAGTCTCCCGTGTAAGGACTTCCGCTTCCAGTATTGTTAATATCTTCCCAGGCTGCCCCGGTATACCGCCGTAAACAGGGATTGGAGCCATCTGTACAGTTTGTTCCGTCATCAAGGTAAATGTCCCCCGATGATGGGCTAGAAGGGGATGTGGAACGCTCTGTCAGATTCAACGGTGGGGTGGTTGAACTATCAGCGATGGTGACCTTTCCAGAAAAGTATTCTGGATTTGAGGCCCCTGATCCTCCGAGTTGGGCTGATTGTGATACGATCCTAGCTGTATATATCAGAAATACACAACAGAAAATAACCGTGAAGACTCTAAAACGAATATTCATTTTATTCCCGTACATCATAACCAAGAACCAATGACTTCTCACTCCAATATGGGGTTTCAAGAATATCGACAATACTGACTTCCGGTGGGAGTGTTATTTCTATAGAATTGTCGTTCTCCCCACAAAAATACTGAGGCTGTGATTGATTTCGATTACACATATATGCGAGATATTCTAACGGAGTATTCCTTGATAGCCATGAAAAAAATAAGACGATACAAATAATCGTGATGTATATTAGGTCTTTCATCTTAATTATCACTCCGTGACACCTCGTATAGTGTATCTTCTCCATCGTCTCGGCATAGGAGCATCATATCACCTTTTCCAAACGTAAAATTTTGATCGTTGCTGAATGTTAATCCTGATCCCGATAATGACCCTTCACTTTGAAACGTCACGGTGTTCGTGTCATCCGTGCCTTGTAACACGAAACACGTTCCATCTGCCAGGTCTGCGATAGATGGAGTTGCTGTCACTGTGACAGGGCCCCCAGACCCGACAATTCGCATAATCCCTTTGGTTATAGTAAGAGCCGTTCCAGCAACAACCGCCGTATCTGATGAGGGAGTTTGTGTGTGAAGCCCATCAGTCACTAAAAACCCGGTGACTTCATGGGTATGACTTGTTGTAGTCGTCGCGTTCGTTGTCGAGGGAGTTAGACTCCCCGGTGTTCCCATCGTTACAGGACCGCTTCCCGTGATCGTCGTAAAATCCATCCCATTCCCGGCTGAAATTGACGTGACGGTTCCAATAGAACTGCCTCCAATGGTCGTGAAAGAGGCCAGATCAAACGTCGGAGTGTTCCCGACAGTCGCCGTAAAAAATGTTGTGTAGGATGCTCCGTCCACATCCCATACTTGACCTAAAAGCGTGTCTGTATCCGTAGTACTTGATCGGATAGCTCCGCCATCAGCAAAGGTAATTGATGATGGGGAGCCAATATCACCTGTCAACCCGGTCATTGATGTAATATCGTCATTCGCACCAGGGATCGCGTAATCCGTTCCAGCGACCAGGGCATCTTGTTTCCCGTTAAATGTATCCCAATCTGTATCCGATAAACACCCTACGGTATCAGTGTCCGCGACATCACATCCTAACGTGACATGATCTCCACCATCAGTATATGTGAGTCCTGTAGAGTCAATCCGTAATACCCCTGTACTTCCAGATGCCCCAAGATAATCTGGGGTAGCGAGAGCATCAACCCCGACTTTCTCATCCGAACCGCCACCGGCATCAGCCTGAAAGGTCAAATTCCCCGATGCATCAAGTTTGAGAATTTGATTTTCCGTCCCTCTTGTGGAAGGGAAGGTGTAATCAGTCCCAGATACCCCGATTCTGAGATCGGGGAGCACCCACTCATTTTGATTCCCTGCTCCTCCCAAAGAAGTCGCTTCGATAGGAACTGCACTCAAAAGATGCGTAATAAGTAATGCAATCAAGACATATCGTAATCTTTTCATAATAAATACCTCATTGTATATCAATTCGGCTAATCTCTTCCCACCGTGAAATTAGCCCGTTGAACGCCAATAGCATCGAATCCCCGTGACCACAGTAGAAATCCTGCCCGTTTGATAGAATTAATTCTGAGCCAGGATAATTCGTCTCTGATTGAAAGATTAGTAAATTCGTGTCAGACACGCATCGAATACGCGCTAACTGTCCATCAATCCCGTCAGCTATCGTTGGAGTCGATGTCAGGATAACGCCCCCGATCCCTTCAAACTGTTGAATCCCGTGTGTTATGGTGAGTGTTGTGTTGGGATCTGTGATCTGTTGAACGGCTGAGACTGTCCATGTGATTTCATTCGTATCGCCAACAAGATTCCTGAATTGATTCCATTCAGATTGAAGTGACGCCGCAAGCTTGACAAGTGTCACTGCCTCATCTGCAATTTGTCCTGTCTGAACTTGGGGGAATGCCGCTTCAATAGCAGGATTGGTTTCAATACGGATTGTAATGTGAGTAGACCCCCAAACTAAGCTTATCAAGATTATTGCAATGATACATCCAATCCGTTTCATAAATTCATTATACCAGTCAGTTAGGAATTAGTCAACAAAATTACAATTGGAGAATATGAGTAATCAGGGTTTCTTTAATTCGTTTGTCCGCTTGACAGACTTCTTGCCACTGCATATCTGTCAATATAAGCCGTGAAGCAATCCGCCTCACGGCATCATCAAATTCACCGTAACGGAGTTCCTCTCCGAAAATTTCAAAGATAGAAGATTTTCGGGATACAAACGGACTTGCCCCATTAATAACGGCATCTATCAATAAGTAAGCACTTTCTGGCGTATCTCCCCAGATATATCCGCCTTCTTTAAAAATTTCTGATAACGAGGTTTCCTCAGGTAAAACTTCTATCTGTAAAGACTCTAATAGCTCTTGAGGGATTACCGAATCGGGGAATTTTCTTACTGTAATAGATAAAAATTCCCGTATAGGTATAGAATTTAAATAGCCAACAAAATCTAAAAATTCCGCAATCCCATAAATTTCCTCCCAGGGATAAGCGAAAACAAGACGCGGGAACCACTCTTTTCCCTTACGTGGCGGGCAATCTATTGGAAGCAAAGGAAAAGAGATCAACTTGACCTTTTCAAGGGAAATTTCTAAATTGGTTAACGTAACGGTATAGAGATACTGGGCAAAATTGGCAAAATTTGTTGCCACTACCCGCTCTTCCCATTGAAAACGGGGCAGGGGATAAGAATACAATCCGATCAATGGAATTTCAGCCATCCCTAAATAGTAGGCAACAACGGGCAATACTGGATTCCAGAAATCACAAAAGAGAACTTTCCCGAAATGATGACTTTGAAAAACTTCTTTTGCGGTGTGGAAATTAGTAACCCGACTATAGGGGATTCTGACAAGATCGGTCTGTTCTTGCAACCCTGCCAACAATGGAGAGACCACCCGTTCCTCGGTGAGAGGCAATAAATCTTCTGGTTCTCCAATGCAAAGAAGCGTTCCGTCCATCCCTCTAAACGGTGTCCATCCGTACATCTCCGAACTCGGATAAATACGGTAACGGGGTTGAAACGTTCTGAAGAGACCGAAACATCTCTGCTGCGCCCGCTGCGTGGAGCTTTTGACTGAATTCGACTGCTTTTCCACCACGGGAGGTGTCAAGAAGATCACCGAACTTACTACCGACCGCCTGCACATAAAAGACGGCATTCTGGTACACGATGTAGCCTTTTTCAAAGACTCCGACCGCCTTGTCAATATTTTTGTCACTCAAGCCCATAGTAAGGAACTCTTCCATCATTTCACGGAAATTCTTGACCGCCGTAACGGTCTTGTCAATGATGTCATCCACACTTTCCGGGATTTCAGAGACAGGCTCTGTGTTCAAAATTTCTTCCCATTTCATACAATTACCTCACTTGCTAAATGTTGTCGAATTTCGTTTCTAAGGACTTGGAAGGTCATACCCCTATGAAACTACTCGGAATAAAACTTATCACGTTCTGGCTAATCCATACGTTCGCCAAAGAGTAATCTTTAGTAATGTTACTAGAGATCACCATAGAAGAAATTTTGTCAAGCAGAAAAACACCCGTGAAAATATGGGCAACTTGTTAAGAACATTTCATGCCGCAGAAAACTCCTTCAGGAACGGTCTGTACGCCAGTCAATAATTCTCTTTTTGGTTGCCCCAATATATGGGTGTGAAGGGATAAGGCAATTCCAATAGCTGCCTGAAGGTGGCGAGTGCTATAAATCTCCGCCTGTTGATCCCCGTAATTACGAAATTGAAGAGGCGCACACTGTAGGTTTCCCGAAAAAATACGGGATGCCTTAAATCTCATGATGAAATAATCCCATTTTTGGGGGACAGGTATCCATTCAGCATGGATTTCCTGATAAAATTCTTGCAGGTCTTGAGGATATCCGATTATAGGAGTATAATGCGGTTTTTGCTCTTTCGTTAACTGTTCAATCCTTACAGAAATGGGAGTAATCGGGTCTTGTAGAAGTGTCAAAGACGGAGGTTTGCCCGTTAACATAAGATAACGGAACCACCAGACAGGAATAAATGGTTGAAAGGATTCCCAAAAGAACCCCGCGCAATGGTCAACTACCCAAATTCCCTGTCTTGTATAAACAAGCGAAACAAGCCCGATTTCGGGTTGTCTTGATACAGATGGAAGATCAATCCAAAACCCACCATAAATGGCTGTTGGCGTTAATGTTGTTTTCATAAGCAAAAAAGGCAAGACCTATAGGTCTTGCCCTTTAACTAACTGTGAGAATACTACACTAATCAGAGAAATCAATGGCTAAATCACTCTTGGCGTAATTGGTAATATCAGACGCCGCAACATTCGTAAATGCCGAGTCTTGAAATGTAAAGGTCAAATCTGACACATCATCGGCATTTGCATGACTTGTTGCCGCTCCCGTCAATGTAACACTTAATGTCGTACTACTTGTCCTGGTTGCGACAGCTACTAAATTCGCCGGAAGATTTGTAACAACAATTTTACCACCGTCAACAAAATCATCTGTATCCGACCCAGTAAATGTCTCTCCAGTCAACGTAATCACAACCGGTGTGCTATTGTCGATAGTTCCATCATTATTGCCATGTTCTGTAAACGTACTAGCACTATAGGCCAGTTCAGGAGGATCATCATAATCAATGGCTAAATCCGCTTTTGCATAATTTGTTACTTCACTGGCATCTGAATTCGTAAAAGCTGTATTTTGGAAGGTAAATGTCAAATCGGCAACATCGTTAGCGTCGGCATGAGCAGAGGCATTTCCAGTCAAAGTTACCGAGAGAATTGTGGATGATGTTCTAGTAGCTACTGCTGTCAATCCTGTTGATAAGTTAGAAACAACGATTTTTCCTTCGTCCACAAAATCATCAGAATTCTCTCCTGTGAGTACGTCTCCGGCTAATGTGATTGTAATTGGTGTAGAATTATCAATTGATCCATCGTTTTCAATTGCTTCACCAAAAGTACCTCCACTATAGGCTAGGACAGGAGCACTAAAGTCAACTGTCAGGTCTGCCTTCGCATAATTGATGATCTCTGATGCGGTCGCCCCAAAAGCGGAATCTTGAAATGTAAGGGTCAGAGTAGTAACATCGTCAGCATTGTTATGATCGGTTGCAGTTCCGGTAATTGTAAGTGTTAAAACAGTTTCAGATGTCCTAGTGGCAACAACAGTTAGCCCTTCAGGGAGATTTGTCACAACAACTTTACCATCGTCTACAAAATCGTCTGAAGCATTACCAGTAAAGGTTTCCCCCGTAAGGGTAATCGTAACAGGAGTTGTGTTATCGATTGTCCCGTCATTCGCAGCATCCTCACTGAAAGTCTCTCCTGAGAATGACATCGCTACAGTGTCCGCAAGATCGGTCGCCTCTAGCACATACACAACTGCGGTAATAAATCCTTCAGTGATATTCCCAGAATCAGGAACAATATACAAATCTGTTTCAGCAGATAATACTGGTGAGTTTGCATTAGGGTCATAAAATGCAGAGCACTTGGTATTTTGAGTAAATGCCTGGTTAGAACAGACTTCTTGTCCGCCAGAACCTACTGTAAGATCCCAATTAGTAGCAGTCCCGGTTAATGCCACATCTACACGACTTTGGACATAAAGAACATAGCTAAGCGCAGGCAAATTACTATCAATTGTGAATCCCCCTGCACCATCAGCTTCCGCTGTCGCTATATAACGATTGATCTCAAATGCTTTTGTCGTTCCACCAAATTCAGGGGTTTGCAGCAATGGTATAGATAAAGGGAATTGGTACCCTTGTAATGCCTCATATACAGCATCATAACTTAGACCACCACTTTTTCCATACACCGCATTATGTCGTGTATACTTAGCCCCAAATGACAACGTACTCAAGCCAAAAATAATTACAATAATACATAAAAGTGATATGAACTTTTTCATGTACTCCACCTTCTTAATTGTAGAATTATAGGGGAGATATTTTCATCTATCCCCCCCCGTCCTATTGGACTTTAGTTATAATTGTATCGGAACGTTATCGTGAGGTGCGAAAAATGCATAATCATCAAATGTATATGGTGATGTTCTCGTTTGATTCGTTAGTACCGTCACGCGGGCCTCACGTAAGGCATTTGCAAAACAAATTTCTTGAGAAAATTTTGCCAAATTCGTTTCGTTCAGGATATTTCGATCCTGCTCAGTCAGCAGCGGGCGACCATTGCACTGAATAAGTGCATTAGAACTATCTAAGACCTGGATTGTATTCGCCGGAAAGTTTGATTTTGTCAAAATCTCTACTGATTTTTGAATCATCAAATTTTGTACTGAAATTTGAATGAATGTTCGGTCACCAATCCGGTAAATCGGCTCCTTGAACTCTTCAATGTTTAACAGGTTCTCAGATTCCGTGAATCCAGCAATGATGACATTGGGACTCATCCCTACTGCTGCCATATGCAGGCAGATATGTACCCAGTCCGCATAGGTAAAACCATCTACAGTATTCGTAACGCCAATAACAGCAGGCGTCATAGAATTGTCAACCTGATCTCCATTGAGCGAAACATACAGGGCTGCGGCATCGAAAATCATTCCGAGTTTTTGTCCTTGCGTGGTCAGAACCAATTGAAGGATATTCATAGTAGAATACCGCACGGCTTCATCTGTAATTCGTAAGGCAAGTCCATATTTACGCATGTTTACACTCCGCGAACTGAACACAGCCACGGCCATAGGAAATTGAACGGCCTCTCCAACTGCCTCGGCAGCACTTGTCGTTGTGTCGATTGTAGGAATATATACAGTTGGCACATTGGCCGACGCCTGCTGTTCTGCCACAATACGAGGATAGATTGGAGATAACTTAATCCCAGCAACAATAGCCCTGCGCACTAATTCATTAAAAATCCCACGCAAGCCATATTCGACCGAGATCAAATTAATTGCCCGAATATTATTCAGGCATTCTATCCCAACATCATGTAGAAGAGCGCCGAAAAGCATTTTTTCGTCATCACTTGGTTGTCCAAAGATCCCATTTTTGAGGCGAGCCAATTCAAGGTCGTTTTGTTTTGCAGCAGCGATCAATTTTTGAGCAGCATTGTCTTCCGGGGTTCTAATCTTATTCTGTGCCCAGGCAAACACGTACTGCTCAATACTGACATCCAACCCATGCGACCGTGTTTCATAGAGTCCACTGAAAATCTCAGGGAGTTGGCTTTTGAAGCCCCAATTGTTGGGAGAATCTGGACGAAATCCATCTTTATAACTTTGAAATTCTGGTAACATAGTTTTCTCCCTGGTTATGTTACTACGTTAATAATATAGCCCATACAAGCTAAGACCTACTAATATAGACCTATATGGACATCTTCGTCAGCACCTGTTGCTGTTTCCAAAATCATCATTCGGGAAGCTATCGCTAAGCCACTGACATCCACTCCATCATTATACAACCGAACTTTCTGCCCAACCCAAACGCCTAATCCAGGACTAGCAATAGCGGCGTAAGATGATACTGTAATGACTTTCCTGAATGGCGTCCTTACTCGAACTTCCGTATCATCAGGACTTATTGTTTCCACTTCGCCTACGTATGCACTAGAAGTAGTCGCATCCGCAATAGGGGCTACTTCATTGTCTGCTGTAAGTTCTACTTTGTCACCTTTAGCCGGTGATGTATACGTAGACTTACAAGGAAACGGGACAACCAATCCTGGTTCTTGTACTTCTTGGTCTGCTAATAACATAGCCTATCTCCTTTTTGCTCTGTTAACGGTTATTGTCAGATAGATGTTATTTTCTGTAAAGATACCGGAAATTTTCTCCAAGTTTCAGCGGCGGGACAAATCGTTTAACAGAAGAGCCGTTTCCAGGAATTGAATCCCGCCCTTCGGTCAATATCGCCTGATTGTGGATACTGAAAGTTGCTAAAAGTTCCCGTAGCGTGTTAACATCCGTGGTTTCGTTTTTTATCCGGGCAAGCATAGTCGCCTTTTCTTCTTCTCCGATTAACTTGTCCGGGATCTCTTTAAGGGTATCACAATATTTAAGATACTCCAATTCCGTTGCGGATCGCAAGTCGGCAAGATATTGTTTTCCTAAAGCGATAAGGCCGGCATTTTGGACCGCCTCATCTGACAATCGAGTAACATCTTCCCTCAATGCAGTAATGACCTGATCCTTTGCACCCCGTTCCGCCTTCAATTCGGTAGCTCGTTGTTCCAATCGGACCATAGCGGCTAACGTCTCCTGATACTTCTTGCAAATTCCATCAAATCCTCTCTGGCTCTCTGTCAATTTTACGTTTAGTTCCGCAATTTGAACTTTGGCGTCTTCCAATGTCAATTTAGTCCCCGTATTCTGGGGAGGCGTAGAATCACTTGGAGTTTGATCACTACCCGGTTCCTGATTGCCGAATTGTTGGTCGTCGGGTTGTCCGGCAAGCGAGTTATCTTGTTTTGACTTGCCTGAAGAGATCCCGGCTTTTTTATCCAGAGCCTCCCGTAAATCACGGGCGGAATTAGAAATCTCAGTTGCGCCTTGTTGGGCTCCACGGGCGGTAGCGGCAATAAGAGCTTGACGGTAAACGACTTCATTCCCGTTTCCGTCTAATTTCCCGAATGGGTATTTATAATGGCCTTTAGTCTCCGCGTCCTGGTCAGGGTCAACCCCAAGAAACATTTTTCCATAACGTGCCCAATCGTTGTTATCGCCTAATAGTTTATTCCCATCGGCTGCCGTAAATTCCCAGGAAGCCGTTGTATTGTACTTCCCGGTATTGATCAATGACCGACAATGACCAACACCTTTTGAATTCAAGGACACCGCCAGATTAACTTTCCCTTGATCTCCGTCTTGCGGGTCAAGTTTTGCTTTTGTTGGATCCATTTCATAGCCTCCTGGAATACTTGTTTTTATAAATAGTTCATAGCCGTCATTTCCACTAAATGTAGCAATAACGGGATAACTGAACTCTGAAGCCATTTCCATTTCAAGATTTTTTTCTTTCTCTGCATATTTATCCGCGCCCATTTGCACTTCAGAGAACTCCACAAAATTCAAAATCTCCGTGGCAATTAGTCTTACCTTCTCTCCGTCAATATCTTTTCCCATCATTCGATAAAAGATGCTTTCATCCATATCAGGGTGAGAACGCCGGAAACGATAAAGCAGTCCAGAACTTACTCTTGAAATTACTCCTTGACGTACCCCTTCGGCTATGTCATATTTATACTGGGAGCGGAGGTTACCTTTTTGATCTAATCCCGTCCATTGCCGAAAGTGAGCGGTGATACCGGGGATGTGGTTTTCATTAATGCTCTCCGTCCATTTTGCCTGAACTGTCTTCCCGAGCCAGACCGCAATATCACGGTCATGGTTAGGATATATCGGCACGTCAAAAGCAAGAGGGACGGCATTCTGTAAAACTCCGTCCTCACTAAAATCGATGACTAACTTGCACAAGAAATAATGTTTGACAACTTCTGCCGCACTTAAAACGCGAAACCAATTCAGTAAATATTGTCCGGCTAAATCGCCTTCATCAACGGCATTGGACAAGCTTACGGACGGGTCTTGTGTTTGAGAAGAGGCAGGCGAAGCTGGTTCTTGTCGGGATGTTGGATCGCCCTGAGAAAGGTCTAAAGCGGACATCCGATAATCTGGCATTGAATCCAGTAATCCTAACGCTATGTTGTCTTCCAAGAAAATCATAGTTTTTATGATACCTAAGAAATGGGTATCTGTCAACTATACCCAGGTTTAGAGAATTCATGGAAATCTTAAATAGCCGGTTTTTTCTACAAAAACAATGGATTGACGCCTATTTACGGTCTCCTAAAGACCCGTATGAATGGGAAGAAAAGGAAAGAATTTTGTGGGAACAATGGCGAATAATATTAGGACTTATCTCTCAAAACGGGAAAACTACTCCATTTTATTCGTTATTAAAGCGGGTTACTCTTCCTACAAAATGGCAGTTGTTATGGGTTAACTTCATTCTTTCTCATCAAATTCTTTTTGATTTTTCCATGCAGATCGCCTGGGAATGCCCGTATGAACGAACAACTATTGTTTCTTTCTTCAAAAAATATTCACTCCGTCCCCCGTTAGCAACCCAACATCTTTTCCACCTATTCCGTAAAACCCCGTTTTCTCAATTAGGAATGGTCGTAAGACAACCTCAACAAATTTTTTCCTGCACATATAAAGAATTTTTACACATCTTAGAGAAAAAATCACGGCTTACATTCTTGGAAGACTACCTCTATACGGCAAGATCACGGTCAATAAAAGATTTTAAGATAGACCACGCAAAAATAAAAAGCGATACGATTTTTTCCACTAATTATCAATTAATTTCCTCGTTATTACGCCCTTCTGAAAAACGGTTTTGTTCTACCTTCGTCAAGAACAGTTATCGGGATATTTTAGTATTTCGGACTAAAAGAGTCCGATTAGAGGCATTATCCTGGTATTTCGTTGTTATTATGCGATTTTTCCGTATAACTGAGGTCTGTTTATCAGACCTTTACAGACAAGAAAACTTCCCGACTCCGTATGCTGTTTTCGGAATTACTGAGCCGCATTGCCAGAGATTACTTTCCCAGATGACGGGGAAATTCTATGGAGTTACGCTCTGGAAAGAAACGACTATTTTGTTGACAAAATTATAAAGAAGTTTGTATAATACCCGTGTGTGATAACATCAACCTAATTTTTCCAACGTGAGGGCTTATTATGGCAAAGAATATTAATATTACTTTACCAACGATTAAAGAGAATAAAAACGGACTGGGAGCAAGCATCACCACATCAGGTTTGGAAACTAAAAACAGCGTCGTGAACGATAAAAAATCCCGTTCGGGTAGTCGTGCGCTTGTAGATTTATCGACAGACGAAAAGGAAGCGATTGTGTCTACGTTGTTATCCGCAATTACTGCATTGAAAACCAACGTAGATGCCTCAAACACTTTAATTACTGCTCTTGTTCCAGCTACAATGACTGAAGAAGAACTGGAAGCGGCAATTGCTTCTTATGAAAATATTGCTAAAGCCGATTTGAATAGTTATACGCGGGTACTTATCGTTAAATTCCGATCTTGATATTATTTATTTTTTAGCTCTAATTTGAATTGTACCGCCCGCATCATGGTCCTTTCCAGGGCCCGCTCTAATCGTTTAACAATACCAGGTTGTTGGCGCTCTATTCGATTATACCAGACTTCTTTCGGGTCTTTTCCCGCTCTTACTGCTTGATCTTTTATCAGAGGATCAGGTTCAAGAGCCCGAATATAAAAAAGCATCTTTGCCCGATTGTAGAGCATGTCCTGGGAAACTTTGATTCCCCGTGAGTCGTAAGCATAGAACCATCTCCAAAGCTCTAATTCTTGGGCTGCCCGTTTCGCTAATAGAGTTCCGTTTAATGCTGCCCCAACCCGATCTTCGGGCCAAGGATTAGGTAATCCGACTTTTTCAACCGACCGACCTGCTTTTTGCCCCGCCCGAATACTATCGGCAGACAAAAAATTAACGTCCTTCGGAAAGCCTTTTAACGGCTGAAGAAGGCGTTCCTGGTGGGATTCGTATATTCTTGAGTAATCCCCGCTTGCCCGTTCTAAAGTGAGCGGCGGGCGTCCGAATAACGCAGAGGCAATCCCTGCCCGAACAGGGTATTGGAATTGGACAATCTCTTGTAACTTGAGATATTGGTGTATCCGATAGAATCCCCATGCCTGTACAAACGGCAATTGGTCTACCTTTTCGGGCGAATATCCCCGCTGTAGCCAATATTCATACATTGACCACAACTCTATTTGCCGTCTTTTGGCGACCTTGAACCGTCTGTCCTCAAGCTCTTCTTCTGACAGTCCTACGTTTGCGAAGTCCCTTCTGGCGGGCTTGTCGTCGGTGCCATCAGATTGAACCCGCTGGCGTCGGCTATAAACTTCTTGGCTATGCCGACTCCGCCCTCCAGGAACGCCTTCCAAAAATCCGGCAATCCTTCAGGCGATCCCAATATCCAGCTTAACACATACATTACCAGATATTTCGGGGTGTTGACAAGCAATTTAGGTTCGATTTCTTTCCATGATTTCTTGAAAAGTATCTCTGAAATCGGGGCAAGAACGCCTCTATCAGAAAGTGCCACGTCAAGCGGAACAGGAATTTGTTTTTTGCAATGCGGGAATGGACAGATAACTCTTTCCAATTTGTCGGGTTTTTTCGGGACTTTCTTTCTATACGGTTGCAGTTGGCTTTCGATATTCGCCAAATTCCGAGAAAAGTCTTCTCTCCATTGCTTCAAAATATCTTCTGTCTGGTTTGCTGCCCGTTCACCGGGATTTTTCAGAAGATAATCGAGCCGGGCTATCTTCTGACGGGCTACTTCAGCAGCCGGTTTCAACTCATGATACAACATATAACACGTACACGGGTCTTTAGGACGGCAAAAAGCTAATTTCTCCCAAACTTCTTTTCTTAATATCCGTATCTCACCGAGAGTTGGACATCTTAAAAGTTTTTCGACTGGCTCTTCCCGCGTCACGGGTTTTTCTTCTTGAGTTTCCGGGTCGAGGACGGTTGTAGTCACTTTTTCCAGTATCCAAATAGGCTTATACAACTCTCCCCGAATAGCGGTAGACAGTTCTTCCGTTGTCTCCAATAGCGGCATTTGTAAAGCATCTCTACTTAATAGCATAAGCAATCTCCTTTATTGACATCCTCCCAGGGCTGAAGCACCTGGGATTCCTTCCTGGTTCGTCGTGTCACCTACCGGCAACACTCCCCAGGCTTAACATCGGTTATGTCAGACCTACCATATTTTGTGGATGGACGCTCCATTTGCGAATATTCTTCGCAGCATTGAGATCGCGGGGGCGTTTTGCGCCGCACCCGCCACATGTCCATACACGGTCTTTTAGGGTTAATTCAGTATTATACCACCCACACAACGAACAAATCCGGCTGCTCGCGGCAAACCGATGGATATGCAGATGGTTCTTGCCACGCCAGTCACATTTATACGCCACGAAGTTGTCAAACATCCCCCAGGCGCTATCTATGATGGCCTGAGCCAGTTTGTGATTTTTCACCATGCCAGCAATATGCAAGTCTTCCATCGCTATCGTTGTAGCTTGGTTCTCACTCGTTAACCGATGAGAGACTTGATGCAAAAAATCTTCACGCTGATTACTGACATGTTCATGTAATTTTGCCAATCGTTTCCTGGCTTTGTCCCGGTTGCGACTGCCTTTCTGCTTTCGAGAGAGTTGACGCTGTAAGCGTTTTAACGTCTTTAATGACTTCTTCAGGGTCTTTGGATGCTCAATCTCTTCCCCCGTTGACAACGTGACAAAGGTCTTAATTCCCATATCCACGCCTACGGTTGTCTTTAGTTCAATTGGTGGTTTTTTCGGAAGTTCCTGGTCAAGTTCCACCAAGAGACTGACAAAATATTTCCCAGAGGGGGTCTGCCGTAACGTGACAGTTTTAATCTTTCCGTCAAAGATATGCGTTTTTTTTCGCATCTTTAGATGAACATCTCCTATTTTTGGCAGATAGACCGTCTTCTTCTCAAAATCGACTTTGACGCCCTGTGGAAATTGACAGGATTGGTGATGATTCTTCCGTGACTTGAACTTCGGAAACCCGCCTAACTTCTTAAAAAACCGGGTAAAGGCATTGTCAAGATTCCGTAAGGACATCTGTAATGCTTGCGAGTACACCTCTTTCAACCAGGGGAGTTCTTGTTTTAAGGTCGTTAGGCGCTTAATGAGATCAACACAGGAAAGCGTCTGTTTCTCCTGCTCATACGCCTTCACTTTCTCAGACAGACCCCAATTATACACATAGCGACAACACCCAAACGTCCTGGCAATAACCTCTTGTTGCGCTTGTGTTGGTGAAAGTCGGTATTTAAACGCTTTGTGAATCATGGCTACTAGAAAAACAAAGCTTTTTATTATTGTCAAGGTTTTTTTATCTCAAAGAACACTTTTTTTGACGGGCTTTCGCCCGTGGCGCAATTCCTCCCATCCCTAAAGGGATAGAATGGGTTTTCTTGCACCGTTATCTATAAGTCTATCCAAATGGTTTATTTTCAGGCGGAGCAGTTCCTGGAATTTGTTGCTGCCCGTCGCCTTCTTTCGGATAAAGCCACATAATACTTCTATCCAACATATTCGGGATGTCAATATTTGACTTGCCCTTTCTCTGGCGTTCTATGATGGTAAATGACTCTTCAAATTCATGCCCAGTTACCGGGTCAATGATTCCAGGTTGCTTTATGCACGGTCTCCATAAGAATCCAAGAAAATCCCCGGCTTGCTCTATGTCACCAGCTTCACGGTAATCCCCGATATACGGTCTACGGTATCCGGTTGCAATCGGATCAGATTTCTTTCCTCTTTCTTCAACCTGCCTACCTAATTGGGCAAAAGCGATAACGGGGACGCCGAGGTCTTTTGCAAGAGTTTGTAATCCTTTCGCTATAAAGGCAATTTCTAGTTGACGCCGTTCCCATCGTCGGGACGGGTCTGTCATGTACTGAATAAAATCCACATACACGATGTCAAGTCCTTCTGTGGCTTGTAATATCTGGCAATTCGCCCGTAATGTGGAAATGGTCTGTTCGGAATTATCATCAATCCAAAATGTCCCGGCTTGCATTAAGGCCTTAGCTTTATCTATCGCCTCATACTGGGTTTGGTTAATGTCTCCGGTTATAATCAAATCTTCCGGGATACCTGATAATTTACTGAGAAACCCCATTCCTAACTCTTCTTCAGGGGTCTCCATGCTGGCTATGTATGCGTTATACTTCCGCCCGTCAATGCCTCGGATACTCTGTTTTGTTAACATTTGGAGCATGTAGCTTGTTTTCCCGTCTTTCGGACGGGCACCGAAAAAATATAATCGCCTGGGCTGAAAACCTTTTGTGTAATAATCCAGTAACGGGGAGCCTGACGGGACACCGATAATACTTTTCTTGTTTTTTAAGCACTCTTGAAAATAACGGAATGTTTTCGCTGCCGTTTGAGGAGCCTTAGAAAGGCTATGCCGATCACCGACTTTCGATTGGATTTCCATCATTGCCGATGAGAAAAGAGAAAGAACTTGATCGGGGTTGGCGTCTTTTTGATAACAAGCAGCCTGGATCGCCTCAGCTTGGGCAGCGGAGATCCGGAGATGGAATTTAAATTTAATCAGTTTAATAGAACCGATGACCGTTCTATGGGAAGGTGTCGAGTTGGCTAACCACTGGACGTATTCTTCGCCCTTTAATTCAGCTTTTCCAGGGCCTGCCCCGTGTATCTTTGCAATATTGTCTTGTTTATACAGTTCTCGGATAACGGTTGCAGCGGCTACCTCTTGTCGGTTGGAAACAATTTGGAGAATAGTATCGAAAATAATCCGGTGTGACCGGAAATAAAAATGAAAGCTTTCTAATTTCTCAGATAATATAATTTTGATAACGTCTGGAAACGCTAAGGTAGCTCCGATAACCTCTTGTTCCGCATCATGGGCATTTGGCTCTTCCGGTCTTTTTTTCATGGCATAAAATAGTTATAAAAGCTTGACAATTATAAAAAGCTATAATACGCTAAACCGTAGTAGGACTGGTGTAGCCCGAATTTACGCTTGGGGAGTCATTCTATTGAGAATAACATTGAACCAAGAAGCTTAATAGTTTTAGCGTTAAGTAACACACACTCTTATCATGGCAAAAATAGTTATCCAGGGCAGCCTAAGCATACGGGGTGCTTAGGCATACAATGTAGCTGGATAACTATAGATTTTTAAGCAAAAAACTCCCGTTGTCTCTCTAAAAATGATTGGAGGGGGAGGACAAAGCCTCCCCCGATATTACCCGTTCTTAGGGGGTTGAGCACTATTAACCAGAGAAGGGTTTTCCTCTGGTTTGCCTTTTTCTGGTGTTTCTTGCTGCTGTGGCGGAGTAGCAGGCTCTCGAATCTGCCCTAAACGGGCATTGAGGTCATTTTGTTGCTCCGCTGTCAATAACCACCAGTTAATCACAGGTAAACCAATCTGTTGTTCTGCCCAATCAAGGGGGGACTCTGGTAAGTCATAAAGTTTTTGCTGTTTTAGGTAATATTCATGGAACGTAACAAGCTTGGCTAATACACTTGCCGCTTTCTTTTGCCCGTCTAAGGTATTTAACGGCTTACTATAAGTTGCCAGTACCCAATCTCCAAAGACCTTTTTCGCTTTTCCAGCGTTGGCATCTTCAGGTGATTCCGGGAAAAACGTGGGTTGCAATTTGTCCCATAATGCGGCGTTTTGTGTTTTTATTTTCGCCAATGTCTCCTCAACCGACTCTACGGATTCCGCTAACTGCCGTTTTTCGGGTTCCGCATCTTTAAGCGCCTTCATCACATTTTCCGCATAGCCAGTGAAACTTATACTGGCAACGGGCTGTTCCCCCATTCTGCCTTTCCATTCTTGCGGGCGCATTTTTACAGAGATAATTGCCCACATATTCTTGAGTGACGGGGGTTTAGGCGGATACATAAGCAGATAATTTTGTTGACGAAACTGCTCTTGATCTTCAGGTGCTTTGATGGCTTGCATCTCCTGACGGAGTGCCAGGTATCGCCGCCAGCGTTCATCTAATGCCTCATAAAGCATCGTTAAAGCCCCTCTGATCCGGTGAATGGAAACATAGCTTCGTGTCCGTAAAACGGCTTCTCCTGCGAGTCCTGTCCACGGCATGGTGCATTTAAAGATTCCATTCCAGCTACAGATTTTTTGTAGCCCATATTTCTTTGTCTCTTCCCAGGCAAAGGGGCAAGTATCCCAATCACACGGGACAAGAATCTCTTTGTTTCCGACCACTCTCAGGGCAACATACCCGCAATGAATAAAAGGCTCAGTATGAATAATCGGATCGCCCGTCAACGGGCCTTCTCCTTCTGGATCAATTGGCGTATGCTGTACCAGAATTTTATCACGTTCTTTCTCTGGCATCTCTGAGAGAGCCGTCAACAGCTTGCCTTTCGGGTAGAAGTTCTGGTCAACATACATCCGGCAAAGCCAGTTACCGCCGACGTATTTCCCGCCTTTATTGATACCACAAAAGGTGACAATCGTTTCAGGCATAGTTCGGTTTGACAAGCGTATCGGTAATTGAGTGATATTTTCCCGCCAGTTCCCTTCTTTCTTGGGCTTCATCCAGAAAGGAATTTCTTCACTCTCCATAAAAATATCTGCTATTTCGGGCCAATCTTCTGCCCGTGTTCCCCGCTTTTCAGTTTTAGGAACCGGGTGAGAAAATCGAAACCGAGCAAACCGGGTAGGGTGGTTTTCTTGTTCGTCAAAGTCCCCCCACCCGAATCTCAAGGCCTCTTCAAGTCCTGACGTGCTAAAATATTGTCGTTTCATAATTAAGTTTCTCCTTGTTGCGGGCGGACGCCTATTAACTCATGGAGTGGTTCTTCACTTTGGAGCTTTATTGCGCCGTCCAGTAAATTTGTGTCTGTTTGTAAGAATTGGAAATACCTCTCTATCGTATAGATCAGGTTTATTCGGACTCTCCGTTGCAAATAGATTCTCCAATTTGCGGGACGGCAAGATAACCGAAAAAGGTTATACGGCCAAATCCCCGAAACTTGGAGAAAATCGCCTTTATTCCCGACATTAAGATTTTCAGTGAAATCACGGAAAACTGGGTCTGTCCAGAAGAAAAGCCGCTCCTGCCAATCATTGCCCGAATGTTGGGCAATATGCGTGATAGATACAAAAAGACCCTTTTCTAAATTCTCTAAAAATCCCCGTATCTCGGGAATAGTATAATCTTCTTGAGGCAAAATTACATAAAAAGTATGCACCACCTCCCCCGGCAAACGGAAGGATTTGCAAAACCGGAAAAAGTAAAGTTTTAAGTTATGTTTCAATCCACGTGCCCATAATAGGCACGACCGTTTAACTCTTTGCGCCCATTTTCTCCTGTTCTCAAGTCTCATCCGCTGCCTTATTCAGAAAGTTGGTCAATGACTTCAAATGTTCCTTGAAGCCAGAATGAATACACATAATCTGCCTGACTTCGTTCATCAGACGGAAGTTTTACAAGACGGATTGCTTCTTGTAAATATGTTTCATAATATCCTTGAAGAGTTTGTTGCCGTTGTTCCGCTATAACATTTATATGGCTTCTTTGCGGCAATTTAAGGGCAGTTTGCGCCTTATCAAAAATGCTTTTTGGTAAAAGAGACTCATGGTGATCGGGGATGATATGTCCTGCCCATCGTTGACTCCCGATATAAAAGGGATTTCGGATGATCGCCTGAACGGTTCGCCCGTGAATCCCCAAGATGTTGCCTACTTCAGTTGACGAAAACTTGCCAAACGTATAATAATGGTCGAAGCCATGTAAATAGAGAATAAAACAGAGTAACGCCTTTGGAGCCGTAGTCGGGTCTAAAACGGGCGTTTTGTCATCCTTTGCCCGGTTCATGTAGCCTAATGGTTTACGGACAGTAATGCCCCTATAGACAGCCTGATTACGGGCTATAATACGTGGTTTATTCATCGTTAATATGTTCATACTAACTCAAAAAACTCAAATACTTCGTCATTCGGGGGAATTTTGAATTTATCAAAAGGATATTGGTTAAACCATTCTTTCGCTTTGTCCTGATATAAGGCAAAGTAATATTCTAATCGTGTTATTTTATAGTCTTTTTCTCCTTTACGGGTATATCGCCGTAAAGGAATGAAAAAAATTGCTTGTACTTCTTCATATAGCATCGTTGGAACTATACCGACATGATGGTCGTAGAATACTTGTTGTCCTTCCCCTCCGAATTGTTTATTTTTGTCATCTCCCCACACAAACTTCCCTGTATATGTAGGGTTTTGCAAGATTCTATGGATTGCCTTATAGGATTTTGGGAACACTTGAGTCAAATCCTCAATCGTAAATCTTCCAGGAATATCCTTATCTTGGAAGCCTTTTGAAAACGTCGCAAAGAGAGCTAACACTTTAACTGCGGCATTATAATCAGGAGTGATCTCTCCGCATTCACGGGTATATCCGTAAGCGACTCTTCCGGGAGTCTTCCCTTCTTTTACAGCATATAATTGACCATTATGAAGTGTCAATTTTTGGCTAATTGTTTTTATGCTTAAAGTTGATGAGTTGCTTGTTTTCGATTGATTTAAATTCGTTATATTCGATTGTGTTAAGTTCTCTATGAAAAACATCAAATCTGGTTCGGGCCTGAACCATTCACCACAAATATTAAAGTGTCCAAATTTCTGATGGAAATATGTCTCTATTTCCGCTGTCCCTTTTAATTGCTTTAATAACACCAAAGGCTCAGATGCCCCTGTTTGTAATGATTTTAATCTTTTATTAGGAGATGCACTTATTCCGATTTTTATGTTTTTTGTGTATGTCCCTTGAATAAAATATACGTAATTTGTCTCCATAGAATCTATGGATAAATTTATTTACATATATTGTCAAGTATTGTCAAGAAATATTTTTATTATTTTTACAAGAGTCTGTAAGTAATGTATTAACAACAACTTACAAGATATATGTTTAAAAATAAAAAAAATTCTTGACATTTAACCTATTAATATTTTAGAGTGTTCTTTGTCTTTTCGCAGTATTCTTCCTCCCGATAACGATTTAAACACGGGAGATTTAACCACTCCAACAACAGGAGGAGCTTATGTCAGAATATAAACGAATACCATTTGTCCTTAGCGAGGAGACCCGCAAGGTACTTGATGCCTATAGTCGGGATTTTGAGCAAGGACTTCCGGCATTACAAGAATTACTCCAATCTGAGCAAGGCGTTATTGAGACCGTCAACTGGGTCAGAGAGATTGAAACGTTAATTGCCGGAAACAGATTGCAAGTAAAAGCACTACAACAGCTAAATACCCTTTATGAGGGGCGTACCGTAAAAGGAGTCAAACAATTGGGGATTTTTGACAGACTAAGGAAAGAGATTACGTATGCCCTGGATCATCACCATGACGGGCAAATTTCGATTGATGAAAAGAATTATTTGCTTGCCAAATATCGCCCTGAATGGGTTGAAATCACCGATTCTGATGTTATTCCCGCCATTATGAAACAAATCACCGTCAAAATTACCATGCCGTATTTTGTCTATGAAGCCTTCAATAAATTATTAGAAGAGATCAAGCGGAAATTGGGGGATTCCCCGTATGTCCAGTCGTTTTTTCCAGAAGGTGAAGGTCTCAGAGTGACTTTAAAGAATTTCTTTAAAAAAACAAACGTGGATAAGCTTTTAACGGTCAAAGACGGTGAAGTTACGGTAATCAAAAATTTAGTCGGCGGTATCTTAAAAATCGGGGGAGAAATCGAAGGGGCGATATATCATGAAGATGAAGAAAGCAACCGCACTACCGAATATAAATACCCGAAATTTGAAGACTTAGAACACTTGCCAGCGCAGGCTCCCACAGGTTTCCTGAAATCAGGCGAAGCATATGACATTGTAATTCGCTCAACTGACGGGAATGAAAAGTTTACCATTGTTAAAAACACAGTGTTTGAACTTGATGAAGGCGAAAACGGTTCTTTTGCTCAGGCGAGTCCTGACGGACCTGTGTTTTATCCGCGCAATTCTGCCGTTGCATGGGAACTTCGCTGTCGCACGGACATATAAGATTGAAAACATCTCAAATTATCCGTGTCGGCGTGAAGACGCGCCAATTCGATACAGGTACGGGCACTCCGCGAGGACGTTCCCACTTGCGGACCCTGTCACCCCTGTACCGAGGTCAGGGAACCGTACTCCCCACAGGTTGGGGAGCCTTATAGGACTCTGGAATATTCCGCTCACTATTAGTGAGCATAATTCTAATTAAGAAACAACGGGAACTCTCTCATTGTTTCTTCAAACTAAGGAGCGTTATTATGTCTGGACCAATACCCGTAGCACGGGGTTGTGGTGAAAGATACGGAGGAATTTATTTAGGTTGCGGGCTTTCTCCGTTCGGATTGCCGTGGAATTATTTCATTGTAGATCCGCCGCTGCCGATCCCCGAAAAAGATTCACTTATGATATTCCCGCCCGATACTGAGCCAGTTAGCCTACAAAAACGAGGTCAACTCCTTTTTCAAGTCAATCCCGACAAAGAAGATGAACCATACCATGTTCTGGACTGGATCGGAGAAGAGCATTACCAGAATGTGGCAGACTTCATAGAAGAAGGTAAACGTTTTGGCATCTCACGGCGGGCAAGTGATAATCTTGACTTTTCCAAATTAACCAAAAATAGCCGACTTTTACTTGTCCATCGCCGGGCTTTTATCCTTGAACCAGACGGTGGGGAAGGTTGGTTGAGAGCAAACTATGAAACCTGGAAATGTCCGTTACCAGAGAAGAAAGACCCGCGAGGCATCTTACCCCCATTAGAAGAAGTATTGGCGATTAAAGAGCGCCACAAACCAGAGAACTTTCAACAGCTTAGAGACGGGGAATCTGCCGATTTTTGCGCCGGGCTCTGGTGGGAAGATATTCTTGGCGGGACTCTTATCGCTCTTACCGAAGTTGACGAGGATAACGGAGATGAACAGGAATTGAAAGAAGTTAATCCTCGGTCAGTTATGCGATCCATGCCTTCGTTTACATACTGGGGAAGGGGACAACCTGAGCTTGAGGAACCGCCTATTTATATTCCCGCTGTTTTTGCTTCGTTCCCGATTACGCAGGTAGATGTGGTCAAAGACAAGAATAAAGGGAATGAGGCGGACGAGAAACGAGTAAACGCTGCTAACCAACAAACCGACATCCCGGTTGTGGTCTGTGAAGAGTAATCCGCTTATCGGGATAAGGACGTGCCGTATGGATGCAGGTATTGACACCCTGCGAGGACGGTCCCACTTGCAGGCCCTGTCACCCTTGTATCCAGGTCAGGGAACCGTACTCCCCACAGGATGGGGAGCCTTACAGGGCTTATTGTGATACATCAACCGACAGATAACGAATATAAGGAATTTAACGGATTACATTGCCATCAGTTACAGGACCTGTCGAAAGAAAGCCCCTTCTATGGCTTTAGCCAAGGGATGAATTTCGACAAAAATTTCTTGATTTTTTAAAAGCGTTGGGGCGTCAACGCATTGGGTAAGGCGGTGTTAGACATCCATTGAGTGAGGCAACCGCTGCTTGACCCCAGAATCCCAGGTGCTTCAGCCCTGGGAGTACGTCAAGGATGCTAATATTAATGTGGAGTTAGCTTATAAAATTTATACTGCAAGGAGCCGAGGTCGGAAGTGGGTGGCGGGTTAAGAACGTTGAAAAGATACCCAAAGAGGGTGAAAGTCCCGTTTTTAACAGTAGGCTCCGCACTTGAGGAATAATGATATGGATTTAGTCAACAAAGAATTAACGGTTAAAACAATCGTAGAAGGGGAAATAACTGCCCATCAATTAGTGTCTATTGTTGCCGCTCAAGGAGTTGACTTCGCTTTACAGTTTATAAAAGAACTTGACTTCCAGTTGGATAATGAAACGTTTTCAATACGGGCATTCCTCTATTTTTTTAAAGAGATTGAAGGAGTCTCTCCGTTATTTGAACATGGCAACGTTGTCCCTGTTGAAGGGTTAGAAGAGACATGGGAAACATTAAAAAGCTTACTGTCGTGAACTGCCTAAACTTAACGTTTCAGGCTTCCTGCTTCATGGTCGGCCACCTGTCCGAAGACATGAACTTTACCAACTCCACAGGCGTTATCGGTTCGGGCTGTTCCGGTCCTACTGTGTAAAACAACATGTTACACCGCTTGGGAAAAGTAGTCTATGAGTTGGGCAAAAGGGCCGGTCAAATGGATAGAGAAACGGGTTGTGTATATCTCAATCCCGTTTACGTGGAATCTGCCAGACGTGCGTTTGTTCTTGCTGCAAAAGTCGTTCATGTGGGATCGTGCGATGGTTGGTGGCCCGGCTGTCTACTTAATGCCTGATTTTTTTGCAGACTTGCAACATGTTCGCATCGGGCGCAGTATGCCGGGAGTACTACAACGGGCAAACCCACAGGCCACACGTACAACGGCAGGCTGCCCGAATAAATGCGGGTTCTGCGGCGTGAAGCGCATCAACGGCGATTTTGTAGAATTGGAAGATTGGCCGGATCTGCCTGTGCTGATAGATGACAATGTATTTGCGGCAAGCCAGCGACACTTCGACAAAGTCATTGACAGGCTTTCCAAACACCTGACGCCAATCACGAAGAAAGGCCACACTGTAGACTTTAACCAGGGCGTTGACAGTCGGTTGCTTTCAGAATATCACGCGGAGCGCATCGCAGGACTCAAGAAACCCATGATCAGGCTTGCACTTGATAGCATGGCCTATGCCGATCAATGGCTGAAAGCGGTTGACTTGCTGCGAAGTGCCGGAGTTGCAAAAGGCAATATTCGGAGCTATGCGCTTGTGGGGTTTAATTCCGATCCGGCGGAGGCATGGGAGCGTTGCGAATTTGTCGAGAAGCATGTTGACAAGGTTCTGCCGATGTGGTTTCATCCTTTAGACGCCTTGCAAAGCAATCAAGTCACGCTTACGCAGAATTCTTTCGGCTGGTCGAAATTTGAACGCCGTAAACTGATGGAGTGGTATTATAAACATAAACGGTTGCAAGCCGGTGTAACAATTGCGTGCAAACGACCAAACCCGCGCCGCGAGGTTTTGGTGTTATCATAAACAGCGTACAGGCGCGTGTTTGGCGTCTGACGCATAGCGTTATGCAGTGTAGTAAAAAGGGGAACGAATAAAATGACATCTGCTTTTGAGGATATGTTGACAACTCTCATTGAAGAGGGATACGCTATAAAAATAGAACGTGGGGAATATATCGGGGAAGACGACTTTGGCGAATCATTTGGGCATGAAATTAAAATTACGGCGTCAAATAATAATGGTTTTGCGGAGTCGGCTGAAGGTATTAATTTAACAGATACAATGCAAGATGTTTACTCAATGGTTCCTGAGTAATTGCATAATAATTCTAGTTATGCGGTTTTCAACGAAGGTGCAAAAGTGAAAGAAAAGCGGTGGAATAAGAACGATACGTTCCCCTGGGGCAAGCACAAAGGGGAAACGTTAATCAGTGTCATGCTTCACGATGTCAGATACATTACATGGTGTATTGAAAATGTTGCCGGTTTTGTCCTCGACAATGAATCTTACGAAACTTATGAAGCTTTTGCGGATACACCGTATTTAAATTCACACTTGAGGTAAATTTAAAATAAATTATTTTTTTCTTGACAAATACTCATAAAATACTCATATTGTGAGTATGGAAACTAAAAAACGTATTCAAGGTGATTTGACAGAAAAAGAAATTCAAACCTGGAAATCTCAAATGAGAAAGGACGGGTTTGAAAAATTTTGGACTTGGATTTGTTGGGTAGTTCGTCAACATATCAACAAGGGGGAATAATCATGAGCATTAAAAAAGAAGTAACAATCAGTTTTGAATGGTGGACTGATGACCATGGGTGGACTGATGACCATGACAATGAAGAAATCAAACAGAATCACGCGGAAGCCCTCGAAGAAACTGCAATGGAAAAAATTATCTCTATGATGAAAGAAGGGTTTACGTCAGGAGAACTTGAAGATAATATCAATATGGATGACGACGATCCTGAAGAAGGTGTTGGGTATAGCGGGTGGTGGTCATTGAAATGGAAAACCGCATAACAAAAATTTGCAGTTGACGCAAACCGCGATGTCGAGTTGCGGTGGTCGCGTCAGGGCTTTCCTGGCGCGGTTTCCGCAACTGAAATTCAGCGTTAGGCAGTCTTTTCCTCCCAGATATTCTTTTGTTCACAGGCGAAATTTAGATTACTTGTTCTTGGAATTTTCACCACTGTTCCGTAATGTGCTGTCAGTCCCGTGTCAAAAACTGAATTTCAGAGAGATACTCCTTGACAATTTGTCATAAAAGTGAACGAAAGGAGTATTGAGTGTACTGTATGAATATTCTTTTATAATAATTTGTATACGTTATAGGTAATATATCGTATTAGCCAATAGCTGGTGTATGGGACGAAGAAAGATAGCATTTGGGTGGTATGGAGGGAAATACGTTCATCTTGAATGGCTTTTGCCATTATTGCCGCAAGCAAAACATTATTGTGAGCCTTTTGGTGGGTCTGCTGCGGTACTACTAAACAGGGAACCATCGCCTGTGGAAACATATAATGATATTGATGGTGAAGTTGTTAATTTTTTTCGCATGCTTCGTGAGCAGAAAGAACAGCTTCTTGAAGCTATCGGTCTCACCCCGTTTTCAAGAGAGGAATTGCGGATAGCTGTCAGTAATAATGGCGGAAAAATTTCAGATGTAGAGCGAGCACGTCGGTTTTATGTTCGCGCTCGTCAGGTACGGACGGGACTAGCTCAGACGGCAAGTGAAGGACGCTGGGCACATTGCAAACTGACAAGTCGTGCTGGAATGGCCGGTGCTGTCTCACGATGGCTTGGAAGTGTTGAAGGATTGTCGGAAATCGCCCAACGGTTATTACGCGTACAAATAGAAAACGCCACAGCGATAGAGGTTATTACACGGTATGATAGCCCAGATACGCTATTTTATTGCGATCCCCCGTATGTTCATGAATCGCGGGCTGATACGAAAGCCTATGCCTTTGAAATGAGTAATGACGAACATTGTCAATTAGCCAAAATTCTTCACAACGTTCAAGGCAAAGTTGCACTTTCCGGGTATCATTGTGAACTTATGGATGATCTGTATCATGATTGGAAACATGTCGAATCACCTACCAAAAAAGCTCATTCTACCAATACGCGACCCAATAATTTGAAACAGGAACGTACAGAGGTACTGTGGATCAATTATCCGCTTGCTGGCGATTCATCAGAACTTGTTAAGAAAGTATTCGAAGACGGACATTTTAAGAATTATTCTGAAATGGCTCGTCATTTTTATCGAGATCCATCACAATTCAACCGAATAAAAACCGGAGAGCAAACAATAGGCAATCGTCAAATTCGTGAAGAGTTGGAATGGCTTATTGAAAAAGCTCTACCTGATGGACTTGGGGATGGAAAGTGTTTAGAATGTGGAGAAAAAGTAGAAGCTAATGAATACGGATATTACGGCAATCGTGCAGCAAGATTCTATTGCCGTAAGCATCTTCATGAATATTATGCCAAAGGGGGTAAGAATTAATTATCTCCACGATAACAAGCAAATTAAGCTGAGTCGAGGGACGCGGCTTAATTTGAACATTGTACATGTCATCAAGTTTTGTGGCAGCATTAAGTTGGGAGCCTTCGTTGGGCGCGTGAGCGCGGGCGTTATATTGACAAGAGCGTGGTTGCCGCGTTCGTCCTTAAGCATAGCAAAAGATAGAAAGCTTGTCAAGTTTTTATATCAACTTGTTGAATGGATATGAAAAAAGACTTTGCGTCACAAAGAAAAGGATTTGGAGTACAGGAATGGGCAGAGTATAGAATGAACTTCCAAACAGGCTGTAGACATGGTTGCGTCTATTGTTACGCCCGTGAACAGGCAATCCGATTTAAATGGATTTCTACATGGGAAGAATGGGAGACCCCGAAAATCCGGGAAAATGCTCTCAAGAAAAAATTTGGGAAACGGCAAGGCGTTACCATGATGCCGACAACCCACGATATTACGCCCGAGAACTGGAAGACCTTCAAGACAATCTTAATCCGACTCCTTACTCCGGGGAATAACGTTTTATTAGTTACGAAGCCACATCTTTCCTGTATGCGGGAACTGGCAAATTGTTTCGGGCCATATCGGGAGAACCTCTTGATCCGGATTACATTAGGCACTACTGATGATACCATAAGAGAAGTATTGGAGCCAAATGCCCCAAGTGTAGGCGAACGGCTTGAGGCATTACGATGGCTTTTTGAAGAACGGTTCAGGACATCCGTGTCATGTGAACCGTTATTAGGAGACTCTGCGACATTTAAAGCCATTGTGGAGGCTGTTAAAGCGTATGTAACGGACGATGTTTGGGTTGGATTTATGAATAACCCAACCAGACGTATTCGGAAAGACCTGTTAAAGGACGAAACGGTTAAACAGGTCTTATCACATATTACACCAGACAAAATTAAAGATACCATCGAAGGAATCCTATTGTTGCGGGCGGAGTATGATGCTTTACATAATCCCTCGGTGACAATACGATTAAAAGAGAGTATCACACGTCAGTTGCCTTTATAAGGAGAGTATGCTATGTACCAAGCTGTAAAGTTCATTGACTTCTGCTATGCCCACAGGCTGATGGGTTATAACGGAAAATGTTGCAAACTACATGGACACAACGGAAGGCTCGAAATTATTGTTGAAACAAAAAATCTTGACTCCTTAAGCCTTTCCGTTGATTTCAGAGACATTAAAAGGACTATGGCAAGATGGGTTGAGACGAATTTTGATCATAAAACCATCCTGCGTCAGGACGACCCACTTGCTCCGATATTACAAGAGCACGGACAAGCTGTTACTTGTGCCGAAGAAAACCCCACAGCAGAATATTTAGCCAAATTGGCTTTTAACTACGGGAAGGAAGCAGGGTTACCTATTATCGAAATCCGGTTTTGGGAAACTTCTTCAAGTTATGTCTGCTACCGGACTTCATAGCCGGTTATCGGCGTGAAGACGCGCCACACGGATGCAGGTACGGACACCCTGCGAGGACGTTCCCACTTGCAGGTACGGACACCCCTGTACCCAGGTCAGGGAACCGTACTCCCCACAAGATGGGGAGCCTTACAGGATTTTTATGACAGAAGGAAACTATCTATATAGACCAATCTTTTTTGCTACAGGACGGGCGGTGATTTTTGAAGAAATACCGGGGAAAAGTGCCCAAATTGTCAAGATTAAAGCTATAGAATTTCATGATAACGGGCAGGCCACATATATCCAGCTTACGGAAGATGAAACAAAGCTCCTTTATGCCCGGCTTAAGGAGATTATCGAAAATGAATAATACCAGCAGGTTTCAATATTGGCTTTTTTCACAGAGAAAAGTCTTTCATTTGGCAAAACCTAAGGAGGACAAGACTCTTTGCGGAAACCCTACTACAACGTAACGAAAATTTTTTATTCTATCCAAGGAGAAGGTATCTGGACAGGAACTCCTGCCGTCTTTGTCCGTTTTTCAGGTTGTAATCTTGCCTGTTCTTGGTGTGATACTGATTTTAAAACGGATTTAAAGATCACGGAGCACCAAATTTTAAACTGGATATGTGAATTCCCGTCCAGAATACTTATCCTAACGGGCGGTGAACCGATGCTCCAATTATCAGGAGAAGAAGGGTTGACCTTCTTGAAAAAACTTAAAAATTGTGGCTGGTCTCCCCACATAGAGACAAATGGAACGATTGAAATTCCAGAATCTATCAAAAATTTTCTTGACTGGATAACTGTTTCGCCTAAAATACCGAATAGCAAAGACCTTCCGTGGCTACAGAAAACAGGAAATGAGTTAAAAGTGGTCTATGAAGGACAGCGGTTAGATCAATATCTAATCAAAACAGATTTTGAACATTATTGCCTTCAGCCGTGCTCTATGCAGAATACCCAGGAAACGGTCGAAGCGGTCATGAAAAGCCCATTATGGAGACTAAGCTTACAAACTCACAAATACCTACACATTCCTTGACTCCTCAGCTTGTAAGACAGAGCTTACGGGAATTTATCGCCTATATCGGAGACGATCCAGATCGGGAAGGATTGATAGAAACTCCGGATCGAATTCTCAGAAGCTGGTCCGAGTTATTTTGGGGCTACCAAGAAGAGCCTGAACGATTCTTTAAACTCTTCACCCAAGAAGCAGAAAATGACGACCTAGTGGTAATCAGTGGGATTGAATATTTTTCGATGTGTGAACACCACGCAATCCCATTTTTCGGAGAAATGCACATAGGGTATGTCCCTGACGGGCATATCCTGGGGCTGTCTAAATTCGCCCGATTGGTTAATGTCTTTGCCAGACGGCTGCAAACAGAAGAGCATTTAGTTTCCCAAATTGCGGATACCTTGATGCAATATTTAACTCCTCAAGGTGTTATTGTGATAAGCTGTGCCAAACATTTATGTGCTTGTGGTCGTGGAGTCAAACAACGAAATATGAAAATAGGCAAGTCCGCACTACGGGGGAATTTCAAGCAGGATGATGCCCTGAAACAAGAATTTTTTGAACTAATTAAAATCCATCTAAACATGAGGTGAGCCTTCTACTAGGTTAGCTCCTCGCGCCCGATTTAATAACAATGTCATGTATAGGTAAATTTATTTGTCCAGCGTTACGTTTTTTCATGTGAATCGTCCTCCTTTTGGGCCTTTTCGACATCTTCAAATTGAAGTTCCGAATGTGGCGAAGACAATTTCATCTGTAAAAGTTCTTCCAGGAACGCCCGTTGTTCATCAGTTTCATAGAAGATGGTCACATATAGGAGATCCGGAGAGCCTTCATCTTGTCTACCTAACGGTTCTGTCATAGAGCCCCAGTAACTATCATCCCCGTCAGTAAACTTATTCCAATCAAAATCTAAAACCTGAAGGTATCGCTTCGCTTCATCCGGGGTAAATGGTAAAGTCTTCATTGCCTGTTCATACGTCAAAGATGAAAAGATTTCCTGTAAACTCCGGGCTAAACTATACGGATTATCCGGGAATCGGGTAAAATTAAGCTCCATAGACTTTAACGTAGCCTGATCTTTAGAAATTTGCCCGAAGTTGTAACATAAGGCGTGAGTCATTCCCGCTCCTTGAAAGGCGGGGAGTCTATGGTTGCCATTGACAATTTCGTATTTCCCTTCGACCGCAGAGCGGGCGACAATTTCTTCTGGTAAAAACTCACGGATTTGGATATTCTCTACTTGCCCGCCATTCTTCATATTTTCAAGAAGTTGTTGGGCTTTATAGTCATCATCCTCCTTATAATTCCAATCTGCCAGTACCAACCGGTCTAATTCGACCATGATCAGGCGTTGTAACCAGCCGTGTTGAAAGGCAATGAAAAGTTGCCGGTATAACGTCTGTTCATTTTCGACGCCCGGCAGAAGGAAAAAGAGAGAAACAATGTCTTGTCGGGACACAAGATATTCCCAAAATTCTTCAATAGTTTCCCCGTTCTGAGGGAATTGTACTTGCAGATATGCTTTTACTTCTTTTTCTTCCATAGACCTATTTCTCAAGTGAAAAGATTTGGTTCGTATGAAGGGCGGGCGGTCCTTCTAACTGAGGAGTCTGGTATATCCGATTATCGGACAACCGTGCCCGTACCCGTTGTAATGCCTGATACGGAGTAATTTGCCAGTTTGCCCGTTTCAAGACGTGTCCCAGGTAATATGAAAATGCTCCCCTGACCTGACGTTTGATCCGTTTCTCTTTCGCCTCTTGATGGGCAGCGCAAGCCGCAAAAAAGACATGTCTTATCGAAGAGTGATTGACCGCGCCCGATTCATTAGTATTTTCCAGTGATACGCCTCTTGTCCGGTATTCTATGTCAAGTGGAGGTGGTAAATAACGGGTTTTCTCGTAACCATCATCATCCAAAAATGGGCGAGGAGGCCCGCTAAACCCGCCTTCTCCTAATGACCGTGTTCCCGTCCCGGAATGGCAACAATCGAAAATGACCGTCAACAAGACGCCGGTAGGCAGCATATTGAAATATGTATGGAGGATATCATCTGATAACGGATCATCCCAGTCAAGGTCAGTCGGACAAAGAATTTCGTCAAGATGGTCTTTTAATTCATCTCCGTCCCGATCCCGAACTTGTGAGCCGTGTCCAGCAAAAAAGAAAACCAGACTATCCCCTTTTTGGGCGTCTTTGACCAGCCACATTAACCGGTCTTCAATGCCCCGCTTTGTTGCCCGTTCGTTTAATAATACGCGAAGACTTTCTCCAGAAAAACCAAAATGATCTTGTAGCATCCCCCGCATAACGGCAGCATCCATTGTGCAACCTTGCAGATTCCATGCCGGGTTTCGATATTTGTCAACACCAACAATCAGACCTTTTTTCATTTCTTCACCTTCTGTGTAGCACACCTTTAACCGATAGATACTATTTAAATCATTCTAATTCATTTTACGAGCCTTCCACAATAAAGTGACATCCCGTTCCAATTGAAGATAATTTTGGATAGATGCACTTTGGGAAAGTCTCTCATATTGGCTGTATTTCCCATCCTTTTTTTGTAGCTGGGCCACAGATCGGACAAGAGTGTCCATGCTGAAAATGCTCCACTATCCAACATGATAGCTACGTCTTTTTGCAAAAGGATTTCTGGAAAAGGCATTTTTTTTATGAGGTAAAAAAAAGAGACTAATAGACTCCGGCCTCCTGCTTTGTAGATGGTTTCTAAATGGCATGGCAATGACGCAAAGTAAATTTTCATAATCTTTAGCACATTGGGTTTAAAAATTTCAGCAAGTTTAGGCGTTTTAGACTTCAGTAGTTAGCGACAACTTTCCCAAAGAGCAAACAGTATGGAATCCACCCCTGACATTATAATCCGTACAAACAATAATGTCTCCATTTTTTAATTTCAAAATTTGCCGCAGAGTATTATAAATAATTTGGGTAGCTTTCTCTTGATATACACCGACATTTCGGAAACTTATAACGAAATACTTGAGACTTTTTAACTCTATACATACGTTTCCGCGTGGATAATATCGTATTGTAAGTTTCCCATAATCAGGAAGTCCACTAAAAGGACAAACTGCTGTAAACTCAAAGGTTTCAATTACGATAAGTTCCTCTGGACAATCAAAGCCAAATGTTTCTAAAATTTCACTTTTTATGTGCGATATATCGGCAAAGTCAAACGTCTTCCCTTCTGCTATAGGCATATTATCTCACCTTTTATTGTTGGTATTCTGTAAGATCGAACCCTAATAACGCCTCTTTGCGTTCCACACAAGTCCCGCAAGTTCCACAATGGAATTCCTCCCCTTTATAACAACTCCATGTTTTGGAATAGTCAACTCTTAGTTCACGACCTCTTACTGCAATTTCACGTTTAGTTAACGTAAGATATGGCGATATAAGTTGTATTCCACTATATGTCCCTTGTTCAATCGCTTGGGCCATAGGCAGAATAAACGTGTCCCGGCAATCGGGATAAATAGCATGGTCACCAGCATGATTAGCCATAAATAGACATGTCAAGCCTTGACTTTCTGCCAGCCCTGCGGCAATAGACAACATAATCCCATTCCTGAACGGCACTACAGTTTTCTTCATGCTTTTGTCTTCATAGTGCCCATCGGGGATTAATCCTCCTGATTTCAGCAATGAACTTTTGAAAAGTTTATTTATGAAAAGTAAGTCAATAGTTTCAAAAGGAATTTGAAGTAATTTAGCATGGTAAATAGCAAAAGGAATTTCTTTCTGATTATGTTTACTCCCATAATTGAAACATACAATCATTTTTATGGTTTCACGGAAATCATACAACATGGTAACACTATCCATACCACCTGAAATAATCGCCATCCCATATTCTTGATTATTTTTATCCATCATTGTCTCCTTTTTTCCCGTTTAACGGCTTCCTCAAGGACTTCGGCTGCCCATTCATTCCGACTTTTCCCTTTACTTGTGGCGATTTTTTCCATATCTGTCAAAAGGTCTGCCGAAATATAGAGGCTTGACATTGTTTTTGGGCTTGATCGGGATGATTTTTTGTAAAGCTTTCCTGCTTTCATGTCTTTAGAATATCCATAATACGGGAATTGTCAAGCTTTATTTATTTAATAAAAATTTCAATCCTTCAGATGCCTTAAAAAAGAGCAAATTTCAGGAAAATATTTCCAAAAAAATTCGCCCGTAAGACGGCTCAGGAACATTTTTTTTGAAAAAAAATGTAAATTTTTTTGCTCTGGCTATTGACATTTTCATACTTTGATTATATGGTAGTAACGACGTTACAAACATTGTTTTTTCACTGATAACAGGAGGTCACAAATGATTTTAAGCCAAATTTTAAATAAATTAATCGAAACATCTGAACAAGGGCTTTTTGAAGTTGCCGAAGTTCTTGACGAATTTCATCCCTGGGATTTACACACCAGAGAAGCATCAAACCTCTTTCATGACGGGGGAAAGAGATCCCTGACTTCGTAACGGGCAAAGCTGACATTTTTATCGAAGTGTGGATCAATAAAAGAATCGTTCAGTTTAAGCAAGTCAAGCATAATCTCTATTATGTCAACGAAGTTATTGTCAATTATTAATCACTGGGAAAACCTGACTTTTCCCGCTAACAAAGTGAGGTCACACTATGTCAAAATATAATGCCACTGTTTACGGGTATGATGCTGACGGGCAACAAATCTCAACGTCCGTCTGCCATGCCATCGAAAGAAACGGGCGGTTACAGATGTTTGCCGCTAACGGACTCCAATGTACGGGCTATGAAGGCAAAGTCTTTTCTAAAGATGAGCCTAATTTAGGCGTCAAGAAAGGCGATGCGGTCTATGATTGGTATTACCGACAACGTGAAATCGGGTCAGATCGTCTTATCGTCCGAATTGAAATCGTCCTTGACGATTGTGAAGGCTACAAGAACCGAATTAAAGGGCTTGCCCTTCCCCCGGCGTATAAACGTATTTAGTAAACTGGGGGAGGCGCTGCCCTCCCCCGTTAACAAAGTGAGGTCATATCATGAAAAAACTTATTGAACCCGAAAGAACCCGAAAAGCAACCTACTGGAAGCTTAACAATTACTATTGGACAAAGTTCAATGATGCTTTGAAAATTGCCCATAACGTGGTCAATTTGAAAGTCTCTGAGGCATGTCACGTTTTGACCCGGTATGAATATCATGTCAAAGCATACATTCCAAGAGCCCCGTATAAAGAGAACTTTGGGGATCCTGAAATCAGGATTGTCCCGAAAAAAGCTGAAACCGATCCAAAACGTCAGTCCACCATGCCGTATATTGTCGTCAACTTCTCTCCTGACGGGGATGTTACGAATATTGAGTTTTCCCCATTTCGTTACTTCAAAGACATTCAGAGTGACCAGACGGGAAGAGCGTTTTTGAAACTGACTGGCGACATCGTAAGCAAGGTTGTTTTTGATGAGTTTGAAAAGTATATGAAACAACAACTTGCCGTCCTCGATAGTTTCACAAAGAAACGCCTTGAACTCAAAGAAGCCTTTGAAAGCGGGCGAACTGAGAAAGAGTTATTGCAATTGACCGGGTTACGTTTCGCCCCGTGTCCCGAATGTCAAGGCGAGGCATTCTTTCAAGACTTCAATGAACAGATTGCCGTATATGATGAGACCGTCACTGACGGGCAAACAACGGTCGATCTTCATCCTGGTTTTATGATTGACTGCCCACATTGCAGATTTCAAGACGGGGAACGTCCCCAATATTGAGGCAATACCGGGGACGTTTAGGACTACGTAAAAAATAGCTCCTGAGCGTTCCCGTTAAGCGGTCAAGAGAAATTTTCCGAAAAAAATCTCTTGACATTATCATATTTCGATTTTATGGTAGTACAGACGTTACAATATTTCAGTTTAACCGTTAACAGGAGGTCACATCATGAAAAAACATCATAACAACCATCAAGTTTCTAACCGAACCATTCTTTTACGTATCTTAAATGCTTTACAACAGTCGGACGATACTGAAATTTTTGAGTCGGCCCTTTTTTATGATCATAAGTCTCAAGTATCCTGTCAAAAAACAGGACGGGACATGAAATCATTTATGAGGTATTTATTGTTTGATCTTGCTGTGGACTTAGGCATTACGAAAGAATTTGGGGCCAAAGCTGTTAAGTCTGCGTTAGATCAAGAAATTCTTTAGGAGGTCACACTATGAAGGCAGAAGCAATAAAGCAAGAACTTATTAAAGTCCGGCGCATCCACGCCGAATTTAGCCCAAAGAAGGCAGACGGATTAACTCAAGTAGTTACCACAGTCCGAACCTACATCAAAAATTTTGACGTAGGTTTGCAGGATCGACGGAGTGCCTTTCTTGCCCGTCTCAAGGAGACAATGGCACCGGGTTATGTGAAGCAACAAACACAGAGACGAAAAGAAAAAGCCCGTCAGATGCTTGACGAGGGCTGGCATGTCTCTGATCCGGATGCCCTGAAACGATTACTCCGCTCTAAACAATTTAACACCCCCGATCTCCGGGCACTGGCAAAGTTATCTAACGTCCATTTGCACGGAATGACGGGCAAGGCAAACATTGTCGGAATTCTTATGTTACAACAGGAAAACAAAGAATTTTTATTCAACCTTGCCGTAAAACGGGTATGCCTCGCAGAAGAAATTGACTTTCTGAGTGAACAGGACCGCGCAGGCTTCACCGTTTCACGGGAACGCAAAGACGAAATTACCCGGCGTTTACGTCAATTTGACAAGGCGCTGTCTTATTAATCCCATGAGCAAGCCCAGGTAGCGGCTGAAGCCATTGTCTTACTCTTAGCTCAGGAAGTCGTTACCCTATTGTCGGGAGAAACAAAGGGAGTGTAATCATGAATACCGGAATTTTATTAAGTTTACGGGGAAGTACATTGTATTTAGTCCAGGCACTGGGAGAAATTTATATTGGAGTCGTTGAGGCTCCTACAAAGAAGGCTACCGTCAAAGACCTCCATAGCTGGACGCGAAAAACGACATCGGGACTTATCTGCCTTTCAGCGGGTTACACGCCGCAAACCGTCCCGAATCATCAGATTGAAAATATGATTCCCGTTGATGCCTTAGAAGAACGGGCGAAAGATCAAGCGTTCCAGGTCATTTTCGGAACGGGGGCAGAAGACGCCGATCTTGAGCAGGTTCACCGTGAAACGGTCAGAAGCGGAGTCGCCCAACGCCTTGATTTTAGGCGTCTATTGACCCATATATGGGGAGATTCAAAGGTGATGCGGCAATATGAAATATTGGTTGAGGAATACTTTGTTACCCTCTATAAGGGCATGTTACTTGAGTTATACGGGAACGAAGAAGTTGAAATTGACCTCAATGAGGGCTTTTCACACGGAACATGCGGGCAGTTTGCAGAAATGATGACATGAATCTCCCGACACACGGGACACTTCGAGACGGCGTGACCTCCTCTCGGAATCCTGATCCGGTCGGGACAAGACGCCCTACAAACGGGGTGCTTTAGGGAAAGGTGACCTCCTCCTGGGCATTCTGAAGCGTAGGGCGTTTTCTGTTTCTGTCCCGATACTAAACACTCTTGAAACCAGCAAGGCAGAGACGAAAAAATCATACTCTGGCGAACGTATGGGTAGCCAGAAGACGCTAAAACGATATAGCCCCTATGTTCATAGGGCCAGCATTACCAAGTCCTTAGAAACGAAATTTAGCACTCAAGAAAAAATGCGGAAAAATCAAAAAAATCTTCGCCCGCTATTCGGCTCAGGAACATTTTTCTTGAAAAAAATATAAATTTTTTTGCTCTAGCTATTGACATTCTCATCATTTGATTATATGGTAGTACAGACGTTACAGTCATTCACGTTCACAATTTTCAGGAGGTCACAACATGACAAGACAGGAAAGAATAGAAGAGTTAAAACAAGACGTTTTAGAGGCAGCCCAAGCGTTATTGATTGGTTAGGTTTCTAACACCGTTAACCGGGGGAAGGCAACCCCTTCCCCCACTAACAAAGTGAGGTCACACACTATGAATACACCAAATGTTATTGTCAGAAAAGGGAATAAGCCCGGTGGTTGGTTAACTCCATTGAAAGTTGAACAAGTGCTTGAGTTTATCCCTGAAGTCCTGAAAATCCCCGATTACGAAGGGTTTACAATTTGTTTTCAACTTAAACAACGAAAAACACAAAAAACAAAACGCCTTCCTAATCAATACCGCGAAGTTACCCGAACTTACCTGCGTGAAACTGCCTCTCATAAACAAAAACTTATCACGATTTACCCGGTCTCTCAAGATTTTAAAACCCATTATAGCCCGTTAGAGGTCGCTATGGTAGTCGTCCATGAATTCGGGCATATTGAAGACATCCACCTCGAAAAGACCGTTACACAGTCTTATCCAACTAAGGATCATGTGTATTATGCAAAAGAACAATATGCCGAAAACGCCGTAATCCGGGTAGCTAAAGTCATGTTAGATGCGGGCTTTTTGACCGTTGCCGAATTCCTCGCAGTCAAAAAAGAAAGTCAAGCATATTTGAAAACAAAAGAAGTTTAACCTATCAACCAGAGGTCACATGATGAACAAAACAGTCCAAGAAGTTGAACACGAAGCAAAGTTGCGAAAACGACTCTTTATCGGGGTATTCCCGACCGGTCTTTCGTATGCTGACCAGGACGTTGACGTGCATGGAGACTATAAAAAATTAGCGTTCCTGCCCTTCAATGACCTGGAATTAGAGATTTACGAAGGCTGTCCAGAAGAGTTGAAACCGTTAATCACTCAAGATGCCCAAAGCATCATTGACCGCAAAGGTGAAGAGTATTACATCTCCACAAGCGGGCAAACTGTTGTTTTGGGCTATGCTCTGTGGGAGGTCACGACCTATGCAAACTACATTTAACCGCTATGACGTTGTTTACCCGCTTTCCGCCGTTGACATCTCTGCCCTGAAAAAAGCGGACAGGATTATCTTCCGATCAGGCTCTCTTAACGGGGAAAGCTATAGTTACGTTGAGTGCCTGAAGAAAAAAACGCAAACTGAACGGTTTAATGACCCGTTTGGGGAGTACAAAGAGCACATTATCAAAGCTAAATCAAACATTGATGAAGGCACCAGAATCCGCAATAAATACCCGTCTGTTAACGCCTGTTACTCGTTTTATAACTCTCTTGAGGATGAGCTGATCTATACACTTACCCACTATGTCATCAGAAAAGGAGACACTCTGAAATTGAAATGGGGAGCTAACAATTCCTCTGACCTGGGCAAATCACGGGGCGTGACAGAGGATTCCGTCGAATTAGTCATTGAACGCCCTACGAACACGGGCAGCGGTGTTAAGTTCATGCACTTCTTGCTTGAAGTTCAAGTCGTGTTTCTCGATCCTGATGACTCTGGCTTCTCAAGACCCCATCGCATGGTGCATGGAGTTGACGCGGAACACTTTTAACCGTATAATATCCGTACAGGGACTCCGTATTAATCGGGGTCTCTGCACACTTACAAAGGAGTTATCATGAAAAAACATCACTCATCTTACTCACAAGAGATCACGCTTGCGGTACATACATAAAGCAGTCTAACTTTAATGTCTAAACCGTTTAGAATGTCCATCACACGGGCATTCTAAACCTTAACAAGGAGCTTTACAATGAAAGCAACATTCCCACACTTTGACGAAACCGCTTATATGACGGTCGAAGACCCCATTAACCGGGCCATGATAGATCTCGCTGTGACCTGTTTCTCGTTTCTCTTCTGCCAGTCAGAGCAGATTAACGGGTTCTTTGCCCTTGAACTGGCAACCCGAATTGAAGAGGTCTGCGATACTAAGGAACCCCGAATTTTCATGATCTTGGATGCCTTGCTTGACAATTACGATCTCTTTATTCTGCCCTCAAGTCGGGTTTACGCCGTCCGATATGGTTTTCTATGCCACCTAACGTTGACGATCTTAGGGCCGAAATATCGCCGCGAACATCCCGGACAACATGGGAATTACAAATATCTCATTAAAAACGGGGCACTCGGACATACCGCGTTTGAGACTAAAGACGGGCTGATCCGCTTCTTGCAAATTACCGGTTTAGAAATCGGGGAACGGCAACGACACCTGTACCAGACTTTCTTAGTTGACGGGCAATATGTAACCAATGTGATGGCTGATCAGGCCCTGTTTGACCGGATGAAGGCGTCCGGTCAATTTAAGATTACTGTTTGGGAGAGTAACGGCGAATTGACAACCGCTCTGATTGACGACCGACTCCCAGGCTGTAACGTGATTCATTACCTTAACCCGAATTGCCCCGACCGTGAAGGCCATCCTTCTAACTCCATCCCGAAATAACGCTCTTTCGACCGCGCACTAACTCCCTGAAAATCATAACTATTTTTATGAAAAGCCCCTGAGATCGGGAAAGATGCTTCGCGCATCCCCAATCGACGGGGCTTTTTCTTTGACTTCTTGCTTCTTGATCACCGCCCCGAGTTTTTCACGATCTTTGGCACAAGGAAGCCTCTTCGACGCCTTTAGGCAGAGGAGGAATTGTGCCCAAAAATTTCTTAATTTTTGATGTTTTTTCATTGACAAAAACATTCAATGATGTAATCCTGACATTATTATGAAAACAACCTTGAAAATCAAACTGATGCCAACAGAAACACAGCGTCAAGCACTCCTGAAAACGATGGAACAGTTCAATAATGCTTGCAATGAAATTTCGCAGTTTGCATTTAATCAAAAATGCTTCGGCAAATTCAACATTCAGAAACAGGTGTATCATGACATAAAGTCGAAATATGGTCTGTCTGCTCAAATGGTTATCAGAGCTATTTCTAAGGTTGCTGAAAGTTATAAGGCTGATAAAAAGACATTGCATCAATTCAAAGAACACGGAGCAATAGTCTATGATCAACGGATTCTCTCGTATAAAGGACTGTCCCATGTAAGCATCTGGACAATTGAAAAACGACAAAAGGTTGCTATGGTTCTCGGTGACTATCAAAAAGCCCGTGTTGACCGTATCAAAGGACAAGCCGATCTTATCCTTGTCAAGGGAGTCTTCTTTTTGTTGGCGACTCTTGACTTGCCTGAACCTCCCACGACCTCCCCTCAAAAGTTTCTTGGGGTTGACCTGGGAATTATTAATATAGCAACTACCTCCGAAGGAGAGCAGTTCTCCGGCAAACAAGTTGATCAAATCCGCGAAAAGTATAGTCAATTGAGAAAAACTCTTCAAAGTACCGGCACAAAGTCGGCAAAACGGAAACTCAAGAAAATTGCTAAGAAAGAACAACGATTTCGCCGTGATGTAAACCACTGCATAAGCAAAACACTCGTTGAGAAAGCCAAACACACCTCTCAGGGAATTGTTCTTGAACACTTGAAAGGTATCCGCGAGAGGATCAGGGTACGGAAATCTCAGAGAAGCCGTCATCATGGCTGGTCGTTTTATCAATTGCAACAGTTCATTTGTTATAAAGCTATATTGGCAGGGGTTATCGTTCAGTTAGTAGTGCCTCGGAAATAGTTACTTAAAATCTATAAAAATATTCTAAGTTCTTTGTCATGCGGCGACTATAGGCTGCCGTACTCCCTTCTGAAGAATGTTTTTCGCCCCGTTCCAGTCAGCATCAAGTTCGACGCCGCAGGTTCGGCACTGAAACCGTTCTCCTTTCCGAGAGAGCTTGTCCCTGATTCCGCAGTCGGAACAAGTTTGAGACGTGTATGCGGGATCAATGAACGTCATTGAGATGCCCTCGCATTCACAGCGATTCGTCAGGCGTTCCAACACCAACGGGTACGTCCAGCGTTGGAGCTTGTTATTAAAGGATTTCCGAATTTTGCCTTTTGATTTGTGTTTGACAGACTTCAGATTTTCAACTACCACCGTCTTTACATTCTCAAGTGGAAGCGCATTGACCGTCTGGTTGACAAACTGATTGCGCTCCGTCAAGGCACGAAGGAAGCCTTTGCTGCCTTGCTGCTTTCGGGCGATTTTCTCGGCATACTGTTCAAAGTCCTTGCCGAATTGTTGACCGTCAGAATTCACCAGCAGCTTTTTATACCCGATGTCGAAACCTTTCACTGTCCCGGTTTTCTTGGGAGCCGGAGCCTGTTTCTGGAAATACACATCTGCCCAAAAGCCCTTTGCGTTCACTCGGATACGGAGGCTCTTCTTGAGTGTCCAGCCCTGTTCAAGGAAGCGATTGAAGTGAGCATGTTTCTGGGTCGGAATCTGAAGTTTCAGCTTCTTGCCGATGGAGGACAGGGTAATCCAGCAGTCAAATGAATTGACATCCTGCTCAAGCTCAACAAAGCGGCTGTCCAGTTCCATCACACGCTTATTGAAGACGGGTTTTGTCTTCTGCTCCTTCTTCCGTTGTGATTTGACAATAGCAAGGGCTTGTTTGGCGGCGCACTGCTTCATTCGAGCGGAGAGATAGGTATCAATCCAGGCGGTGTCTTTGACAAAGGAGCCGGAAAACTGTTCTTGCTCCCACAGGTCGTCAATGCAGAGATTGACCACACGGTTGTACTCCGTGCTGATGTCGAGCAAGGTCTGTTGTTTGCCGATATTCGCGTTATTGAGATTGAGCGTTGTTTTTCGTATCATCTTGAAGGTCTTTGATCAATTGTTCAGTTTTCCGTTTACAGCGGCGTTTTCCGTATATTCTGGCACAGAAGGATGTCACTAAGCTGATAAAATCTTGCATCAGATCTTCTTTGTCGTTTGCTGCCGGGTTGATCACTTCAAGCGTACATCCATGTCGTTCCAACAGAATCCGGATCGGATTGATACCGAATCGGGCGAAACGGTCAGTATGCTCAACAACAATTCGTGTCATCTTTGGATTCGACAACATCTTGCAGAATTTAGGGCGTGTGTCATTCAGGCCAGAGGCGCATTCTTTAATGACTTCTTGCACAATATAGCCCTTCGCCAGACAGTAGGAGGTCAGCCGTTCAGCCTGTCGGTCAAGATTATCCCGGTTTTGAGAGGAAGACACTCGCGCATAGCAGACGACATACTCTGGTTTGGCTTGTTGCTGTGGTTCCGGGACAATAATTGTCCCGGATTCTAATTGATACGCTTCTGGAAGCTGCCCTTTTTTGAACAGGTTCCAGGCCGTCTGATAACTGACGCCTTGCCGTTTTGCCCACTGTGATAATTTCATGATGACACTATGGAATAGTGCTATCATATAGTCAAGTTATTTTTATATAAAATCCTATGTTTTTTTTTATATAGAACTAATATTCATATACGATACCTTCCTGCGCCCCGAACTACCCCACGAACCGCTTAGAAAATCAGCGGTTCTCATCAGTTCCGTTTCTGCGAACGGTTCTTGATCTTTCTCCGAACCGTTCCGATTCTTAAACCAACCACGAACTGTTCAAAATTTCATTTTTTGACGCTCTGAGAGAGCCATATGGCGACGATCTGGACACGTCCCCTATGAAGATAGGGGTTGACTGTCCAACGTCTTAAAATCGAAGGGAGAGAGCGGATTTTCTGGATTGGACAGTAAGATTTCCCAGTATTCTTGAGACTCATGGGTTAACTTCGCTACGGACGCATAGAACCGCCCTACTAACCCGGCTGTAAACGTTAACACGTCTTGCTCTTTATCCTTAATCAACGGTCGTAAATCAACCGCATTGATCACGGATGTCAACGGAACTCCCGTTACCTGGGACACTATCGCCGCATTGACCCGCCGACGTAAAACAAGTCCTTCCAATAATCCCGCGTCCTGGGTTGCATAGACCTGAATTAAGGACATGCCTAACTCTTCATGCCCGCTTACATCAAAACATGCCCGTAAATCGGGAGGTATCCAGTCCATGCTACGCCACCCTTCACACCCGTAAACATATTTCGGGCGAATCGCTTCAGGTAACCGTCTTACGGCATCGACCACCGCCTGACAGACCTGAATGTGATGGGGATGCCCGTCTGCCGGGTCATGCGTGTAAACAGTCTCTGGACGGGCAAGCTCAAGATACCCCGCAATCTGGTCAACAACCATTTCTCCCTTAAAATACGGGGAATCCTCAGCTTTCAGTCCGACAACCGACGCATAGTTCCCGTAATTAGCGGCATGACACTGTTCTTGCCACCTCAACCGGATAAAGTCACTCTTGCTAAACTCCGCATACCGGGGAAGAATCGGACACCCGATCCCGTTCGTACAAACTATCCCCGTAAACCACCTGCTCTCATCCTCGAAACACGCCACAACCCCCGGAAACATTGATAACTCCAAATCGTCCGGGTGTGCGGCGATCCCTACATCTGTAGTCATTGATAATGCCGTCTGAAAACTTCTTTCATACGGACAAAAGATGTTTCCTGAATACTCCATCTTGTCTCCTTTCTGGTTAAGTATTTAGTGGGCTACCTAATTAATTTCAATTATTTAATAAAGCACCGCTGACCGTTTGGCGGCTGGAAATGGGTGATCGAGAAGGGAGAACTGGGGGACACCCCCCCTCCCTTAGAATTTCGGGCGATCCCACCATTGACCGCCTTTCGGTATGTTCAGGGATTGAATGGGTTTTCTTGCGCCGCTATCTATAAAAGTCCTGTAAGGCTCCCCATCCTGTGGGGAGTACGGTTCCCTGACGTCGGTGTTGGGGTGACAGGGTCCGCAACTGGGAACGTCGTCGCGGAGTGCCCGTACCTGTATCGAATTGGCGCGTCTTCACGCCGATAACCGGCTATGAAGTCAGGTATGACAAAGAACTTAGAATATTTTTATAGATTTTAAGTAACTATGATAATGTCAGCAAGTTTACATAATAAAATGTTATCAGACCCAACCCCTGACTATCACCGTAGTACAGGCATTATGAAAACCTTCACATACAAAAATTGAAACATTTCGTCTTTTCTTCACTTATACTGTGAAAAGCTATGTTATAGCTTTTCACTATGACGACCTATCGTAACATTCTTTTCCCGCTAGTTGTCATGTCGCTTTATATGACGATGATATAAAACTAAAGCCGTATATATACCTACAATCGAAAAAATACTGTCAGTGAATACCAGAGTATAGGTTCAACATTTTAACGCCTTAGAACGCCTCTCAGGTATCAAATTTTCGATTAACGATTTTATGAAGCCATCAAAGCTTGAGCTTCGGGCAATTCCAGGAACTGCTTGAACCATTTCCGTAAGGCGGGTGCACCAGCTTGACAGGCCGCTTTGTAAGAATCGAAGCCTGGATCTCCTCGCATTATAAACTGGGGTAACTGCCCGAAATCCTCTTGAGTAAGCTTATCAAATTGGTCATCTGGTAAGTCCCGTAATAAGGCAAAGGTCAAGACTTTACCAGAAGCCTTTCCGTTTCCATTCCCGCTTTCAGGGGTAACAACCGGGAAGGTTGTAACGGGAGCTTTCTTCTTTGCCCGCCTCTTCTTTCGCACTAGGGCATCATAGGTGTCCGCTGTCCGATCAAAGGGTTGTAAGGTATTCTCAAGCCCGTCTGCCATCCCTTCAGAAATAAGAAACGAGTATTCACAAAACTCCCGTGAATACTTAATAAATTCGGGCGTGAAGGTATACCAAGTAACCCGCTTGTTCTGTTCAAATGACATTGCTTGTAACGGGATAACTGTAAGAATTTTCCTACAATCACCAGAATAAAACCGCCCTGAAAGCACCCTCAATGCTCGTCTTAACGTTAAAGATGAGAATGTTTTGAATTCAGGCTGACGGGTCAGTTGGCGCGGGCTTTGGAAAACCCAGGCTTTGTTATTCCAGATGTTTCGTTCTTGTTGGAGGTTGATAACAAGCCACTTATCGAACCATGTCAAAACGGCGTTCTCTTCATACCGAAAGGCGGTCAACTTCAGGTTTGTAAAAGTTTTACAGAAGAATTTTGGAAATTCCATAAGAATTCCCGACATAATCGTAAAACACGGAGAAAAAACTTGACAGAATTTTAGAAGTCGTTTACTCTGTATCTCATAATCATGCCGTTTCTCTCTTGTAAGCGGTTATCTTGCACTTTGTCTTACCAGAAATGCCTATAGGAGGGGTCGTCACCCCCTCCTTCCTTCTACCTTTTGATGTACTCTCACCCATCAGACGGTCTATATATCTTATCAAAAGCTTAACAATCTTGTCAAGTATTTTCTCGTTATCCCCAACGTCCGATCTTCTCTTCTGAGAAAATGCCCGCCGACTTTCTCAGAAAGGCGGGCAAATTTTCTCTTAATATAATATTTTTAAAATAATTTTAATTAATTATTTTTTCTTTTTTTAGAAAAAATACGCGCGTGCGCACGCGAGAGAACACATATCTTGCTTAGAGAGACGGGTATTCCCAGACACAAAAGGAAGGCCGCAACTAAGACACATGTGTTCTGGTAATAAGACACATGTGTTCTGGTAATAAGACACATGTGTTCTGGTAATCGAGACACATGTGTTCTGGTAATAAGACACATGTGTTCTGGTTTATAGGCCGCAACTAAGACACATGTGTTCTGGTTTAGCCAAAATATGATAAAGTATGATAAAGTATGAGCCGCCAGAAGTCTTCATTGTATAATCACTTACAAGAAACTTGCGTAAATTGCTAAACTTGCTAAAGTTCCCGAAAACAAGAATATGATAAAATATGATAAAATATGAGGATTTGTAAGCTCTTTCTTTATAAAAGCTTACAAGAAACTTGCGTAAATTGCTAAACTTGCTAAAGAAAATAACGAAATATCGGGTAAAAAACGAGTCTATAGGATATGAAGTTTTTTGAATTCGCCTCGAAAAAAAAGCTAGAAATCCCCTGATACGGGACATCTTATAAGATATGAAGTTTTTTGAATTCGCTCAACGGGAAGTGCTACAATGTAACATAGGATTTCTTGCTATTGACACAATCATCTTTTGATTATAAGTGGAAAGTATACTAAAAAAGGATAAATTGACGAATTTCGTCTACTACAAAAAGACACAAAAGGGCTTTTTGTAAAACCAGAAATGGGATTTCTACAAATGAAATATATTCGTTGCAATTTGCAACACCTGTCAACCAGTTCGATTTCCTGAGAAACCTATCTATGTGGGCAAAATGACTGAAATATCAGAAAGTTTATATAGTTGCACCTACAACTATTTTGTGACTATACGATGTAGGACATGAGAAGCGTAAAAAATAGTATTCTGGCTTCATGAGAGAGTCATATGGCGACGATCTGGCTATAACCCCTATATTTATAGGGTTGACGTGCTGACAGTCTCTGGCGCAAGGTAAATCGAATTACCGAAACTATCCCCAGGTCTCGGTAGTTCCTGTTTCGGCATACGCGGTTCGTAGCTCTTGAACCGTTTCTGTAGGGGGAGTCTCACAAGGCTCCGTCAGTCCTTCCCGTATCTCGGTTTGAGTGACTAATCCGATAATAACGTCCTCAAGAGTCTTCAGAACTGCTTTCCGAATTTGTTTTCCGAATTTTTGGGCATAAAGCCGCTCCCATGCGAGTAATCCCTGTATAACTCGTTCCGCAAACTCTCCTTTTGTCAAGTCCTCAACCATATACGGGTCAATTGCAGGCTCATTCTCTTGATCTATTTCGACAAGGCGAACGGCAGCTTCCAGAACACGGGCGACCTCACCGGGGTTGTTAAAAATTGAAAGGCTCTCATCTTGCTGGTATCTTTGCCCGGCTCGCAGTAATTCCTGGAAAGTCAGGTTGTAAAGTGCCATGCCTGCTTTCGATGGTGGCATTTCCTCCCAAAACTTTTTCAAGTTATCGGGTAGAGTTGACTTTTTGGGGGTGGTAGTGTTATCATTCATATATATCCCGCTCCTTTCCCGTTTTTTGGGTACTAGGGACATTGTACCAGACGGCGGGGATTCCGTCAACCAAATTAGGGGCGCGGAATTCCCCGTTATTCGGGCAACCCCAAAACGCCCATCAGACGGGATGTTCTCAAAATGCCCGGATTGCGGGGGAAGGCAGGTTCGCCCGCCTGACGGGGGCGCGTGTTTATTAACAACAGCAACAACCTTCGATTGGGCGTTGTCTCCCCCCGTGCAGGGGGCGAAGACAAGCGGGATGGGTTATGTTAAAGAAAAGATATGGGATTTGGCAAAAAATGTCACCCATAAATTAGAGATAATATGAGTGGGATGCACTCAGGTTTATAACTTTCTGGTTATAATGGGGAACGTGAGGTGATGGAGGGGTGTTAAAGCGCCGGGAGAAAGGGGATGAGAAGCGTCAGGTGTTGGTAAGGGGGGTATATGACCCGTTGCGTGGGGAGTGGAGTCGGTTACATTTAGCCTTGGGGTTTCACACGACACGGCGGATGGACACGGAGACGGGGCATTATCAGCGGATGATATTTAGTGATCGGGCGTTTTTATACGGGATGTATGCAGACGGGCATCCATTTCGGGTAGTTCGGAAGGCGGTTCAGGTGTATATGACCGAGGCCGCGTATTTACAGGTGGTAGATTGGTGTCGGGCGGGGTATCATGGGGGGTATATATTACCGACATTAGGGGAGGCGCAGAAATTTGTTCAGCAGCGGATCAAGACCTCGATATTGCGGAGTCCCTATTATCAGTATTTAATGCGGGGAGCGGCGGCGGCGACTCAGAGTGTAGACATACGGAACATCGGGTTAGGATCGGTGACATTTATTGGGGCGCGGGTGAAAAGTGCGTTGGCGGGGCATGATTGGGATTTTTATGTGTCGGATGAACATGATTTTAACGTCTTAGGGGGCGGGCAGGCGACGGTAGACATGGCAAGAGACCGTGTAACGGCGAGTATGTTACAGGCCAGCATCATACAGGGCAACCCGCAAGCGTCCCAGGTGATGGTAGACGGGGAGTATCGGGCTGGTGATCAGCGGATATGGGTAGCGAAGTGCCCGCATTGTGGGCGGTGGCAGCCGTACAGTTTTTTTGCGGGGGTAGTTCGGCAGATAGAAGAGTGGAAATATATCTTGAGGGATGCGACCTGGGCGCGGGAAGATACGCGGGACATACACTATATGTGCCGCTATTGTACCCGTCCGATGCCGCGTTTTGGGTTACCTTCGGAGTGGGTGGCGATGTTTCCGGGTCGGGAGGTGCATAGTTACTGGGTGAATCAGATTATGGCCCCGAATTTAAGCTTGAGGCAGATGTCCTTTCGGTTTTTTAATGAGGCGGTACGCAGTATAGACGGAATGCAGCAATTTTGGGCGACCACGGAAGGGAAGGGGTATAGCCAAGCCCGTGGAGAGATTACAGAGGCGATGTTACAAGATTGTGTCATTGCCTTGAGTGAGCGGCCCGCGAACTGGCAAAAGACGACCGTGATGGGGATAGATGTGGGGAAGCTCTGGTTATATGTGGTGATTGCCCGTGTATGGGGAGAATGGTTGATTTTGGAACACTGGGGCAAGTACAAAGATGTGGATGAGGTATACCGGCTAATCAACCGGTATAAGGTATTATCGTGTTTAATGGATGCACAGCCGGAATACCGGACATTTTTGAATTTACGGGAGAAATCGGCGAAGACGCGGCGGGTAACATGGGGGTTATACTACTTAACCGGTCCCAAACAGCGGGCGAAAGTGGATCAAAAGAACCATTTAATCCATGATGACCGGACGTTTATGATAGATCAAGTCTATGCCCATATCGTGGATAAGCTCTTAATCTTGCCTGGAAACGCGCTGATAGATAAGGAGCTTAAAGAACACTTGACAAGCTCTGTTCGGGTTGAGATAATGCCTAAGAACTCAGATGTTCCGATGAGAGGATGGGAGAGGAAACGAGGCATGGAGGATCACTTTTTACATGCGTTAGCTGCCGCAATTCGGGCGAAACTGATTTTAGATGACGGGTTAATGGGGGAATTGGCTAATGCTTCCCATGTACCGGGCGACATGGTAGACCTGATTGCATTCGACCGTCCGTTAGGAGATGATAAGTCGGAGGAACGCTTTCGAGCCTTGCAACGGGAGCGGTTTCAGATAGAACAGCGTTGGAAAACCCGGTTAGATGTTTCGTTATTGTCAGGAACGATAGTCCAGGCGGTTGACATCTGTGTTCCCGAGGAGTATTTAATCGTCCGGGCGTTATTGCAAGAACTGATTAACCGCTGTCAAGAAGAAGGCCGTCCCGTGTGGAAAGCAGCGGCGATTTTAGCCTTACAGCGGTTAGACGCGCACCATGAAGTTGACGATCACGCTGGCAACGGGGAGAGGCAGAGAGACGATCTTGGCAGTGGAAGCTCTGAAGAAGAGCTTGACGCGGATCTCCTCGAAGAACTTGCCTAAAAATCCCGTTGTACGGCATGAACATGGAAGAAATGAATTTGTCTATGTAGAGGACTCCAATGAAACCGATTGTAGGGGAATCATACACGATACAAGAATACCTTAACATGTTGCCGGATTTCCGTCAAGCGGTACTTCGCTTTCAACGTCAAATTTTAACCGGTTGTAAAACAGGAGATAAAATAAGCATGTATCTTGTAAAAGACTTGTCAATAGGGGAATTACAACGGTTTGAAGAGTCTGTTAAAGCAGGGAAAATATTTTAATGGAGGTCATTATGATTGTTTACAAACAGTGGTTGAAGATCACCACAAAACGGAAGAAAGAAGATCAAGAGCCATCTAACACCCGATTACTTTGTGATGGTTGGTTTCTTTTCGGGGTTATTCCGTTATATATCCGCCGAAAAAATCTTGATCTTCCGTCTGTTTAACATGAATATACGCCAAAACACCGTTATTTGGGCAACTGGGATAGTCCAGTTTTGCCGGGGACTTCTAAAACGCATAAAACAACGAATTTTCCCGGAAAAGCCCGAAAAACAAGAGGAAGAGTCATGAAAACGTCAAAAACGTTGTTTATCCTTACCTGTGTCCTTGTAATGGGCATTTTGGTAGCCTGCGCGGAGCTATTAGATGACATCGGAGATTTTATTGACACATTACCTGATCCGGAAACGACACCGACACCTGGACCAGAAGAAACGCCGACGCCGACAGAGACCCCGTTACCGACTGTAACGCCAGAGCCAACCGAAACTCCTGAGATTCCGACTCCCACACCGACCGCTACGCCGGTGCCACTCCCCGATAATGTGTTTTTTATCGGATTTGATCAGGCAGAAACACGGTATGGAAAAGTTAAAGACGGGGTTTATACTACAGAATCCCGCTGGTGGTATGCACACTGGGAGATTCCGACAACGGCTTCCGGGTATATCGAATTTACGGCAAAAGGCTTTCAACAGGACGAACTATACGGGGGAACAGAGTTTAAGAGTGTTCTGGTGTCAATGTGGTCGGGCGAAGACGGCTATGATTACGCCAATGCTCCGTATATCTTTGAAATTCGGAAATATGGCTTTATCAAAGACCGTCCAGACGCTTCAAACGCCTTTAAAGCAAAGATCAAAAGCCGGGGAGAGTGGGAAGAAAGCGGTTACGTCACCAGAGATTGGGATCCCGAAAAAGAATATCATTTCCGGATCGAGTGGGGGAATTCAACCGTTTTAGTGTTCAGAGACGGAGAGCATGTCTTGACAGGGCAGTATAATGGGCCGTTTGCTCCGACAAAACATCAAATCCAACTGGGAGCTAACCCACGGCGTTATGCCCCAAAAGGTCTGGTTATTTCAAACGTAATCATCGGGAAAAAGTAGGCTTTCAATCTCTAAAAAGAGTTTGGAGGAAGAGTCACACTTCCCACGCTGGACGTGAAATACGCCACATAGCCGGTCAGCCTATAGGCTTTCCGGGTACTTGTAATTCCCATATTACATACAAGTAATATCTGTTGTCAAGAAATTTTTTATCTTGCACGAAAACTTCCATTTTTTCTTCACCTGATATTGCCCGTCAATAGGAGAATTTGGGGCGATCTTTCAAAAATACCTTTACAGAATTGCTAAAGTTTTCTTGACAAAAGTTTAGCAAAGATTTATCCTCTTCTGTCTATGCCCTTAAAATGGGCTAACTCAGGAGAAAATTATGGAAAATGCACTCAAAAAGGCACTTGTCAAAATAGGACAAAATAGGATTTTAAAGAATGTTCCCCGAATAACGGAACATTTTACTGTCCAGCGAACTGCCCAAACTGAGATAAAAGTCACGTATATGGGGGATATTGCTTTTCGGGTTGCTTTCGATACAACGGCATCGCCATTTATGCCCCGTGTGCTGTTTTATCTGGAAGATCCGGATATTCAAGCCGTCTTTTCCCCGGCGAAGGGGTATGACAAGGCAACAAACATCGTTTTTGAATTGTTGCAGGCGATTGTCCAAATATCTCCATATCTCCTTGTCTATCGGGCATTAGAACAAAATCCGGTACAACTTCGGCAACAAGGAACACCGCAAGAATTACGGCAGAAGTCAGACCGTATAAAGGCTTATCAGGAACGGATTGAATATTTAGCCGGGTTCTGGTTAAAAGATGCTTTTCCACAGACGGAGCCTATTTTATTAGGGGAATGGCTATGGGCTCAAGATTGGCTCTCTCAAGACGGGCTTGACGTTGAACCAGAAGAAGGTTACGTATATGTCTTGAAAGTGGTTAATTTGTGGCAACGTTATACTAATACCGAATGGCGGTGTTGGATCGGGAAAACTCGGACAAAGAGAGAAGAGATGGAATCCCGATTAGCAACAATTTTCCCGGAGGTTGAAATCTCATTTCCAATATTTCGGGCGTACCGGATGTACGGGTTAGTGGAAGAAGGGTTATATCGGTTCTTCCAGTCGAAACATTTACAAGAAGGTTGGTTTGGTTTCAGAAAAGAAGATTATCAAATCATCTCCATTTATGAACCTAAATATGCCTTAAACGGGGAGCCTGAATAATGAATGATATGTCAACGTTGAAAGAGCTAAGTTTCCCTGATTTGATACGGAGACAGCGGGAAGAAAAAGGTCTGACAAAGAAAGAATTGGGCCATAAAACGGGTGTCAGTGAGCCGTTCATTAGTCGGCTTGAATCAGGGAAAATCGGGACACCGAAGAAACGAAAAGAATTTTTTCTGGAAATGGTGGCTGTGGAGTTAGAAATTCCGATGCCGATTTTATTAGAAGCGGCGTTCAAATGGGATTTGCGGTTTCGTGGTGAACTATTGGAAAAGCTTTGTGCCATTGATGATAAGTTGACGGCAGAATTATTTAAGCTTGTCCAGGAAGCTGCAAACTATCAGGTAAAGGAAATGCTGTGCCAAAGCTGCTCACTTTTACGACAATATTTACCACACATTTAAAAATCTATCCGATATTTAGTTGACAAATAACTAATATCGTTATAGAATAACGAATAATGATGAAGCCATTAAATTTGTCTGTCCCTGAACAGCAAAAGTCCAGATTAGAAGAAATTTGTTCTATAACGGGTTTTACGAAGTCTGAACTTGTGAGACAAGCATTAGAAGATTTCCTCCGAAAATGGTGGCAAGAACATCCTGAATATCAAAAACTAGGCACGGATGAGCGGGGAAGGCAGTGAGTGGACGTGCCTGGATAGACACGGCAAGAGAAAGGAATAGAGTGGCATGGTAACGACAATAAAACTTCGTTGCCTTGCCGCTACAACTTATAATAAAGGCTATAACATGAATAAAGAAATATTACTTTCAGAAATTATTTATGAAGAAGAGTTTTATCCACGGTCGGGATTTGATCCCAAAGTCGTTGAGCAGTATCAAGAAGCCCTTGATCAACTTCCTCCGATTGTTATTACTCATGAAAAATATCTTGTTGACGGGTATCATCGGCTTATTGCCCATAAAGTCGAAAAACGAGAGACGATTTTAGTTGAAATTATTACACTTCCGAAAGAGCAAATCTTGTGGGAATCAGTGACACGGAATGCCGGACATGGTTATCAATTAAGCCGATCCGATAAAAGACGACTTGGACAGCAGTTTTATCGGCAAGGCAGAACGATTACAGAGATTGGTACTGTGTTAAGTGTCAGTGAGCGAACAGTAAATGATTGGACGAAAGAAGACCGCAAACGGAAGAACGACGAACGGAACGAGAAAATCTGGACCTTGTGGATGCAATGTTACACGGCAGATAAAATTGCAGCAGAACTTACAGAAACTTGTAAGATTACGCAACAAGCCGTATCAAATGTTATTAATACAAAAAAGAGCAAAGCTGCTGAAACTTGTAAAGCCCCTGAATCGGTGCAAACGGACACGATTTGGATGTTTCAACAGAATGATTCCCGATATGGCATGAAGTATCCTGGCCGTATTCCCGGCCAGATTGTTGAAAACGTGTTATGGGCTTATACCGAGCCGTTTGACATCGTGATTGACCCGATGGCCGGTGGCGGCACCACGTTGGATGTCTGTAAGGCCATGTTGCGGCGCTATCAGTGTTATGACCTTGCTCCAGTTCGTGATGACATAAAACAACATGATATAACTCAAGGGATGCCAGAAAATGCCGTAAAAGCAAATTTAATCTTCTTAGATCCTCCGTATTGGAAGCAAAAACGGGGAGACTATTCAGATGCGTCCACAAATCTGGCAAATGTATCCGTTAACGAGTATACGGTACAAATGAAAGCGATTTTCAAGACGTGTTTCAAACAGCTTTCGCCACATGGACATTTAGCTGTGATTATCGGGCCAACACAAGAAAATGGAATCATTTATGATCATGCAAAGGAGTTTATGTTTTTCTTGGATACAATAGCAACACAAATTGCCCGGATTATTGTTCCGTACACAACCCAACAATTACAGGGATTCCAAGTTGCCGACGCCAAGAAAAACCGATATTTTTTAAAACGTCACCGAGATTTATTGATTTATCAAAAGAAATATGGATATTTGATAACTCTTTACGTATTCATTTGGCATTAAATAATCCTGAAAAAGTTTATTTGGGGTAACAAGTAAACTCCTGAATCGTTGCTTGACGGGCGTCAAGTGAGACACAGAAGGAGGCTTTTGTGGCTTTTCAAAACTTTACACATGAATCATGGTCGGATACTGGGGGAATCCAGCGGATTTTATTACCGGTCGGCATTGTTGCCGCTGTTTTTTTCGTGGCATTTCTGATTATTTGGCTCTTTTGGAGTACTCCGGATCTCCCGGAATCGTATGAAGAAAAGATCGCCATTGAACACGGGAAAGCAATTCTGAAAAAAGCAGAAACATGGACAAAAATAGCTCCATTTATCCCGTATTTACAAGCAATCGGAACAATTACGGTAGTAATAGCAGTGGTATTCCTTCTCTATAAAACGGTTGGAATTCGGTATTTGACAAGTACTCAAGTCAACCTTGACGGAACACAAATGGTAAATAGAATTCCGATTATCCGAAATACGTTACCCTTTATCCGTCAACTGGGGACGGCGCTGGTGGAAAATGCGTCCTCTGACCGGATCTTGAGAGCAAACGAGGAAGCCCGTGCGTTGGTCGAAACAACGAGTCATCTTGTAAAAGCATTTCCTCATCCTCGCTATGGGGCACGGGGACACTATAACATCCCGGCAGAAGTGTTGCCGTACCGACAGGATATTGCTCTGCCCCCACATGACGGGAATGACGGTGGAGGAGGACAAGAAATTCTCTGGCTTAGAGATATTTGGAACGATATTCCTCAAAATCAGATTTGGGTTGGTGAGCCGGTAGTGACAGAACGGGCATTTCATCAACCGATCAAAATCTTTTTGAAATTTTTTGAGGCGGAATCTATCGCCGTTGCCGGGCGGACCAATCAAGGAAAATCCGTTTTCGCCGGGGATTGTATTGTCCAGCAATTACGTAACCTTTGCCGGATCAGCATCATTGACGAACATTATCATCCAATCGGACGGAATCCCCACGCTATGACAACCCGAATTGAAGGAGTCCTTCCTCTGGTGCATAGCACGGCTTTTCATGATGAGGTTTACGAAGGCAAAGGACTTGCTATTTTTCGGGAATTTGAAGCGGAATATCATCGCCGGGTTGCTTTACCCCCTAGATCATTGGCAGACGCCCCGATCTGGTATCTCTGGTTAGAGGAATACTCTACATTTGTGGATACTTACAAAGATGAAGGCATTAAAGAAATTATCGCCAACTTGCTCCGTGTTGGAAGGAAATTTGGATTAGCGTTAGGGCTAATTGCCCACGAAATACACAAACGCCATTTACCGTTTCATCAGTTAATCCAGAACCGGATTGTGTTCTCTTCAGATAAGGACGCGGCTCATCATTTGTTACAAAATAAGAAAATAGCTCAGGACTGCCTTGACATGAAAGCTGGTGAAGCCCGAATATTAAACACAGAACGGTATCCGAATCGTCCGAAGTTTCAAGGATACTATTATGAACCTAAAGAATTGAGAGAGCTATTGCCGGTACCTCAAGAAGTACGGGACGCATACGAAGAAGATCAATTAGCCAAACAAAAAGAAACAATTTCCCTACAAATATCGAAAACTCAGGACATAACCGAATACTGGCGGATGGCAGAAAGTTCCAAGGTTGTTAGGGCAAGATTAAACGTCCTGAGTCAAGCAATTAATTCGGTTGTTTCTTACCCGAAAATTGAGGCAATGGGGAAAACAATTTTTAAGGAAGATTCTGTCCTGACATTAAGCCAGATTAAAAAATTTATGTCTCTTGATCCGAAAGTCAAGCCGAAAGGCGGATTTTCTACGGAGTTTATTCAACAACTTTATAAGGTGCTTTGGCAGACAGATTGGTCGGCCCAGGTCGTATTTCCAGGAGATCCGATAGATGGCAATACCGTCAAAAAAGACAACACAGAGGCGTAATACGGGAAAAGCTACGTTTAAAAACGGACAGTTAATTACCCGAAAATGCCGTGTTGCGGGGATTATAGACGGAGATACAATAGATGTCATGTTTGCCGTCCCCATATATTGGGGTTTTGGAAAGCGGCTGATCCGCGAACGGATCAGAGTCTGGCCTATACAGGCTCCTGAGAAAGGGGAAACTGGGTTTAAAGAGGCAACGGATCTTCTCGGGTATCTCCTAAGCCTGGGAGACGAACTCCGGATCACGTATTATTCGGAAGGGAACAAACAATGGAGAGGTGCTTTCGGGCGGTTGCTCGGTATTATAACAGTCGAAACTGGTTGGTTTCGTCAAATTGACGTATCCGAGGCAATGCTTAAGGCGGGGTATGCCAAGCTTTATCACGCCCCCGATCTTATTGCGCCTGAAGCGTTACAACGGTATCGGCAAGTAGAGCAGGATGCCGCCCGTCAAAAGGTCGGATTATGGGGATTTTCGGATGTCAAAACCGCTTTTCCCCACACGTCTAATTTAGGGAAAGTCGTAAAGACCGTTTTTAAAGGGTTCTTGATCGGGCTGGCTATTGTAATTATCGTTTGGTTGTTTACATGACATATCAGGAACGAAAACAAGCACGGAAAGAACACTATTTGAAACATGTTTACGGATGGAGACTCCGCCCGTGTTCCGCATGTAGCGGGTCAGGAGTATATGATAACACAGGGAGCCCGCCGTGTGGGGCTTGCGATGGTACAGGGAAAGAACGGTATCCTGGCCCGAAAGCTCTTGCATTACGGGAACAAGGGAATAATGGAAGTAGAAGAAAAACGATTTAAAGGGATTATTGTTCCGGTAACATTTTTAACCCGGTTTCTGGCGAAACCTGAGCAGGAAAAATTTTCAATTCCCGTTATACTGAACATTCCGAAAGATGCAACCGTGAAACAGGTATTTTGGGATTATAGTAGAGACGGGTTAGTTATTTTTTATGAACACCCGTCTTTTGAGGCAATCGGCCCAACAAATCCGATTCCCATAGAGCCACTTGAGGTTACGATACTTGACCTTAAAGAGCTTGTAAAAACTGAGGCATCGGAGCTTTTCACAAGGATGGAATCTTTACGGTCAGGTCTGACCGTTATTGGAGAAGAATTCGAGAATATGACCGTTTATCGGGTAGGTAATGATCCGGTGAGCAAAGAACAGTTTGATCAATGTCAATCGCCAATTATCGGGGTAACAATCGGAAATACATTCTATCCTGCAAGCCAGATCGCCTTAGTAAAACGGGATGAAACAAACAGATTCTTGAAGGATTACAGATTATAGCGAAGTATTTACCTGAAGGTGATAACGGGGAATTTAGTGCCACTCATGATTCTATAGCAGCGGGATCATCCTGTATCGGGGCTGGCCCGGAATTCACGAAAATTTCTACAGAAGACCATGCCCGACTGAAGGTGTTAGGCTGGTACTATAATGCTAAATACGAGGCATGGTGTCATCATTGTTGACTCAATAAGTCATCCAGTCGGGAATCTTCAGGGATTCCACAGTTAAACATCTGGTTAAAATCACGGGCAAACTTTTCTGTTAAGGCATGGTGTTGCCCGTCGTCAAGATAAAAATCATTCTCCCTCCTGGTTTTCTTCTTGTAGCGGGCACCAATAGTTTCTCAAGAACTGGGCAAAAGTTGTCGAAATACAGAAGTTAATAACAGGCGAAGCCGGGATGGTTCTCATCTGTTTAACCTCTCCCCCAGTTTTATTAAAGGTTTCAATGTCAAATCGGGAATGTGCCCGCCGATTTGTTAAGGAAATGACTCCTAAATGTTTCCATGTAAATTTAGGAGATTCAAACAATAGTTCCACAAGTGCTTGTGAAAAAGCCCCGATTACCTTCTTGACCGTCCCTCGGGGAAGGCCAGTTTTTTCCATTATCCTGTCAACTACCGGTTTACTTGCTTCCCATTTTTTGGGATAAATTGGAATATCCTTCATAATGTTTTATTCCTTTCTTTCGCTTTACTTTCAGTCTCTTTCAGAGATTTCTTTCTTTTGCGTAAACGGTGTAACCCGCTGTCCTCGATACGTCTTACCCATTCACGGCAAACTGAAAAAATCCGGCTTATTTGTTCTAACGTGTAGCCTTTATCCTCTCCAAATGAAGACAAAAGCCGATACCGGGCTAAAAGGCAATAAATCTCTCTGTTAACTCCGGGAGTTTTTTGCCAGTATTGACAAGTCCGGTAAGGACACTGTTCTTTCCGAAATTCGGCATGGATTTTCTCAATGGGTAATAATAAAATTTCATCTCTCACCGCCCGTGAACACTTGTAAATAATAGAAACCCATGTCCGGTTTTCCCGTTTCATCAAAGGTTCTTTCTGTCCGAAGTTCAGAGCAAAAAGATCAACATAAAGCACATTGAAAGAAGTATCTAAAGTAATAGGAAGTTTCCCTAGTCTAAACGGATTATATTGATCTTTGGATAATTCAATCGTGTCTTGTGTTGTATAGTCAATGATTATGTAATTTTGGAAGCTCAAATGTGTCCGTGTCGGGAGAGAACATATTTCTTGGTTTCTATTAAGAATCATTTTAAAGAAGTATCCAAAGTCTTTCAATCCCTTTCAGAGATTTATTAGCTTTTCTACATGGAAATAAACCGGGAACGCCTAACAGACCAATATCTTTCAATCCCTTTCAGAGATTTATTAGCTTTTCTACGCACGTTAAGGAGAAAATTATGAACCAATTACTTCAACCTTTCAATCCCTTTCAGAGATTTATTAGCTTTTCTACCAAATCTATAATCTGGAATCTGCTATCTATCAGCGGCTTTCAATCCCTTTCAGAGATTTATTAGCTTTTCTACTTGGGCGTCCTGGCGAGGGCGCCTTTTTTATGCCCCCTTTCAATCCCTTTCAGAGATTTATTAGCTTTTCTACGCGATTGTTGACGGGCAAACAGGGGATATTCTGGTACTTTCAATCCCTTTCAGAGATTTATTAGCTTTTCTACTCAATGACGGGCTATTCCCGTCAACGGTATGGGACTTTCAATCCCTTTCAGAGATTTATTAGCTTTTCTACTCAACCGGGCTTCCTGGACAGTTAACGAATCCCGGTCCTTTCAATCCCTTTCAGAGATTTATTAGCTTTTCTACAGCATTACAAGCAGAATTTGCCGGGTATGAGAAGCTTTCAATCCCTTTCAGAGATTTATTAGCTTTTCTACTGCTTGTTTCTATCTGCCCGGTATCACGTAAGTCAATTTCCTGTTTCCGAGCACCTGGCACAAATCTCTAAAAATGCTGTCAAAGAACTATAAATTTTGTCTTTTTAAGGGTACAAATGCCTTATATATAGTCTCCGAGCAATCATTTTGTCTTAGCCATGTTTGTAGGCAGATACAGAATGTTGCTTTGTCAGCATCCCCTGCTCGGCAATCTCTGAAAGCGTTCGGAGGAAGGGAAAACCCTCCCACACTGGACGTGAAATACGCCACATAGCCGGTCAGTATCATACTTTCCGGGTACTTGTAATTCCCATATTACTTGTATGAAATATCCGTTGTCAAGAAATTTCTGATAATTTTATTATTTTAGGTGAGCGTAAACAAGCAAGGAATTGGCTACGATCCCCTTGCCAATTTCCGCTTTTTACGGCGATATTAGCGGCTCCGTTACAATCGGCGTTAACATGAGTCCCGTTATTTGTCTGGTATAGTCCTCGTTTCCTGCGTTTTTTTAATGATTTGGAAAATGTATGGAGTTCGTTGCTTCCATCATACGTAGGAATCTCCATATAATCCAAAAAAGAACATAAAGATGTGAAACTTTCTTCATGTTCAATATAAGCTATTCCTTCCGGCTCGCAGGCATATTTTAGATAATTCCGTAACTGTAAAAACGGGATTTGCACAAAATTTTGAGTATTCCGTTTCCCTATATTTACACCTTGTTTCCATCCGACGTTCACCCCAACAACAACCGTATTGATGTGATGCTTAACGCAGTAATCTACAATATATCTGGCAACCTGTTGCATGATATATTCAATTTTGGCATTCCGGCGACGGGTGATTCGGTAAAGCTGCCGTGACTGTGGAAATTTGTGAGATTGAGTCGAAAACGGGACAACCAATTGTTGCCATTGCTTCTGTTCATCTCCTGTTAAATGACATGCTAAAATGAGTTTTTGCGCTGTGGCAAAAGACTGTCCACAAAGTTGTTTATACCGTAATAATAGGTCATCAGGAAGAACGGTTTGTAAAAGTTGGATACTCTCTTCAGTTACACTATATTTTGAACGAGGATCTTGATCTGCCATACATTCCCGTAATCGGGCACATTCTTTATTCCAAAACCAATTGATTGATTTGACAGAAGATCCTTTGAATAAAAACGCGAATGGAGTCTCCATGTCCACACAGGCCGCAAGATTATTAACCCCAAGATCAATTCCCATTATCCTTATGCTGTCAGGCGTTGTAGTTGTCGGAACAGATGCTTGGTATGTCAATGATACCGAAAACTCTTCACTCCGAAATTTCGGAGTAATTTGAAGTTTCCGAATATCATTAAATTGAAGCCACTCAGGGATCGGGATACAAATTGGTGTAAAGCCTTTATCTTTAAGCGTTTTTGAAAGGCTTAGGCGTAATGTTCGGTCATCAACTTTAACGAACCCATTCCCTATTTCGGCGATAATTCGTCCGAATGGTGGAGCTTGATCACTTCTATGGTTTTCGCCTAAATAATGCTGGTCTTTTTTATATCCTGGAATTCGTGGAGCATCACGATACTTCTTCTTTTTTTGCTCTGCCCGAAGCTGTAAGAAAGAAAGGTGGTGCTTCTGCAAATATTTCCAGATACTTTTATCATAATTCCGTATATCTTTAACAGCTTGATCTACCATATAATGGGCGGTTTTGCTAGATATTTCAAAGTGAACCCGTGTAGACTCCCGGTGTCGAAGCACTTTTGAATCTAACGTATAGGTTGTCAGAAACCTATCGTAATATTGGCAAGATTCAAAGATTTTCTCTCCATACACGGTCATTTCAGACCGTGATAAACACTCTTTGAGGTGTTCTTCAAACTCTGAACGGAATACCTTGCGCTTGGTAATTGGACGCAATTTAGCCCGTATTTCTTCAGGAACCGCCAGTTGTGCGATCTTATTTTTTGACAATGAATATCGGAGTGTTTCAAACTGCTCTTTACATGGGCATACCAGGCAATCAGGGCAGTCAGGGATTATTGACGGGTTAATATAATGCTGCCGACAACACCATAATGCCGCATTATAGATTCTTGCGGCATGGATACAGAGTAGTGTTAAATGTTCCCGGTCTTGTTTCGACAGATTTGTTAAGGCAATTTTAATGGTTCTTGCTGCTAATTCCATAAAGCTATCTCCTTTATAATTTGAAGTACCACTTTCTGATCCGTTTCCAACCCAATATTGGTATTTCTAAAGTTCCGTGACCAATTATCCAAAAAGACCAATCCATGTGGCGGGGACAAGGGGTAAGGATACTGTAAAGACCCAGACCAAACCCTAAAATGTAAAGACCCATAAGGAAGACAAAAGACAGGACATAGCTTAAAGCCACGGGATGAGTTAAGATCAAACGATGTAAAAGATTAGCCACCTTTTTGTCTCCGTATTGTTTTCGGACGAAACGTTCCTGCCGCGATGCCATTTCTTACCCGTGCGGCGGCTTTCGCCTTTGATTCTGTTTTTGAGCGGCCTTCGATCCGCCCGGTTCTCTTATTAACTATAGCCCAGTTCCCTCTTTTCCGGGATTTAACAGGTCGGTATCTAACTACAACTGGCATGATAAAAATGTCCTTCGCAGATTAAAAATTTATAGCTCTGGCGCTCAGAATACCCTCCAAAATCGTTTGAAATTTCTTCCGAATATCTTCATAGGGGTTGGCGTTCCGAGTCCTTAGAATTGAAATCTGGTCGCCATTTTTACGTCTGGACATTACTATACCCGAAACCTGGGCTTTCGTCTACTAAATACCTAATGTGATTTTGTTAAATTGAGTTTTGACGGCAGCATACGCCTCATTCCAGAACTTATTTTCCCAGTTCACGGGTTTTGTTCTTGCTTTCCCTTCTTCTTGATCCCATTGGTATTCCAAAACGCCCAAATTCGTAGGCGATCCTCGTTTTACATGAAAGATCACCACACAAGAGTCAAGCTCTGTACCTTGACCTTCTTTCGTATAGCAATCCAGTCCAAAGATTTCTTCTTCAAAATCAAAGCGGCTGACAAGCTCCGTTACCCGGCGAAACATCTCATCCGGTTGGCACATAAACGATTGAACCTCAAGCGTTCCGTCCGATTTCTTCAGAATTCCCGGAAACGGGTAACAGCCATTCTCATCCATCATTCTTTTAGCCAAACTGACAAACTGTTTTAATACACTAATTTCTCCCATTATTTGCTCCTTTCTTTCGCCGCCTTGAGGCGATTCCGTATGTTTCTTTGGTGACTTTTTTTCTGATTTCTCGTAATAGTTCCCGGTAAGACTGTTCCTCTCCGATAGATAGTGTTTCAGGCATCTTCTCTCCCATCATTTGGTTGATTTCGGCAAATCCTATGTCCCGATACCATACCGGTTGAGAATCCGCCGAAAAGCCCAACAATGGATTTGGGTCATGTTATGAGAAAGAGGGGCTTCCGCTGAGGCGGTTAAACAACACGCTAACGCCTCTGCCTCAGTTCCATATCGGGCGTTTTTCAGATCCAGATTATATTTCTCCTCGAAAATCAGGATCAACCTTTCCCGGTAAATAGCATCACAGAGCCACGGAATTGATTTTAACGAGTCTGCCCACATCCAGCTATGGGTAACTATCGGAGCCCCAAAATAATTCAATTGCTCCGTGGTTAACCCGGAAGCAGGCATAAATACGGCAAATAACATTGTTACATATTTAGGCGACATCCCCGCCCGTAACATGGCATCAATTCGTTTATACACGTTCAGGTCATCAGCGGTCCAATCCCCATTTGGTGGGAAAAGCTCAGAGTGTATCCTAAATTCAGGCGACTCAAAATCTTCTGGCATCGGGGAGTCCTGCAAGACCTGGGTAGTCAAATCATTAAACATTGTAAGTTGTTCCGCCATGTTTTCACTCCTTATACTCAATACGGTTAACAAAAATTCGGCTATGGGTAAGGGGTTCGATAACAAGGCTTTCCATCAGGACTTTCCCTTCGTGTTTGCAAGTCATCCCGCCTTCAATTTCAAGTGTTCCGTCTTTCTTGAGCCTGAGATGAAAAAGACATTCCCCAGTGTCCGATAAAATTGAAAGTCTTTCCATTTCTTGTTTCGGGACATCTTTGCCCGTCCTAATTCCTTCTTGTATGAACATAATTACCTCCCGTTGTTTGGGATATTACTCCCATCCTTCATCTTGAAAAAAATCACTTTCCCAAAAGATTTCTTTCCAGGCTACAATAGTGCCCACTCCACGGGTTCCTGCTCTTCCATACGGAGTAATCCAGTGCATTCCATTCCAGCAAGCAATTACGGAAACCCCGTTTTTAAAGAGAGCCTGGACTTGACGGGAATCATCTGGCACATGAATTTCGGCATTATATTCTTCTTCTCCCCGCAGTTTGGGTATTTTCCCCCGGGCTTCTTGGCTTACACGTCCCTCCCTGTTAACAGTCGGAAGCAATATGTTGGTGTTTCCACGCCGCATAATCACCGACTGGAAAGTCTGTTAATCGTTTGAAGTGAACTGCCTCAAGGATATGTTCACTCAGAATCTTTTGACTTTGGGCTAAATTAGCAATAACCCGTCCGATTTGACAAACTTGTTTGACAACAGTCTCAGAAAGGTCAAAACGTTCTTTAGAAAGTTGTAAGAATTTTCCAGCATCCAGATCTAAATCCCCGCCCCTGTAGGAAGCTGTTAACATCCCGTCAATACGTTTTAACATGTCTTGGTGATCTTTTAATCGGAATTCCCGCATAGCGGCGGTAAACCTGTTTTCTGCCGTGTTCTGAGGAGATAATCCGCCAACTTCGACCATAAGATGGAACGCTTCCTGATTTTTCCAGAAGTCTTTCCGGGCGAATTTTTGAGAAATGACCACTGCCGGTAATTCGTATAAATGGGCATATTGCGCCAGAAGCCACGCATAAGTATGGAGTTCTGTAGGAACCAATAAAAGTGAAAGTTTTCCAGCAACGGCGACTTCGACTGCCCGTTTTCCGGCATAAGTCCCGACAATATTCAACCAAACCGCCGTCTTCAGGTCATCAAACTCTATAGGTTGAAACATTAACGGTTGAATTCCCAAAACATCGGCAGGATCAGCCATATGGTGGTCTTGCATATAGACCCTTGCCTTTGAATATGTCGGTTCTTCATAACAAAGAGATTGAGGGAAACTATCTTTATCATAGCAGTATCCCCGCCAGATATGAGAATTCGTGAACTCCGGATCAATTTCTTCCCGGAGCAAAAAGTGGGCACTCATAAGCATACCTCCATTTAGCTTTTTAAGGGCTTCCACTGTTTTGTTTCGACTAACAAAAGTTCCGCTTTAAATAAGTCCGGATCTTCTTCTCCGTCCCACAAAACAAGAGCCCACCATCTATCCTTGACGAAAAAATTCCCGAAATATTCTCCTTCTGCATCCGCTTTATCAGTATTTGGTTTCCCTTTGCAGCGGAGCGTTTCATCGGATTCAAAGTCAAAATCTATTGGTAACGGCATTGTTATCCTCCTGATGGTCTTTTTCGGAATTGGCTGCGTTCCAAAAGTCAACCATCTCCTGTTCATGTGGCGGGAAAACTCGGATCTCTACACAAAGCTTATCGCATAGGTGGTAAATTTTTCGGATGTCTATGTCATGCGGCTGTCCGATCGCGGGTTTTCTCCCACAATGTTTACAGGGTAATAGGTTATACTTCATGTTCCTCTAAATATCTGGATACTACGGGATTCATGGGGTTTTCATCCACATAAGGTGAACCAGGTAGTCCGTACCTCTCCCGTAACATCCGGTATTCATGTTCAAAGTCCTGTAATGATTGAATGGTTGTCGGAATAAAACGAATTTGCCCGCCCCCCACTCTTGAGAAAAGGATCATAATCGTATTCCCGGAACGCGGGCTAACATCTAACCCAATCCCGGATTGTCTCAAGACAAGTTCCTCAAGACGGGCGATCCTGGCTTCAAAATCGTTTTCAACTTCAATTCGACATCGCCTTCCGTTGTCAACTTCTACCTTCCAATGGGGTAACCACCAGACCTCTTTTAAGACTCTTCTGATATACCAGAAGACACACCGGAGCGTTATTCTTCCTCTCCAATTTGTTGTTTCCTGTTTCATGAAATTCGGCGCAAGGAGACCCGGTTTTTTAAAGCCGAGTAGTTTACGGTGTATTGATAAAGTAAACCCAATCTTGAGAGATGTTCCACGTCTTTTGTATTTTGAACAGTCTCAAGAAGTAAAGCCGACTTGACTTTTCACAAACGACATAAAAAGTCCCGTTATTCTCCCAAAAATAAAGGAGATTGTATTCAGCCTCAGAAGAAAACCACTCGTTTAAAACTGCCCAGGGCTCTTCAGGCATCCCGCCACGCGGGGCATCTTCGCAAAACATCCACATTAATAGCCACCTTCCCCTTCATCGTAAATATCGGTCTCCCATTCTCCCGCAACCAGGAACTCTATAAGCTCTTTTGCCCGGTCTCGGTCAGCCGCATGGACTGAAATCTTGAAATGAAATTCATCCGTCCCTTCTGTATAAGGGAAACCAGAAACTTCAAAAGTAAACTCATTCATGCCTAACAACGGGTGTCATCATCATGGAAAAGAATGATAATTTCGGTACCATCTTCTTCCTGAATCAATTCCCGCCCAATATTTTCGATTAGAAACGGGTTTAACGGTGAAATCGGGTAACACCCGACAGAAAATACACAAAGCACTGTTAAAAACCATTGTTTCATATAGCTCCTCCTCCTGAGCCAAACGCCCCGGCAGGAAGCTCCCAATGACGGGCAAGCGCCTCGACATAACCTTCTGTAACTTGCCAGTCAAAAAACGGTTTATGAAACTCTTCTTTCCCGTCTACTGCCTGATGCCATAACCATATTTTGTGAGCAGGGACGCCTAAATCCATAATATGGAGAGTCTGCCCGGTACTGTCTTTTCCCCCGCTTATCATATCAATAACCATATCATACTCATCTAACGGGAGAAGCTCCGGGGTCGGATCAGGTTGTATAAAGAAAGAAAGTTGTTCCATTATCCGCTGAAAATCTCCCTTAGAATCCCGGCAATTACGCAAACGGCAACTATCACTAAACAAATCATAATGCCTTTTGTTATCATTCTATTTACCCGGTATATGGTCTACAAACGGTATATTCATACGTGTTCTCGTCTGTTTTGACAAATTTATAATAAGAATCTAACCCGAAGGGGAATTGGCTTGCCCCATTATAGCGTCCATTTGGGGCTTCGTGTTTTGCTGGATACAAAAATGTTACACAGAACCGCTTGACATCCTTTTCTGGAAGGTCACTAACAATTTTGTATCGGTAAATGGAGTCGGTATATTTCCGTATTTGCCCGTAATGTAAGACTTCCCATTCTATTTTATGCTGTTTATTCATAACTCTCCTTTTTGGAGATTGGGGCGGGATTTGAACCCGCGATAAGGGATTTGCAGTCCCCTGCCTTAAGCCACTTGGCGACCCAATCTTAGTTTGCAAGAACACATTCCGTATCCGTGACCTGCCAGCGGGCATCATGCCAGCCGACATTTTCTGGTTTCATATCCAACGTAGGCAACCCTTCAGCCTCTATCTGGACAATAAGCTTTTCTAATTGAAGCAATCTAATTTCTCCTATCCGTTCCGCATACGGGAACACATCAAAAATAAAATCATTTCGGTAAAACGGCCCAAATAACGGCTGTAATACATGCTCAGATTCAGGAATTTCCCACCCGACATAATCATATTCTCTGAACTTTAAGGTAGCAGGTGTCCCGTCATTTAATCGAATAGAGAACGTAATGGTTTGATGTCCCATGCCTTCATATTCTCCAAGCCGTCCCCCGAATTCCTCTAATACATCACCGATTATTCCGCCTAACGCCCAAAAACGGTCAGGATCACGACCTAACTGTCCTTGCCACGTCTCTTCATGGCAGTCTAATAAATCCATCTGTAGGTCATGTAACGTTCCCATGTTTCTTGAAAGCTCCTTCTTGCCCGAATAGACTATAGATATACATGATCGCCTTATATCGGGCATCTCGTTCAGTAGTTTCAAAATCATACGCCGACAAATCAATAGAGTGGGGCTTGACGGCTTTATCGTTTCCGAAACAATCCCAACCTTCTCTCTTTTCACGGGCGAATAACTCAAGATGAGGACCAGGGAATTGTTCTGCATAGGCGTAAATGTCGGGCGGTTTGCGGCTATGCACTTTTGTCCTTTTTGCTACCAAAAACAAATCATAATCCCAAATTAGCCCCGCTGATTGGGAATGTGGGCACGGAGCATAACCACGGCGGGCAATGATGACAGGCTCTGTTGAACCACGAATCCAGTGCCCGTTTCCGTAAGCAAAGTCAAGATCAAGCTTCCCGAATAAATCTATTTTCGGGCGTCTTGTTGTCTTCACCCACGGGAATCCGGTTTTCGGATAAAAGCCCCATGCCCACATCGTCAGAAGGCAGTCAACTAACATTGCCCACATTCCCCAGGCGATAAGAACAGCCTGATCCTCTGCCAGATTAATCACCGGTAAGGCGCATATATCGGGAGTCGGCATTGTCCCGTAATGATTCTTAGCCGCTCCCCGTCCTCCTTGCTCGGGCTGCGGCTGCCACGGTGAATCACAGAGGATCGTTTTATATCGTTTTAATGTGGTCATACTTGCCACATCGGTTGAAGTAAAAGCCCGCCAGGACTTGCACCTTTGGTCTTTTCTTCAACGTTGTTTGCCATAAGTCTCATCATGTTTAAAGAAACGGTTGTTACTTCTGAAGTCCCAACAACTGGGTATTGGTGCTCTCCTTTAAGAGAGTCTTTTGGAACTGCGATAACCCCAAAGACCATAAACAGGTCTTTGTCATCTCCTTCTAACCCGGCATTTTTAGCGGCCATGCCGGTTTCCCGGACAATAAGTTGTCCTGTTACTTGGTGTTTTTGGCTGTTTTTCATTTTCTCTCCTTTGTTTGCGTTCCTTTTTTAGGGAGCGGTTCGCCGTTCCCATGTCGGATGACGGGTTCCGGTCACCCGTTCATGATAATTTCGATTTGGATAATGTATTGTTGCCCAAAACGGGGGAGACCCCCACCAGCTATACCGAATAAGGAAATGATGGTTATATAAGTGATACGGCTTGACAAATCGAAAAAAAGACATATACCCCCTCCTTTCTAAACAGTGTAAAAATGAAGTATGATAATGTCAAGTTATTTTTTTATATTAAACCGGATAAAGTTGAACCATTTTGATAAGTTCCCCGTCATATCGTTCATCCAGGGCACAGGTGTCTATTTCTGCAAATTCAAAGAACGCTTTCCCTTTTGTATCGAACCGGAGATCAACAGTACTGCCCGCCGCATGGATAAGTGGAATGTCATATTTCATTTCTTTCCGAGTCAATCTCTTATCCACATGTCTATGACCGAATAGAAGGATGTCTACTTTTCCTGCAATAAGGTCTTTAAACGCCCGATCATCCTTCAACTTCAAAAAGAAGTTGTAATAAAATGGATGATGGTGAAGGAAAAGTACCGTATAAAGGTTCGGACGGTCAAACTCTTCTAAATATGCGGCGATTTCTGCCCGTTGTTGCTCTCCTATCTCTCCTTGAGCAAAAAGCACGTCAAATCCGCCTAATTCACCCGCCATTGAGTCAACTGACATAAAGACTACGCCGTTATCCGGATCTCCTGGGTCTACTATTGTATAAACAACGGGGAAGTCAGGACAGGAAGTGCTATTCATAGCATAAAAACCAAATCGTTCTAAGGCGATTCGTATTGCCCAGTTACCTTTAAACCCGTAATCATGATTACCTGGGCAGACATACACAACAAAGCCCACATTTCGGAGATTACGGAGTAGTTCACGGAGTCTCTGGTATTGATTTTGAGTGCCGCTTTCCACAATATCCCCGGTAATGATGATAATTGGGAGCATCTTAAATTCCTGATCTTCAGGAATCTTCCCGTTTTCAAGACCATGATCAAGTCCTGCATACATCTTAATCAAGCCCTGTACCAGCCACTCACATTTTAGCAAGTTCCATCCTTGCCCGATATGTAAATCCGACAAATGAATTATTTTCATTGCTTTTGTTCCTCCTGATCTTCTTCTGAATCTCCAAACCCCACGATCTTCAACCATTCTTCGGCAGCCGTATGAAGTGAAGATGAAGAACAGATAAAAGGATTTTCACGATTTAACTGTTGACAAGCTTTTTTTGCTAACTGAACATGGAACGGAAGAATTGTTCCGCCAGGACGTCCTTCAAAGTTCTCAATTGCCCCGTGAAGTAACGCCATAGACCGGGCAGTCGGTTTTGTAAATCCGACTCCAAGAAACCATTTATACCGCCAGAATGTCCCGGCATTCTCTTGTTTCCAGACTGGATCATCTCTATGTGGTTTGATAAAGAGAAAAAGCAATGCCGGTTGACAGAGCAAGTCATATACCCAAAATCCCTGATGGCGGCAGAAACCAGGACGATAACATCCCCGGAAAAGTTCTCTGAATAATTGCCGTCCTGTTTGTCGCCAACGATTTCGGTTTTTGACACTACATTCAAGGGCGTTTCCAGCAATTTCAAGAAACTGGTTACGATAAAATTCTAACGTGTCCCATGTGTTCTTTTTCACGGCATTTCCTCATCTTGTGATAGGGGAAGCTTCTTTCAATCCCTTTCAAAGGTTCTTTATTTGGCAATCTCTGAAAGCATTCGGAGGAAGGGAAAACCCTCCCACACTGGACGTGAAATACGCCACATAGCCGGTCAGCTTATAGACTTTCCGGGTACTTCTTATCCCCATAGTTGACAGCCGTGCCCGTATCTAATTCTGATACCGGGCGTTCCTCTCTATCATAGTCCAGTATGTGGGGTCTCCATTCAAGTTCCTCACCATCAGAAATGTCCTCTTCTTGCATCCGATCCGTCCGTTTTAAGGTAAACCAACGGGTACACTCGTTTTCCTGTTCTGTCCGGATCGAAGCGTTTTTCATCAGGCGATGGAGCCCCATTGTTGCCTCAATTAATGTGTCATATTCAAATTTTTCCGATCCATAATCCACGCTGGTCATAATGACCGTATGCGGCTGTAAAAGCTCCTCTTCTGCCTGAAACCCGAATTGTACCGGGGTTTCTGCCTTTAAGATTTCTTCTGATGTGAAAACTTCCTTCTTTCCATGTAAGATTTGTTTATTGACGGGCGAAGCTCCCCAAAAAACTGTTATTTGTTCTCCTGTTTGATCCCATTTACGGTGAACTTCGTAAACTATCCCGTCATAAATGAATTTTGTCCCGATTAAATTCATACGTTATAATCTCCTTTTCTCTGTTAAAAAATACGTCTCTGGCTCTCTGAGAGACGCCAGAAGACACGTTTAAAGTACAACCCCTATGAGTTATAGGGGTTGGCTCTCCGAGTCTTTACAATCGAAGTTTGGCGATTAATCGCCTTCTGGTTTCCATACTTTCTTAGAAACCAGGGCTGCCTTGACTTTCTGGTATTTCAAATATTTCTGCTCTTCAAAGTATATCGGGAGAAAATGGCACATTTGTTGTAAGGCTTCTACCGTATTCCCCGATATTTGGGAGACTCTACTAAGCCCTTGCATAAGCTCTAATAAATATTTTGGATCGTCCTTTTCTGCTTTCCTGCAAAGTCGGGCTATTTCGCCGGTTCCAATGTAGTCTATAAAAGTCATTTTGTGACCTCATTCTTGAGAATATCCGACCCTGAAATTGCCCACAGTCCCGTCCGATCTTTCTTCTTAACTGCCTGATGCCACCACATTCCAGGGCAATGTTCACATGGGCCGGTCACTTCGTTTTCAATTCCATCCGTCATAAAACGAATACCTGTCAGGTCTCTTGTGTTGGGCTTTGGCAGAGCTTTTATGATACTTTCTCCGACTCTGAGAAGAAGCTTCCGTCCTTCATCTGTGCCTAAAACTTCATGGAGTCGGGATTTAAGCACTTTGATCGCCTCAATTATTTGTTGTATCCCTCCCCAGGTTTCCTCTGAATACGGGAGATAGTAATGCCTTCGTGTCATGTCCGAAACAAACGGTAACGGGAAATCTCCCTCAAGAGTCCCGTCATCATTGAGGATATTCCTATCATAGAACCGCTTGGCATGATATATCGGAGGTTTTCCGTAATAACGGGCGTCCTCTTTGCTATGATGAAAAATTCTCCAATCTGCCCGTACAAATAGCTTATCCGGGCGTTTGGCGATATAATACCGTTCCGTAGAGAACCCGATAAAAGCGGTTCCTACTTGGTGTTCATCATGCCAGGATTGAGACTCTTCTACCTCGATAACGGGAATCCATTCAAACTCTGCCGTAAATTCTAATGATTCCGGATCAAGCTTTAATGATGCCTCCAACCCCAAATCACTTTCTACAATTTTCCTTACTTCTTTTGGTTTGCGTTTTCGTGGCGTGGCATTGTATCACCTCCGGTAAGTCGCTATAGTCAAGCATTACCTGCGATCCTTATAATAATCCGACTCAATTGTCTTTGGATAGAGAAAAGACGGGACATTCTCGGAAGAAAAAATTGACGTTTCTCCGTTCAGGAACTGTATAGGAACTTGAGCCTTCCCGTTTTGTAGCTTGGTCCGCTGTGCCGACGTGACTCTACCCAAATTCATGTAAATTGCCCGGATACTCCCGTATTTCTGCAAAAGTGACCTTGCGGTCTTTTCTCCGATCCCATGTACGCCCGGAAAGCGGTTGTCTCCTGTAAGCGCCGCAAGTTGTTCCATTTGTTCAGGTGTCAGCTTGTATGCCTTTTGAAGGTTGGAGACGGTTACATATTCAAACCGAACGCTCTGAGAAGGACGGGAATAAAGCCCGCAAACTCGTTTTTCTCCGTCTTCTCTGAGAAATGGATATAATCTTGAACCGCCCGCCAATAAAATCATATCCCACAACTTGAGTGATCGGGGAATCCATGCGGACAGATAATCTCCGTAAAGAAAACCGGGCTCACAGCGGGAAAAGGCAGCGTTTTTCTCTTCCAGAAATTTGATAACGTCAGGAATGATAGTTTTATCCACATCTTTTTGATACCCTGAGTCGGTAAATCCTGGGTATCGCTGGATAATCGTTTCGGCATCTTCAAAGAGAACTGCCGTGGAAACGACCGTTGCTATTGCTTCAAAACTCCGGGCAAAGTTTCCTTGCCCGAAATACTGTTGTTTAGCAAAAAATGTCCCGTCAAATAGGCAAAGGGTCTTTTCAAAGATTAATTTCGGAACTTCGCCTTCTTGCGGGAATAATGGGAGTCTAAATGTGTTCATACGATTAACTCCTTTTCTTTCTTTTTATAAGTTGTATTCCTTCTAATCTCCGTGTAACGATTGGATCATCCGTATAAAGGCGGTTTCGTCTATACCGGGCATCTTCTTTCTTAATCTTCCATTTTTTCGCCCATTTCGTAATACAAGCAATGGATACTTTGAACGTTTCAGCCGCTACACGGTAAGGTTGCCGTTTTGTTACAAGAATTTCTGTTAACTCTTCCTGTGTAAATCCGGCACGCGGGGTATCTATTTGAGGAATTTCATCTTGAAAGTCTAGATCAACCCGTTCTTTGTATAATTTCCTCATCCATGTATAGCTTTTCCCGTATAGAACAGCCAGCGCACGGTACGGAATGTTTTTCTTTTCTCGTAATTTTACCAGATTCTTGAGAGTCAACATGCCCTCAGTTAGCCCATATTTTACCAATAGTTCGCTTTTTATCTCTTCTTTGGATTTAAATGGCACAGGTGGCATAATTTCTATGATCATATTTACAGCATCTCTCCCAGGTCACGGGCAAATGCTTCGATTTTCTTCAACCGTGCCTGTAATTGGATGACGGTCTCTGTTTTTTCGTATTGAGTTTGAGTTAAAATCGCCTGAAGGCTTCGTATTTGCGGGCTTGCCTCTGCTTCAGGAATTGTTTCAAGTTGTCCGGGTTCAATATCTCCACCACCGTTTGACGGGGCAGCAAAAAGGTTCAAAGGCATTGACGAAAAGAATTTCTGATGTTGCCCCTTTTTAAGGGTGACAACATCGTGCATCCTGATCTTGCCCGGTTTCTGGTCAGCAGCGGCTATGATCTCTTTGCTATGCTCTTTCATCCAGGCTTCATCCGTCTCAAGGCACTTTTGGACAGAATTTAAAAACGCTTCTTCCCCGGACACTCTTTCATTTAGCAGCGGACGAAGTTTTGCCACTTCATCCGTCTCAAGGGCACCAGAGACGGTTAGCGCGGCTAACATCCCTTGGTTGACGGTAAATGTTGGTTGAGAAAGCTTTTGGTATAGTAATTTCTGGTTGTCATGAGAAAGTCGGGTTGCCGCTTCCTGTGCGGCGGAGACTTTAATTCTCCCGTCAATAAGAGCTTGTTGGAGTTCAGGAATCAATCCCTGTAGTTTCAAGAGGCTTTTGACTTCCGCGACTGAAATCCCTACAGCATGGGCAATGTCTTCTTCAGTTATCTGGCCTTTCTGTGCTAAGGCATCATTCCAAAGCCCTTTAATGGCTAACCATGAAGCTATTTTGTTGGGTTTACGTTGGTGATTTTCGGTTAATGTCAAAAGATGCCGAATGTGGCATCTTGTTACCCAAGCAGGATAAATTTTTGCTTTGATCTCCGTCTGTTTCCAATATCGGGCAGTCATCACCCGACGTTTTCCAGCATGGATAATATACGGATTATCCGGGGTAGGTTCACCTTCTAACGGCATTCCTAACCAGATTTCTTCTTGTTGGCCTAACCGTTTCCAACTTTCACGAAAGCCTTTGTCCGGCAGTTCCGCCCCGATAACTGGCTCAATAAACTCAAGGCTGATAACGCCGACTTCCGGCTCTGGTATCGGTTTATCCGGCAAAAGGTCAATCTGTAATTCTTCGGCTGTTTCGGCTGTTTGTTTTTCCATCGCATTGTGAACTGCCGGGAGCTAAAACCTTCTATTTTGAAGATTAAAGTCCTCTAGCTTCTTAGTTCATCGTGAATTCCAACGAACTCACTCCCTAAGCGTTAGGTTTGGGCTGTCCCATCCCTACCATATTAGTTTTAGCGTCTTGTGGCGTCTCTCAGAGCGCCAGAGTTATGTTTTTAGTTATCATCAAAGAGCAAATATCCGAACCGATGTTTTAGCTCAGGAGTCATGATTTGACGTAGGATTACCCGATCGTTCACACGTTCTCGGATACGCCTACAGTCTCGGGACAATTCGGTTTGATAAATACTCTTCCATTTTCGACCTTTCCCGAAATGAGGAAGATGGCGGTTGATCCGATCGTGCATCCCTGTTCTAAACTGATTAACAACATCCTCCCCAGTACACGGCCACCAGCAGGTAAGCCCGGTCGAAAATCTTTCCGTCTTATGGGCTTTAGCAAGCTTAACCGCCTGAACATACTGACGGAGCCCTATCTTTCGTTGTAAGGCGGGCAAAGAGATGTATTGTTTCCTCATAATTCCTTATTATTCCTCATACACGGACGCCTTTGCCCGTAACGGGTATGTTTCCTTGTCTTCATATTTCGGATTAAGATTCGGCCAGCCCTGTTGACGGGCTTCTTCAAATTCTTCTCTGGTAAGAAGACGGGTCGGGTCAACTATACACATTAATCCGCTCTCTCCATCTTCACAGCATACACTATATCCTCTTACCAGCCGATAACCGGGATGTTGCGAAAGAACCCATGAATCATGCGGATCATCTGTTCCGATAATTTCCCCGTAAATAGTCGGTTGATGGAACGGATTTGTATCAATATAGCCTACAGGACATTCAATAATATAGCAATCTCCCGGCTGAAGGGCTGCTTGCCATTCTTGCGGAGAATTCTCTTCTCCGGTAATTCTGTTTTTAAAGACTAATTTGGTCTCATTCATCCGTTTTCTCCTGTTTTCGGGTTAGCGGGTATCCGGTGAGCGGTTCAAATCCTAACTCTTCGTAAATCCGTATTGCTACGTTTCCACTAACTGGGCCATCATGGTGAGCAAGGCAGTCCCATAATTGAAAATCAGAAATCCATCCTCCTTGATAGGCTGCCGTAATGTGGTCAATTGCGGCTTGATCGGGTTTCGGAATTTTAGCCCACCAGTCCCGATTTTCGATAGATTTCCGTATATAGTCACGGTCTCTATGTTGCCGGATTTCCCGTACCATAGAGATTAGCCACCTCGGATCAATCGAAATAGATAGAGGTTTGGTTTTATCCAGATCAAAACCCAACATACGGTGAAGACAAAGACCTTTTATCCCGCCTCTTTCAACTTCGTCCAATTCCTCATGAGTTAACGGGATGGTTTCAATAGAGGTCTTGTCTATATCGCTAACAATTCCCGATAATGTAAGAACCTCAAGGTTTTCATCTGATAATAGGTCAGCTATTTTCTGGCTTTCGTTCATTGTCTTTTACCTTTCTCAGGTCTTTAAGATGATAAGTAATTGCCCAGGCGATGTCATCTGTCTTCCGTCTACAGGCTGCCGTGTACTTCCAAAAACTGCCTTCCGGGTTCTGGTTCTTTGGATCGGCCCGAAGTGCATCCATTTTCGCCTGTAATTCCTCAATGGTATATCTGACATATAGGTCATAGGCACGGCTCACTTATTATCTTCCGGATTTGGTTTCGGAAATTCCGCCTCATGACGGGCGAAATATTCTAATACTTCAAATACGTTTGCCAAAAGTTGGGCAAACGAGAACCCGTGTTCCTCACGGGCGTTTTCCAACTCTGCTAATAAATCATCCTGAAACGTGTTGCCGAATGTACTCATAACCTCCCCCTTTTGACTGCCTAACAGTGGGTTTGAAAAAATTCTTGACATTTCTATACTAAAATAAAAATAAGTGTTAAAAATGTCAAGCTATTTTTTTTAAATTATTCTTCCGGGATGATAATAATACTGAATTTGACCGGATCAGTAGGACTTCGAGTTCCTTCAATCGGAGCAGAGGCGTCTTTAATTTGTCCCGTGAACAGGGATGCCTGTTTAACAGCGTCCTCAACGGTTTCGCACATTGCCAGAAAATCAATTCCCGTCTTTTCTTTTAACATGTCAAGCCCTTTTATATTCTTTTCCCGGTCATCGTAGCTCAGGAGAGCCCATATTTCTAAGGCTTCCGAAAACGTGAACTCCACTTCGCCTATCATAATGGGCTTATTCGGGATGTTCACAATCTCCTGGATTTGTGAAGAGCTACAGGCTCCCAGTAATAGGCAAAGTATCATGAAAAAGCAGATTTTCTTTAACGTTTCCATTTTATGACTCCTTATCTGTTATAACGGGGAAACAGGAATAATAGGCTCTCAACTTCTCCCGTCAGAAAAGAAAACAAGGGGAGAAGGGTAGGAATGGCGAAATTCCTTGCTCTGTAAGCAATGAACTCCGAGAAACGTCAAAAAAGTTCTTTGCCCTTCTCTCTTGCTTTTTCATCATTTTGATACTATAGGCAATACCAATAGTCAGGCGGAAGAAAAAACGTCTTAAAACGCAAATTTGAGCGCCTTAGAGCTATATTTTTTTCACGGTTTTCATGACCGCTGATTCCGCCCGTTATTAAAGCATTACGATTTTTTATGGAACCGACTTTGCCCGCAATTTCGACCAGGATACCGTTTCTTTTTCTGGCGTAACCTTCGTAAATGGGCTTTCCTGTTACTGAGAGATAAATTGACCTCTTCTTTTGGCATGATTATTCATTGACTAAACTCCCTGACATCGGGATAACTTCATAGTCTCTGTCATCCAGATCAGGATGTTTGCCTACTATAAATACTTGACATTATTTTCACAGTCTTATAAAATTACTACAGTTCATTGACAAGATAGATGGTTGAAATTTACAACCCTGAATTTCGTAAAATCTTGTAGGTCGTATGACAAGGACGAACGCGATAACCAAGCTCTTGTCAATATAACATGTTGTTTTACACAGTAGGACCGGAACAGCCCGAACCGATAACGCCTGTGGAGTTGGTAAAGTTCATGTCTTCGGACAGGTGGCCGACCATGAAGCAAGAAGCCTGAAACGTTAAGTTTAGGCAGTTCACAGACTACTATCATGGTTCCATAACCTCTCTCAATAAGTAATAAATCGGATCTTCACGCCGAAAATAGGCGTAATAACGACCTTTAAGGCGTCGGACCAACATTTTATCTTCCGTTTCTATGGTTCGTATATCCCCGGTATAAGGAGTTATGAGTGTCCCTCTTGTCAATTGAATTAAAGTTTCTTCGTTTTCTCCCAATTCTAAATAAAGGCCCCAAATGACCAGCATAAGGATATGACGGAACTCAACCCGATTTACGGCTGTAGACGGGTTACAATGTTTTGTCCGGTGCATGGCACAAAACATTTGAATAAATTGAGTCGGATTCATCCCTGGGAAGCCCTCTTTCTGGCATTCTTCTTGAGTCATTGCTTTTAAACGTTTTTTCTGGCTAGACAGGACTACAATTTGTCCGTATTTGGTCATCTTTTCGCCTTTTTTAAATCCCATACAACGGTTTGCTACGTTCAAAAGGTCACCCGATTGCAGAAACCACCAGCCTAACCGCCGTGTAACGGTCTTTATGACAATATGAGGAGGTAGTTTTGTTGCCAGATATTCCTGCCACATGGTCATCTGTGGAAGCGTTGCCATAAAAGACATGTTTCGTGCCATACGTTAATCCTCGGTTATTCTGCGATCCGGGTAATGACAAAAGTAACAAATCCGATGATACCTACAGCCCCTATTCCGGGGTTTATAAAGTACCCAACGACTCCGATAATGGTCAGAATTATTCCGACAATTTGTACTTTTTTGACTGTCTTCATTGCCGCTCTCCTTTCCCGTTAATGGCGTATATTTCGGGCGGTGACACTGAAATATCTACCACCATAAACGGCTTTTCTTTTTGTCGGGCGAAGTATGCAACCGCCCGACCTTTCGAGTCTTGTTGGAAAATGGTCGCTTTTTCATCTGATATTTCCTGATATTTTTTGATAGATGCCCGTATCCGGTTTTTATGCGGGCACCCGCCTTCTTTCGGCTCTATAAAGATGACAGTTAATGTTCCTTCTTCCATATCAAAATAACCGTTGTTGCCCTAATCTTTGTTCAAGGTATTTTTGCATAATCACAAAAGCCTCACTACGGAAGTTTTGATCAAGCTCTTTCTCGTTTTCGCCGTCTTCATTAGGATGCCAGGTCTCAGGATATGCCTTCTCTAAAATCATATCCCAGTCTTTGGGAGATACCTCTGCCAGTGAGGTATAGTCTTCTCCTACAAGTTTCCCGAAAAGAAAGCAACATTCTTCCTCTGAAGATGCCTGTACCTCTCTGCCTAACGCCCGTAATCGGGCTTGCTTACGCTTTGACAGGGGCTTCATCTGTGGAATGTTTCTTTTCTTGTGAAGAAAAGATGGCAATAAATGTTTCTACTGAGATACCAAGTCGGTTACAAACATCTTCCCGGTATTGATTCATAGCTTTCTGCCCGTCTTCTTGAGTTATAATGTGGATCTCCTTATTCCCGATTCTGACCTTTTGCGTAGGAATCCGCTTTTTTTCACTTTCAACCGTAGTACACCGGGCGCGGAATGTCCGAAATTTCATGCTTAGTCCAGCTTTCTCAAAAGCATCATGAAGGGTGCTGATGGTGTAATGTTGGTTAAAGAATCCTTCAATTAATTCTATATTCGCCGCGATAGATGGGCGTTCCGAGAAGTCAAACGTTTCCGGATCAATATGATCTTTTAATAGAGTCAGATATTTTTCCGCATCCTTCCGATTTAACACAGCAATTTTATCTTTTCCGATTTGTAGAACCCCAGTGGTCGGGAATATTGGTGGACGGTATGAAGTTACGCGGCTTCGTATCGTAGCAAGTGGAATATCCGTTTCACGTGTCACTTGTCTGATCCATTCTGTGACCGTAATAAATGTTTTCAATTTATTGGTAACATATTCTGGTATTATAAGTTCTGTCATATTTCCCTCCTAAGGGCCATCAAGACAATAGTTTCGGGTTGTTATGTCTAATATAAAAATATATAATGAAAATGTCAAGCTATTTTTTTATTAAAATTGTCCGCCTTGCGGGGAAGGGGTTTTGAGACGTGATCCTTAGAAATTTTTTACCATCTAAAACGTCCAAATTTCGATTCTAAGACGTTTTTATTTCCGCCTGACTATTGGTATTCCCATACATACCAAAATCCCGAAATCTTCCATGAACCGGGCAATTTATTTTTTCACGTTTTATCTCCGAACAGGGCTATAAAAGCGTTATATTTCGCCGCCCCTACCTTTCTTCCCTTGTTTTCTTTTCTGACGGGAGAACCTGGGAGCCTGTCATGATTAGATACCCGTAGAATACCCGATAAATACTCTCAAGTGGCAGTTGACAAAGCTTTACCCCGTCAAGATAGAGGAATGAGACTGTTTTTCCTTGCGTGAACCTGCCTCCGACCCGTTTTTCACGGCATTCGAGGTCTCCGGATCGAAAGTTCTGGCATAATATCCCCGGAGCGGTTATTTCGATTTCTCCCCGTTGTATACACTCGTTTAAAAACGTCCTTACTGTTCTCATAATTTAACACTCTGGCGCTCTGAGAGACGCCACACGCTGTTTTATAGACCCGTCCCCTATGAGTATAGGGGTTGGCATCCCCAAATGCTTAAAACGTTTATCTGTAAATGTCGGTTATCGTTTCTGCTTTCTCTTTGACCGTAAAACGGACAACACAGTGTTGGAAATGTTTCCCGTATGTCGATCTGTAACGCCTTAAAAATCGTTGAAAGTGCTGGTAATCCCGAAAATAAACTTCACTGGCGGTATCACTGATTTCAACGGGCCAATACTCGGAGTCAGGCTCTACCGTTACCCGTTGCTTCTTCTTTTTTTGCTTTTTTGAGGCTGTTGTCGGCTGAAAATTTAATGGTAATTGACACATAAAATTCCCTCTCTGGCTCTCTGAGAGACGCCACACGCTATTTTATAGGCCCATCCCCTATGAAGATACAGGCACGGCGTTCAAATCCTTAGAAACGAAATTTGAACGCCGACCTGAACTATGGAGGCTCAGGATACCCACAGATTGGCGATAACTGCGTTAACTGCTAAAAGTTGTTCCACTGAATTTATCGTAATTTCCCGGACTGCTTGGTAATTGAAATAAGTGTCAATGATAATGCCCGTATCTTCTTCAATTTCAGAGAAATCATAGTCATTTCGGGCACAGTGGGCTTTTACCCAGTCTCTCATAAGCTGGTCACTTGCTTCGGCAAGAAAGTCTGCTTGTAATTCAATATTCCGTTGTAACATCCACGCGGCCTGAGTATCTGTTGGGTCAATTGCGGCATAAAAAACACCTGACACAAAATTCCCTTGCCATGTCTCTGTCCCGTAGATCGGTCTCGGAGCATTACAAATAAACCAGCCTTTTGCAGCATACCGGAAGAATGCCTCAGAGAGGCGCTCTGTGATAACTCTTCTAATTCTTATTTTCATGTTATTCTCCTTAACATTAACACATGAATCCTGATACCGTATATCCGCATTTTTGACAAACGAGGCAAAAACTCCCGTGTTCGGCGGCTGTTTCAGGATCGGTTTCATCTATGAAGTCATGTTGACAACGCCAAATTTTAAACTCTTCCCATAAATAAGTGCAAATGAATTGTAAAGCTGAAGTATCAGGAAGCTCCACAATATCCCCCGTTATAGGTTCAACGTCTACATTCTAGTCATTACGATGTTTTGTAGCTTCAATGAACTCTTTTGCCCAAATGACGGGCTTAGGTGTTCTGAAAAAATGAGTTTTTCCCCAAACTGTCGTCATGATGTTTTGGTACGGGCTTTTTCTGCTTCCTGTGAATCTGATTTTTAAGTTTTTCATAATGTGACCTCCAAAAAAGTTAATGTCACTTGTAGTTAAGTTAAATACGGGCTTAGAAGGACATCATTGCTTCTTCTGCCCAGGTTGCAAAGTCGTTTAAAGTATACGTTCGGTTTCCTCTGCCTTGAAACTTGTTAAAAGCTGTTTTGGCTAATAATTGCGGGTCTTTATCGGTTGTTGCTTGCATAAATTCAATGGCTAGATTTTTAATACTTTTCCCACGTGTTTTGATATGAATATTTTTTTGTTCATCTAAAGAAAGTCCTTCGACCCGCTGTTGGGCTTTTTCGCCGTGTAACAATATATCGAATTTGCTATATTTGCGGGCTTCTTTGAATCCCCATTCCAGGATGAGATAATACATATTTTCGGGGCGTGGGACTGTGAAAATAACTTTATAAGTAATTCCGGCTTCCTGGGCTGCCCGTAAAAAGGCGCAACCTTTACCGCTTTCATGATCAGTGAAACGCTCTTTGACCGTCTTTTGGGTGTATCCGCCGTAATATTCCTTGCCTTTGAATTTTCTGCTTAACTTTGCTAAATAAAAACAGTCTTTATCATTCCCGAAGCCGTTGACGATCCGGGTTACTTTGCGTTTTTTGTTTGCTTTCTCTTTCTTTGTCATGCTGTGACCTCCTATTTGTAGTGGAAACAATGTTTGTAACGTCCTTACTACCATATAATCAAAAGATGAGAATGTCAATAGCCAAGTGCAAAAAAATTACGGAAAAATCAGGCGAAAACCTTGTTTTTACCGTGTATCGGGCGAAGATTTTTTAAAAAAATTTTTGATTAATTTCGATAAAGAGCGGTATAGTTGACATCCACAAAAAGTTTTGCTATACTCAGAAGGAATTGAAATTTCAATCCAACTAATCTCAAAAGGAGAACATACGTATGGATCCAGTTGATGCTAAATTCGGGATGACCGGCCCTTTTTCCGCCATAGCCAAAACTTACGGCTTTACCGGATTAAAAGTTCAGGCTGGTTGCGACCGCCCGGAATACTTTCATCGGAAGACTGATACCGTCCGGTGTGATTCAGAGTATTACAATTCTTGGGGAATTGAACGTCAAGCTGGCCCGTTCGGACGGGATAGTATCGCAGGGGTGAATTATAATGAAGGAGAAGAAGTCGGCTTTATGCATGAAGTTTGCCGAAATCCAGAAACAGTCCCGGCATTCGGGGAATTGCTTCTCAAAACGGATTATTTGATTCTTCCTTTCCTTAACATTACGTGTTCAGTTAACGGGAAAGGAGAGTTGCCATCTGGATATGATGAAGATACCAGAGGACAAGTGGTTAGCCCGTTTTCAATAGCTTCTTGTCGAGGCAGTTTTACACTAAATATTCCTGAAACGATCCAAAGAGACTGTTCTGAGGAATATCCGTTGACCGATTTCTGGACATGGACGGTCAATTTCGGAGTGGATGAAAAGTCTACAGACCCTGACGGGACGGATCATTTGATTACCCTCTCAACAGAAGCACAGGCGTTTATGGCGACGTTTTGCTCCTTGTCACGGGCAATTGTCATGAGTGAAAATGCTCCGCCCCGGCTGACAGAGACCATTACCAACTATCCAGATACCTAAAAATGGCTGAAGTAACAGACGTTCCAATCATTACGATTAAGATTTTAGCGTCCGAGCCTCGGGATGTCCGTAGAGATACCCTTGACGGATATGAAGTCGGACAGAGGCTCGGTGTGGTCACCCGAAAGCTGGTCTATGCCGATCTGGTTACGGAAGATGAAGTTGAAAACCTCATAGCAACCGAATTTCCTGGACCAGAAGGCGGGCAAGGAGCGTTCTATTTTGAATCCCGCTCCGGTCAAGACATCGTAGGACACTGTTATGACCGGAGCAACGTCTTATTGACGGGAAGCCGAAAAACCCCGTCAACTACGCCTGGGCTATAATTTATTCCTCGTTAGGAATGAACGTTTCTCCGAAAATTTCATAAGGCTCCGGGAATTCGTTTTCTAAAAGGTCAAATATTGCCTTAATCCCACTTTGGTAGATTTGGCAAGCCTGGTTTTCTTCATACTGGTTGCCAAAAATAAGAATGAAGTTCTTTCGATATTCTTTCCAGGTTTGGGGTTGTTTTCCTGAAACAAACGATGCCTTGCTGACCCGTTTCTTTCTCTCTTTTTCCGGTTCTTCTTCTCTCTGGTGATCTTTGGCAAGAGACAATTCATAACTTCCGGTTAGTTGAAGGAGCTTTAACATCTGGTCTTGTCCTCCCCGGCTTAAGGCGATATGCTGTATTTTTTCAATAACCTTGACCCGTGTTTCGTTTTTGGGATCGGGAAAACTGCCCTGGCTGTTCATAGATTTGAATTTGATCGGTACCACTTCCTTTAGCCATGCTTCCCGGTTTTGTTCAGTGACTATGGTTAACCGAAAATAGTCATCTTCGGAAAGCCCGTCATACTCGTTTTCTGGTAATCGCCGGTTCATCCGCTGCCAGAATTTTTTGAAAAAGTAAGTGGATTAATTTGTGATTTTGTTCAACGAATGTTAACATAATGTTCCTCCCGTTGTTTGGTTAAATTACTGTTGTTGGTTTAATAATGCTGCCGCTATATCCTTGGCCTGTTGAAAAAGCACCTGAGCCGTCCGTATAGCGGCATTTTGAGCGATTTCAATTTCAGGATAGTTCTCTGTGCCCCGGACTCCCCAAATCGAAAACGTCCAGTCTTTGCCTTTACCTGGGCGGTGAACTCGTAAAGAAAAAGAACCAAGACTTGCGCGGAATTCATGTTCATTTACCTGAAACCATCGTATTTCGGGGCGTTCCTCGATGTCCACAGAGATGTAACGAGTGTAGCCGCTTCCTGTCGGGCTTTTAGCGGCCTTGATGAGTCCTTTTTTGAGGAACGCCCGTAACGTAGCTTTTGTTAATCGTTCAGGCTCTATTTTTGTCTGTTTAAATTCCTCTAAAGGTGGGACTAATAACGGGACATTCTGCTTCCCGTAGTCTCTAATCTCCCATCCTTCTTGTAACTTATGATAAATCTTCCGGTGTGGTAATTTTAAGGTCATGTTTTTCTATAATCTCCGTAATTAAGGCATCTTTGGTTCTTGACTTATCGGGGGCATACGTCCTTTTTATTTCGTGACCGTGTTCTTTCAAAAATGCTTCTCCTTCAACCCGCCGTAAAGTCGTTTTCGGGTCAAATATCCATTCTGATGTAGCAATATCGGGATTTAACTTGAAGGCAATAATTGAGCCTTGCCGCGCCCATCGCTTAATTGCCCCACTTGTGTAGGTAATCCCCCGTTTTTTCAAGAGTTGATGGATTTTTGCCTCATTGAAAGAAATTGTCCTCAAAAAGAGAACGCCCGCCTCAGTAGAGGTTTCCGTTTCAAAGAACATTTGAAGAAGTCTTTTTAATTCTTCTAAGTTCACTACAAAAACGGGCCTCCCACACCCGTACACATTAAGATCGTTCCCGTGGGTTTCTTCACTCGTAACATCTTGTTCTGGAACGATTTCTCCGCAAAACGGGCAATACCAAAAAGATTTTTCTTCTATAGCTTTTCCTCGCTTGTTAGTTATTTCTAAGGATATGGAAACGCCGTCCCCTATACTTACAGAGGACGGCTCTGAAAAACTGCTTGTGGCGTCTCTCAGAGCGCCAGAGTGTTATGCTGGCGTACACTCCGGGACGTGTTCCACATCGTATTTCTCGGCTAATTCGTCTCCCAGTTCATACGCTTCCTTCCAATCATAGCATTTAAACGCTTCTAACTCTTCTTCTCTGTCCGTCATTAGGGTAACATACCAGATTGGACTTTCATCTCCATCCCAGCCTAAATCAGATTCAGGCCCATAACTGTGAATATAATCGGGTTTTTGCTCTTGTGGTTGGTTCATAGTGTGACCTCCTGAAAATTGTGAATGTGAATTGTTGTAACGTCTGTACTACCATATAATCAAATGATGAGAGTGTCAAGTCATTTTCTATAAAAATTACACAAATTCTTTTATAAAAACTTCGTTGCCCCGATTATAAGGCAATATCAGAGACTTTATGGAGAGTTTGAAGAGAGATTCGGTTTCCCAGTAAAGTTTTTTCTTGCATTAGGAGAAAAACCTTGACAAAAATAGAAACTTGTATTTATCTATTAAATGTGTTACAAAAAGCTTTCAAATATCGAATTTTCCCAACAAAAGGACAACGCGATGCCATTTCTCAATTGTTTGGTTGTTGCAGGTTTGTCTATAATAATGGTCTGGCCGAAAAGGTCAAGGTCTACGAAGAAACCGGAAAATCGGTATCGTGTCACGACCTGATTAAACGCTTGCCCGGTCTCAAGCGAGAATACTCCTGGCTGAAAGATGTCTATTCTCAGGCGTTACAAATGTCATTGCGGAACTTAGATAATGCCTTTACAAGGTTTTTTAAGAAACAAGGTGGATTTCCACATTTCAAATCCCGGAAAAATTATCATCAGTCTTGTCAATTCCCGCAAGGGGTCAAAGTGAACTTTGAACATAAAAATATTTATTTCCCTAAGATCGGTTATATTCGTCTAAAAATGCGAAGGAATACACGTACCTTTGTTGGTAAAATGAAAACCGTCACCTTGCGGCAGACCCCCTCTGGGAAATATTTTGTGTCAATTTTAGTAGAGACTGAGCAAAAAATCCCGGAGAAATTGCCGATTTGTCTTGAAACAACTGTTGGACTAGACATGGGTATTAAAGTTTTTGCTACACTATCATCCGGTGAAACGATTGAACACCCTAAAACGCTCAAAAGGTCGTTGAAAAAATTGAAACGGTTACAACAACAACTCTCTCGAAAGCAGAAAGGCAGTCGCAACCGGGACAAAGCCAGGAAACGATTGGCAAAATTACATG